ATGGGCACCAGAGCTGATTTCTACGTCGGGCGCGGCCCCGAAGCCGAATGGCTGGGAAGCATCGCCTGGGACGGCTACGACGTCCCACTGGCGCTCCGAGAGGCCCAGACCGAAGCGGATTTCCGCCTGCAGGTCGACGCCTTCCTCAAGACCCGAGACGATGCGACCTGGCCGGCCGAGGGCTGGCCCTGGCCGTGGGATACGAGCGAACTCACCGATTGCGCGTACGCCTTCGACACCAACGCGGTGTTCGAGGAGTACGCCGGTTACTGGTTCTCGGCGCTCAGCGACAACAATGAGCGCGAGGTCATGCTCGAGCGCGGCCCCGCCGACCTGGTGCGCTGCACCTGGCCGGACATGGCGGCCCGCAAGAAGGTGAAGCTCGGCGGTCCAGGCTCCGGAATCATCCTGATTTCCGGCTGACCGCATCTTCTGAACCTGCGCCCCCGCCCCTGTGGCGGGGGCTCCCTCGACCCCACACCGCGTGGGGCCTGACGAGCCGGCCAGACGCCGGCGAAAGGGAAACACCCCATGTACACGAACCAGTATCCTTTGAGCGTCGTCCGAGGAGGGAACGTCCTGTCTCGGCATCGCAACCTGGATGCTGCGAGGGCCTCCCTCGCGCGCGCCGCCCGCGCCAGCAAGGGTATCCAGATCGATCTGTTCGACCGGGGCAAGCACCTCGAGTGCGTGATGATCATCCCCGCCTCGGCTGAGAAAGGGGTCGGTCAATGATCATCACCGCCGATGACTATCGCCTCTACGCAGAAACCAAGATCTGGTACCTCGCCCCGGGCGGCACCAAGCTAGGCCTGGCGCTGGGCAGCAACGGCGAGGAGCACATCAACATCCTCACCCAGGGGATCAAGAACAAGTGGTCCGCAAGAACCACGGTGATCAAGCGCGATCGCGTGTTCTTCGATCGCAAGCTCGCCCGGGCGGCTTGGCGTCGCAGCCAGTTCAACCCGCGCAATCGGGATGAACTGAACGCGCGGAAGGCCAAGGCCGACCGCGTCGACGGCATGGACCGCGACGACCTGGGCGAGAGCCCAGATTTCTGATCCGAAACCGCCCCCCTGGGTTTTGACTCGGGGGGAGCGGTCGGGGAATCATCCCCATGAAGAGGAGCTATCCGATGAAGTTCCAAAAACGCGTCGGCCTGACCCCGCGGCAGCGGCTCGCCCGCCTCCGCGAGGTCATCGCCGATACCCCGGCCGAGACGATCGAGATGGCCAAATGGAGGTCCGTGTGCGGCACCACCGCGTGCATCGCAGGACACGGTGCCATGGATCCCGTCCTCCAGGCCGAGGGACTGAATCTATTGCCGCTCACGGGGAGCCTCAGCATCCATGGGCTGTTCCACAACAGACCGCAGGAACTGGCCAAGTTCTTCGGTATCAATGATCCCAGGATGGTGACTGCTTTGTTTTACGACCTCATTGCTCCGGCAGGGGAAGAAACCAAGGCTCGGCAGCTGGCCCTGATGGACCAGCTCCTGGAAGAGCGTGTCGAAGCCTGATCCGAAACCGCCCTGGCCCATGGCCGGGGCGCGTCGGCCACCAATCAAGGTGGCGCTGAAGAGGATCAACCTGATGAGCACAGCTTTCGAACTGTTCCAGCTCATTCGCGATGCCACGCCCGAGAAAATCAACCAGCACATCCTGAAGGAGGCCGTGCACAGGCACTACCGCGCCGCGCTCTGGGAAAACCCAGATGGCAGCTTCGATCTGAACATCCGCCGCCTCTCCACCGAAATCTGGATCGGGGAGGTCTCTCCCGAACCATTCGCGCTGGGGGGCAGCAACCGCGGCCTGGTCGCGATCTACATGCAGGCCCTTGCCTTCGGCCATCAGGCCGCCGAGATCCAGAAGCTGGCGGATCGCGCCTATGAATTTCTGGGCCGCACCGATGGCCACGGCGTGCTCCACGTCAAGAACGTGAAGCCCAGCCTGACCTATGAGCCGAACAGTCCCTGATCCGAAACGCCCGTCCGGGTTGTCCGGGCGGTGCGTCTGCCCAATGGGCACTGACGAGCGACACCCGGCTCTGATAGGCTGCGACCCCTCACAGGGGGAGGGCCAAGCATGTCCGGATGGGTGCTGATATTCTGGATCTGGAGCAGCCCGGGCGTGGTTGCCAATCCACCGACGGTTCCGCCGACGGTCATGACCGCGGTCTATGCCTCATTGGAGGCATGCCAGACCGCTGGCGAAGCCACGCGGCGGCTGATTTACCAAACCCAGTCCAGGGGCGCGAGCTTCGCCTGCTCATCGCAGACGACGGGCGAAACCATCCGCGTCCTGCCGCCCGCCCCGTAGCCGCGGGCGCCCTTCCCCGCCCATCGGCGGGGCTGAAGAGCCGGCCAGCACGCCGGCGAAAGGGAAAGCCATGAGCTGGATCTTCGGATTGCAGACTCAGCCGCTCGGCAAAGGCGTCGACCACACCGAGGCCTTTGCCTGGTTCCTGCTCGACAGCGACTGGGAAGTCGCCGTGCGCGAAGCGGTGGCCATTTGCTCCAACTACCTGCCAGAGGGCGAGTTCATGAAGGAACCTGAGTCCTCCATGAGCGACGACGCGATCACCGAAGTCGTCGGCCAGTGCGATCGAGCCTATGTTCATGGCTTCGTGCTGGCGGCACCCGGCTCGATCCCGAAATCAGCCTGACCGAAACACCCCTGCCCATCGTCGGGCAGGGCGTGTCTGCCGGCATCGTCGCCGGCCTGAAGAAGTCAACCACATGTCCACCTTCACCGACTTCGGGAGCGGTCCTTCGTATGAGGAGGGCGCCGCCACCGGCATCACCGAGAACGCAGGCGATTGCAATCGCCTGGAATGCCGCGCCTTCATGCTGGCCATCGAGCGCGTCTATGGCGCGCCGCCCGTGGGCCTGACCATGAAGATCCGCGGCAACCCGCACGAGTTCGGCACCTACTACGAGGTCCGGGCCTACTACCAGTCCGACGATCCTGCGGCAGTCGCCTGGGCCTTCGCCGTCGAAAACGGTAATCGGCTCCGAAGCTGGGCCGACGCAGGCATGCAGGCCCCGGTGGTCTACAACGACCGGCACCAGTCGATCGTGATCCGTCACGACGAGAGCGAATGGATCACCGGCCCGGTGCCCGTGTCCGCCTGACCGAAAGCGCCCCGTCGCATCGCGGCGGGGACGCTCGGCCGGCACCATCGCCGGCGCTGACGAGGTCAACCACAATGGACGACCCCTACACGCCGCTGCACCTGCAGCGCTGGGAGGATTATGACCAGGAGTGGCCCGCCCGTTACGTGGGCACCCAATGGGACGGCTGGTACCGCTTCTTCGGTCGCAACCGCGACAGCGGCCCGCTCGAGCTCTCCAACTTCGATGCCGCACTCAGCGCCATCGGAGGCGAGAGCGACGGCGTGGTCGTCACCCACTGCACGCACGCGCTGTGCGGTTGGGTCGAGGTCATCATGATCAAGGCCGACGCCCATGAGCTGCTGGAACGGGCCGACGCGATCGTGGAGCGCTACCACGACTACCCGGTGCTCGATGAGCCCGACTACACCGAGCGCGAGCACCTCCAGTGCCAGGATTTCTGGAACGGCTCCGACCCCCGGAGCCGGATCTATATCCTGCGCCAGTCGAGCGCGCCCGCGTGCCTGGCCCTGCTCGAGTATGGAGACATGCTCAGACAGGACACGGGCGAGGTCTATGATCGCGTGCGCGGCCACTGCCTCGACTGATCCGAAACCGGCCCCCTGAGCTTTGACTCAGGGGGAACGGTCGGGGAATCATCCCCATGAAGAGGAGCTATCCGATGACAGTACTTGATCTAAGTCGAGCCTACTACGTCAGTTTCGAACCCTTTTCCGGCACCTGGTCTGTCCAGGTCCCACGCGCCGCAGCCGATCAGGAAACCCTGAGAACCGTCTGCGAGGGTTGGCGCTATTTTCCCACCGATCACACAGGTGACACCGTGTGGCAAAGAGTCGCGCAGCACTCGCTCCACGTCAGCACAAAAAAATTGGGAGAACAGATGGCCGCCCAGCACGTGCTTGCCATCGTCGAGAAACTCGATGCCATGGGCCTGACCATGTACGGCTCAACGCGGGGGCTTGCGACCTATGAGTCTTTGAAGCAACTCGGCGTGCTGCCCCTGAAGGAATGACGAAAGCCCACCGGGAAGATCCCGGTGCGGCTCTGCCGGCCATCATCGACCGGCGCTGAGGAGAAACCGATGAACACAGAGCCCGTCATCCTGCTGACGAAGCGCCTGCTCGACCTCGATGCCCATATCCACAGTGAAATGGCCGCCAGACGCGGGCATGCTCCAGGCATGGATAACGCCCGACGCCATCGCTTCGAGGAAACTCAAGCGGTGGTCGCGCGGCTCATCGATCAGCCGTGGCAAGCGCCCACACCGTGGGACCACGACGATGCAGAATGGATCATCAGCGGACTGCTCTTGATCAACGAGGCGCTGCGATACGGGTGGAACGGAGGTTTCGACCTGTTACATCCCGTCGCCATTGGCGCCAGGGCGATCTTACCAGACAGGGTGGGACGTCTGCTGGTTGCGCGGTACATTGGCGACAGCTGGGTTTTCGACACGCTCGTCGAAGAGCCCCACCCGGATATGGTGCATGTTCCGACCCTGGTGGTTCACAATCACCGTTATCGGATCAGCCGCCCCGGCTCATGGCACCCGGGAGAGCCGACCGTCCGGACCGAACATACGGCGCCGACCATCGCCAATGTGCTGTGCAATGCCGCGATCAACAGCAGCTCCTGAAACGCAAAAAAGGCCCCCGAGGGATCACTCCCCCGGGGGCCTTTCGTGCGTCTGTGGCTCAGGCTGCGTCCATCAGCTCCTTGGGCACCCAGAGCCGCACCAGAGTGTCGCCCTCGACCATGCCGTGGATCAGCCCGTCGGTGCCGCCCAGCACCCGCACACGCGGATCCGCGTGGTGCACGTGGAAAGCCTGATCGCCCACCGTCCAGAAGAGGTAGCCCTCGCGAACACGCACACCAGGAATGGCCGGATCGCTCTCCCAGGTTGGGGCCGGGGGCTCGCCCCCCTGTTCGCTCACGGCTTTGGCGGCGGAGGTGTGGGCGGCGCGTCCTTCGACAAGGCCAGGCCAAGGCCTGCGGCGGCCATGCCGAGCGCCGTCAGCGATTCCCAGAGCTCGGGCTTGATCAGGATGCCCAGGCCGGCAGCGGCCGCGGCCAGCCCGGCCCAGGTGTTCTTCTCGGCCAGGCGGGCCAGGATGTAGGAGATCCCGCGGTTCATGGCGTCACCTGCACGGGCTGGTCGCTCTCCCAGCAGAGGGCGCTCATCTTGCCCAGATGCTCGGCCTGGCGCGCCCGGTCGGTGATCAGCGCCCTGGTGGCGAGCGTCGCCGCGCAGAAGGCCCGCGCACCATCGGCGAGCAGGGTGACCGCGCGCTCGGCCTCGCTCGCATCCTTTGGCACCGTCGTACACGCCGATAGGCTCAGCGCCGCCGCGGCGGCGAGTGGTACACGCATTTCATTTCTCCTCAGGAGTTTGTGTCAGCCAAAAACCATGGCGGAGATCAGGTAGGATTCTCCGCCACCGCCACCACCGCTTGGAAAGTCCCAGGCGCCAATCGCCGGCGGGTTCGGTCGAGTCTGGTTGATAATGTCGGTCGTGGGCGCATCGGCGTTGGCGCCGTTGCCGTCCAGGCTGCCGCTGGTCACGGCCCGGAAATCTTCCGAGCCGCTGGTGATGACCTGGAACTGGCTTGCGTAGGTCAGGCTCGCCTGGTTGCCGCTGCCGAAGCTGATCGACCCGTCGCTGGCGTTGTTGTTGCCGCTGATGGTGCCGGCGAAGTTTGTGGAGAACCCAAAGACCGCGCAGTTCTTGATCACCGTCGTCGCATACACGCGATTGATGCCCGTGGTCGCGGCCGCTGCCGACCTGACGATCGTGCAGTTCTTCATCGTCAGCGAGCCCAGGCTGGAATCGACGCCAGGGTTCGCGCCGTTGTGCAGGATCAGCGTGGACCGGATTTCGCCCGTCGCGTTCCAGCTGACCCCGCGCCCCCCGACCCCCTGGATGATACAGCGCTCGACGATGACGCCCGTGTTGGAGCTGCCGTCACCGTTGGTCCAGAGCACCGACAGGTACGCGGTGTCCTTCTTCAGCTGCATCCCATAGATCTCGAAGCGCGGGATGCTCGCCTTGATCACCGAGTCGACGCCGGAGGTGATCCGGATGCCGACACCATTCGATGCGTTGTACCGCAGCGCATTGGTCGCGGCGCTCGCGTGGTCGGCAAAGCCCTGGCCCGAGGCGGGACGCAGGATGACCTTCTGGCTGCCCGTGTTGTCGATGTCGCTGTCGAACACCAGCTCGGCCGAGGTGACGAACTCGGAGTCGTTGTAGCACTCGCCGATCTCGTCGCCGCTGAAGGTCAGTGCCTCCAAATAGGTGATCCACGCGGCAACCGTCGAATAGTCGCGGCCTCCGCCACTGCCGATCGTCTTGGTCGCCATCAGCTTCGCCCCGTGAAGTGCAGCGGATCGACCGGCGCTTCCTTGCGCACCAGGGCGTGCCTCAGCTGGTCCCAGGTGCGGTGGAACAGGCCGTCGGTGCCGCGCAGGCCGAGGCGGCCCAGATCGATGGACCAGGCGCGCTTCAGCGCCAGGGCGCCGCCCCTCTCGTCGGCGCCGATGCTGGCGCAGTAGGGCGTCAGTTCGCGGGCCGAGACGCCCGACACATGAAGGCAGACGAACAGGTTGCTGCCCAGCTCGGCCTGGCTGAATGCGTGCGCATCGTCGAGTGCGTCCAGCAGGTCGCCGGGACGCAGCGCCGTCGGGCTGCCGACCTTGAACGGCGCGGGACCGCGCACCAGCAGCTTAGCCACCGAAGGTCTCCCGCGCCTTCGCCATCGCCCGTGCCAGCCAGTCGGGAACGGGCCCGCCCTTGACCATGGAAGATTCGATCTTGGGATCGGCAAGCCACATGGGGCGACCGTCCGCGCCGGGCTGCCAGCAGGGGAACGCGCAGGTGAACCTCGTGTCGGGCTCGACCGCGACGACGCCGTGCCAGACGTGCGCCTCGACAACGGGGAGCGAGCCGGCGGCCACGATGCGATCAATGATCTCGCCGCGGTCGTCCTTCACCAGCAGGCGCAGCGGCACGGTGCTGAAGATGACGTGGGCATACTCGTGCGGATGCAGCGGCACGCCATCGCCCACGTTCGGCAGATGGTTTTCGTGCGCGTGGAAGCCGCCGCGCGTGAAGGTCCTGAGAAGCTCTCGGCTCATGTCAGCACGCTCGATGTCCGGTCGTTCATTGGGTTGGCAAACGTTGAAAACGAATCCAGGGCGATCAGCCTCGCCGCCTCGGTCTGGATCGTACTGAACCCCGACAGGCCCATGGCCACGGCCATCGAGTAGGCCGAGAAGCCCACCTGCTGATACTGGTTATCGCCAGCGTAGGTCAGGCCGTAAGTGTTCGGCTGCGACCCCAGCAGCCGAGCGTTGACGAAGCCGACGCTGGTGCTGGTGATGTCGATCGCCGTGCCGCCCGCCGTGGTCGCCACGCGAAACGTTTTGTTCGACCCCACCCCAGGATCACTGACATCGCGCGCATACAGGCTTTGGAAGGCGGTCGGACCCGCGCCGGATCCCGTGATCAGGATCCGATCGCCGTCGGCCATGTTGAACTGTGCCGGCGGGTCCACCGTGATCGTGTTGCCGCTCACATCGACCGACAGCAGGTCCAGCAGGTAGTGCACCTGGTTGATGTTGGTGACCAGCGCGTAGATCTCCGCCGTCGAGATCAGGACCTGGTAGACGAACCAGTGGAACAGCCCCACGTCGGCATGCACCGCCGCCGGCAGCTTGCCCAGGAACTCGCCGAAGGTTTTGGCGCCCGCGTACTTGGTCAGCCCGTACGTCGCGGACACCGCCTCGATCATGTAGTCGGTGTTCCACGGCGCCAGATAGGTCTTGATGTTGCCGGCGTTCGCGCCCCCCTGCTCGATGATGTAGGGCATCAGGCCGTTGTTCTGCTGGAAGGTCGGCAGCGCGGTGACGCGCGCGTTCGCCTCGTCGTAGGTGACCTTCAGGCAGTCCTGCAGATAGGTGTGCAGCCCCGCGGCATCCCAGTGCGCGACGCTGATCATGCCGGCGGCGTGGCCCATGTTGGCCATCGCCCAGGCATCCTCGCGCACCTGGTAGGGATCGAAGATCTGGTAGCCGTAGCGGCTGGCGCTGGCGTTGTTCCTGCTGCTGTTCAGCTCGCGCGACAGGATCGTGTAGTTGGCGGTCTCGACCAGCAGGTCGAAGTACTGCGGCTCGCCCGTGATGCCGGCCGCATACATCACCGGCCCGCCGCCCCAGTGATTGAAGCCCTCGGCGAGGATGACCCCGGTGGAGTCGCCAGTAGGCATGGTGAAGCCCGTGCTCTGGCCCGGGGAGCCGTTCCAGCGGATCGAGGTCGCCACCGCGGTTCCCATGCCCGTGTAGGGCGTACCGCTGGCAGCGTTCAGCACCGGGACCGTGCCGGTGCCGCTGTTGCGCACGCAGATCGTCGCGTGCCCCAGGCTCAGGCCCGCGACGCGCACGGTCTGCTCCTGCGTCGCGGTCTGCAGCTGGAAGTGCGTGGCCGCCCATTGCGGCTGCACAGCGATCTGGGGGTGCGCCCCCGTGTCGCCGAATCGGGAGCGCAGCGGGCCCTTGCCGTTCGGGACGTAGCTGTGGGTGGCGAACGCCGTGGGCGTGTGGTCCACCCGCCAGGTCGGGATGCACTTCGTCGATTTCAGGTAGGCCTTCGGGAACACCCAGCGGCAGGTGTTCTCGGTCGAGACCGACCCGCCGCCCTGGGCGAACTGGTACTTGCCCTCGCCAGTGGCGGTGAAGACGCTGGCGAAGTGCACGACTTCGATGTGCGGGGTGAAGGTGTGGGTGCCCGACCCGGCCGAGGAGGGTGTGATGACGTTGAAGTCGCCGACTGAATCGCTTGCAATGGGATAGAGTTGGACCGTGTTGGTGCCGGTCACGCGCAGGTAATAGTCGGTGCCTGTGCTCAGCCCGCCAGGCAGGGTGCCCGTCGTGGTCATGCGGCCGGCCATGCCAGTCTCGAGGCCGTGGCCGGTCATGGTGACCGTAACGCTGCCGCCGCTGGCGGTGAAAGTCTTGGCGCTGCCGGAGGTGAGCGTCGCGATCGTCGAGGCGCCGTCCTTCACCACCAGCGAGGCGAAGCTGCGCTTGACCTTCGACGGGCTGTCCACGTTGAGAAACGGCGGAACGATGCGCGACAGCAGGCGGAAATGCGCCAGCGTGCCGCTGTCGTTGGCCAGCACCTGCACGTAGTCATACGAGTGCAGCTGGCCGTGCGCGACGTTGCCGCTGTCGCGCAGCTGCGTCCGCACGCGGTACACCGGCCCCGCCTCGCCGTTCATGATCAGCAGGACGCTGTCGTTGTCGCTGATCCCCCGGTCGACGCTCGCGGTCCATGTGCCGGTCAGGTTCGTGATTCCGGTGATCTCGGTCTTGAAATCGCGGCCGGTGATGGTGGTCAGGTCCAGCCCAGAGGTCACTGGCGCCGCGCCGCCGCCCCAGACCTCCACGTCCTTGGTGGCGCTGCCCGCGATGCTGGGGGCGATCAGGATGAAGCTGATGTGCTGGGCGCTGCCATCGGGCCAGCGCGCATTCACGCGCCAGGTGGCCTTGCGCGTGGTGCCGTCGATCTTCCACTGCGGGTGCTGGCCGCTGGGCAGGTCGCCCTCGCGCAGCCAGATGCCGGCCATGTGCGTGGGCGCCGCAGCCTGGGTGCTGCCGCTGGTGTTCACCAGCTGCAGCGTCGCGATCAGGCCGCCCGCGCCACCGAAGTCGGGCACCGCCTGTCGGGCCGCGCCCGCTCCCCGCGTGCGAAGCCTGGTCCCGTAGGTGCGCGCGACCGGCATCTCAGTTACCGGTCCTGACACCCTCGGCGACGAGCGCGATGCCCGTCAGCGATGACGCCGAGGTCACCACAACATCCCAGTAGGCGCCATCGCCGCTGGTGCCCGTGGAGGCCGTGTCGCCAGCCGTGCTGGTCAGTGCCACCGCCGAGCCGAAGCCGTTCACGGCCGTGCCGTTCTTGCGCACCTGGATGCTGGCGGTGCCGCCGACGGTGCGGCACTTCCAGTTCACCCAGTTGACCGGGAGGTCGCCCTCCAGGCCCAGCGCATAGGTACCGTTCGCCGTGATCGGCAGGGTCAGGCGCCACTCGGGCTTCTGTGTGCGGGCCTCGAAGGCCGTGCCGGCGTTGTTCAGCACCATCACCTGGTTGGCCGCAAGAGTCAGGCTGCCGGGGATGGCCGTGCGCCAGTAGGGATCGGCCGTGCCCTCATAGGTGATCCAGCAGCCCTCACCGGGGTAGAGCACGAAGCTGTCGTTGCCCGCGGTGTTGAACCCATCCGTGCCGGCACTGACGGTCCAGGCGGCGCTGCCGATGTTCTCGACCAGCAGGCGGTCGAGCGCCGTGAAGCTCGTACGCACCAACGTCGCGGTCTGGCCAGCGCTGGCGGTGTTCAGGTAGACCACGCCGTTCCTGTCGCTGTTGGTGATGTTGCCCGTGGCGGTCACCACCCGCAGGCTGGCGAAGCCCGCGGCGCCACCGCCGCTGGCAGCCTGGAAGGTCGGCAGCGCGCCCGCGCCGTTCGAGGTCAGGACCTGGCCGCTGGTGCCCAGGCCGGCGACGCTCTGCAGCGCGCCCGTGGTTGTGGTGCCACCGCACAGCACGGCATAGGCCGTCGTCGCCGAAAGGCCGGTGCCGCCATCGGAGACAGGCACGTCGGTGCCACCGGCCCGGTAGAGCACGTTGCCCTCGACGGACACGTTGCCCGCGCTTGACCGCGCCAGGGTCGTGTCCGTGGCGGCGCCCAGCTCGATGGTCGCGAACTGCGGATTGTCGGCAGTCCCCAGTCCCAGGGTGGTTCGCTGGGCCGCCGCGTCGGCGTCGTCGACCAGCGCGCGCGCCGCGGCGGTGAAGGTCGCGAGCGCCGCGGTGCCGCTCCCGGTGAAGTAGGGAAGGCGGTCGGCCGCGCTGGTCAGGCCCGCGATCGCCGTGATCTCCGCATCCAGGGAGAGGACCTCGAGCGAAGTCTCCAGCGACTGGAGCGCCGCCTTGATCGTCACGTTGTCCGCGATGGTCGTGCCCGTGAAGGTGCCCAGGTTGACCGCGCCGTCGGCGACACCAGAGAGCGTCACCAGATCGTCGATTGAGAGGTCGGCCTTGGTCTGCACGATCGTGCGGTGCGCGTAGTCACCCGCGCCGGTGGCGCCGACGAAGCCGGCGGAACCGGCCTGCACGAAACTCGAGAACGGCAGGTCACCCGTGAGCGACCCCACAGGCAGCGCCGTGCAGTTCGACAGGTTGCCAGACCCGGGGGTCCCCAGCACCGGGGCCGTGAAGGTCTTGTTCGTCAGCGTCTGCGTCGCCGTCAGGGTCACGACCGTATCGCCCTCGACCGAGATGACGCCCGCACTCACGCGCGCGATCGTCGTGTCCGTGGCGGCGCCGATGTTGATGGCCGCGAACTGCGGGCTGTCGGTCGTCTTCAGCCCCGTGATGTCGGCCTGTAGCGCGAGCGCCAGGATGTCGGCGATGCTCTCGCGCCCGTCCGCGGTGCCGTTGTCGCCCCAGAATTCGGAAGCGCGGGTCAGGACAACAGGATCGAGAAGCGGAATCGTCTTGTTGGCCATGGATCAGCTCCTCTCGACCATCTGGTCGCCCCCGCGCGTGGTCAGGTTGTCGCCCGCCCTGGTCACGAGCAGGTCGACCGCCGGCGGTGGCGGCGGCGCCCCGGGCTTGCCCGCCGTGACCAGGCTGAGCTGCAATCCCATCATTGTGTGATCTCCACCTAAACCGAGACGGGCCGGCCCTCGAAGAACAGGACCTTGCCACCGGAAACCTTGGTCATTGCCTTGCCCGTCTTGGTCGGCACCCGCACGGCATCGATGATCTGCTGGCTCACCGTGGCCCGCCATCCGGTGCCGCTGTTCGCGAGCGCGCCCAGCGAGTAGCCCGACTCGTCGAAGGCCCAGAAGCAGATCGGGATGCCCTTCTGTCGCGCCGCCTTGGCGGCCCAGCCCAGGCGCTGGGCCTTGAGCACCACGTCGGCCAGGATCCAGCCGTGCTCGCCGATGATGACCCGCACACCGTGCCGCAGCTGCTGCTCGTTGATGCGCGAGATCACCGTCTGATACTCGCTCTCGACGGTGAGCCCGAAATTCCATGATCCCTGGTTCGAGGGGTAGAAGTGTGCGGTCGCCATCGTGTTGCGATCGCCGCTCAACGGGTGGGCGAAGTCGCGCAGCCCATAGGCGGCGTTGTAGGCCGGGTAGCCGTAGATCAGCGTGTGATCGGGCATGAGCGCCCGGAGCGCCGCGTGTTGGGTGCGCACGAACGGCAGGTAGTCGAGCCAGCGCTGCGCCTGCTCTGTCGGATTGTTGTCGGTGTAGAGCCACACGGGCTCGTTCTCGGTGCTGAAGGCGACCTTACTCGCCGGCCAGGCCTTGGCCGCCAGGTAGGCGTAGCCGGCGTTCTCGATCTCGTGGACGATGGATTCGCCCCAGCGCACCACCCGGTCGCGGAGGTTGGAATGCTGCCCCCCCCAGTAGAAGGCCAGGCCGGCGGCAAGCATGGCATCGACCTGGCCGACCATCGTGCCAAACGGATAGCGCGCGATCGACGTGCCCTGGCGCCAGAAGTTTCGGTGCAGCATCCAGGTGCCGGCCGTGACGCTCAGCACCCCCAGGTCAGCGCGCGCCGACCCCGTGTTGATGATGATCACGTCGTTGACCGAGCTGTCGATCGTGAGCGTGATGTCCGTGTTCGCTGGTAGCGTGTACCCGTCATACGAGATCGGCTGGTTCAGCCTGATCACCTCGCCGGCCTTGTGGATGTAGCTGCCGCCATCGAGCTGCAGCACGATCCGCTCTGGCGTCGAGACGTTGGTGCTGCGCCGGACCGAGACGACCTTCCACTCGCAGAAGTTCACCGAGGTCTTGTAGGCGTCATAGAGGCCAGTGCTTTCGGGCGACCACAGGTAGTGGGTGCCCCGGACGAAGTCGACGCCCTGGGCCTTCAGGAGCGACCAGGCATCGGACGCATAGCCGCGCGACCAGAGCTTCTCGCGGTCGAACTGGATGCCCAGGAATCCGGGCTTCCACTGGGGTGCGTCGTAGGGCACCTCAGTTGATGCTCAGGATGAGCTGGCCGGCCGCCAGCTGCGGCGCCGGGTCGGCATTGTTGATCTGCAGCGGAGCCTCGGTCGGGCCGTGCCAGATCATGTTGCCGCCCGAAGAGGCATCGAACACGGCGATGTGGGTCGCGATCCCCCAGTCGGCCGTCGGGCTCGGAAACACCAGGGCTGCGGTGTTGCTCGCCTGGCTGCCGACCAGGGTGAAGCTGCCCGAGGCGCGAGCATATCCGCCGCCCGTGAATTCGGTGAACCCGGTGTCTGAGCTGCCGGTGCCCAGCGCCGCGTAGCGGGTGCCGGTCATCAGGGTGCTCATGCACAGGGCTTCGGCGTAGTCGGATAGGGCTGACACGTCAGGATCTCCGTCGCGCAATGGGATTGCGTGCGTGGCCATCACCGGCATCGGCACATAGGGGCTGGCGATGTCCGCGAAATCGGCGGCCACGCTCAGCACGGCGCCGGGGCTGGCGTCTTCGTAGAGCAGGCAGAGCTTGCGCTCGGCCGGGGTGGTGCCGAGCTCGCCGACGCGCACATAATCCAGCAGCTCGGCATCGAAATAGAGGTATGCCTCCGGCGGCATGGGCGCCGACATCGTACACGTGATCTCGGCGATCCCCTGTGCGGCCCTGGTGTTGTCGATGCTGAGCGCCGTCGGCGTCAGCACCACCGGCCCCAGGGTTTCACCCGCGTTCTGACCGATGATGTTGGCGCTGATCTGCACGGGAATCGCGAGCGGCGTCTCGGTCTTCAGCACCGAGCCGGGCGTGATGAAGAAGCGGGCCTTGAAGCTCGTGTCGTTGATCTTCCAGGCCGCGGTGCAGCGTGGGTGGCCCATGGTGCTCTCGACCGTGCCGCCGGCCCAGCGCGCGATCTCGTGGCCCATCTCCTTGCCCAGCCGGCGCGAGCCCGAGACCCCCTGGTGGGTGAAGTCCCCAGGGGTTCCCAGCGGGTTGTTGGAGGCGGCGTTGGCGGTCGTGCGGCTGCTGCGCCAGATGCCAGGCTGGGTCAGGATGCGGAAGCGGTTGATCCGGTCCGAGGCGCTGACCAGTGGGTGCTTCTCGACCCCGGCGATGGCGTTGATGAACCGGCGCGCGTCGGTGATGTTGTCGGGATCGACCGAGGCGTTGCGCTCCCCGATATGGCAGTAGCCCCACATCCAGGGGAGCGCCCCCAGCAGCGCGGTCATCTTGGTCTCGAACTTCTTCATCGCCGCGATGTATCGGGCGCCGTAGGTCGGGGTCAGGAGGTTGTTTTTCCAGTCCTGGGTCTGAACGACGTGGTTGACCGCCACCTTGGTCGTGTCCGGGTTGGCAGAGACGAGGTTGCTGACCACGGTGAAGAAGTCCGTGGCGTTGACCGTGAAGCCCGCGTCGCCGGCCGTCTCAGGCACCACCCAGTCGTCGAGGAAGCTCGTGTTGGCCGCGCCGCTGTTGCCGACCACGACCGACCAGCCGGTCATGCGGGCGACCAGCGCGTCATACATCTTGGTGTTGCCCGTCGGGGGCGAGGCCGCCTGGCCGATCTCGACGGTCTCGTTGCCCAGGTAGAAGAAGCGGAGCTGGCTCTGGCCGTGGTTCAGAACGAGAAGCTTGGGCATGCCTGCGCCTCAGACCGTGATGGTGACGTTGGCGGCCGTGGCCATGACGCCTCGAACGGCCGCCAGGTCGCCGTCGCTCAGGCGGCCCGCGAAGATCGCGCTGGCCACAAGGTACTGGCGCGGTGTCACCGACCCGGTGTTCCGCCAGGCCCCGCCGAGCACGATGTTCAGCCCCCCGGTGGTCGAGATGTTCTGCGTCGTGGTCGAGCCCGCGGTGGTGATCGTGCCGTTGGTGCGCAGCTCGCTGGCCACGCCCTTGCCCGTGCGGGTCGAGAGCACGTGGGTGCCCGTACCAACGTTGTTCTGGGTCGCGGCACTCGACTGGCTCGAGCCGGCCCATGTGCCGGTGACGTTCAAGCCGGCCGAGTAGCCGACCACGAGGCCGGTCCGATTGAACGTGCCGGTGTCGCCGTTGCGCTGGGCGCGTCCCAGACTGCCCGGGTTGATGTTGTTGCCAACGTTCTCCCAGCGCACGGCCGTCACCTCGGTGAAGCCCGTGGCGTTGGTCGCGATCGTGTTGGAGAACACGATGTTGCGCAGCGGCAGGTTCCCCGTCGCGGTGTTCCAGACCAGGCTGCGGCGCCCGCCGCCGATCGCGGTCAGATCCTCCGTCGGCACATACGCGGCCGCATCATCGAGGGTGATGTGATAGCCGTTGGTGCCACGATCCAAGACGGTCAGCGCGTCTGCGGCCCGGCCGGTCTCGAAGCTCGCGTGCGTGAAGTCGTAGAAGGCCAGGAGCGTGCCGGACGTGACGTTCGGCAGCGTGATGCCCACGGGCACGCCCAGCGTCACCGTCGCCTTCAGGAAGCCCGTGCCGCGCAACTGCTTGCCCAGCCCACTCGGCGGCGGCGGCGCGCCCCCCAGGGGCTTGAAGATCGCCATCAGGCTCGGCAGGACCGACATCAGGCGCCCGTGTCGCCCGCGAGGTTGAACACGTTCGCGGCCGTGGCGTGCAGCCGCATGGCCGCGTGCTGGCCCGCGGTCTTGGTGTGGCCGCTGCGGTTGTTCAGCGTCGTGCTCGAGGGGCTGATCGTGACCTGACCCGTGCCGGCCTGGATGACGGCGCAGACGAAGCCCGCGCCGAGCCCCGTTGGTAGGGTGACCGTGACCGAGGCAGCATTGGTGAACACCAGGGTCTTGCCGTTGTCGCCGGCGACGATGGTGTATGTCGTGCCCGACTGGGTGTTGATCGCATCGGCGGTGCCGACCGAGCTGATGGTCGTGCCCACGACCGCGATGTTCATGCCCGCGACGGCCGTGCCGGGGACGCCGAGCACGAACAGCGTCGGCACCGAGGCGATGGTGAGCTTCATCACGTTGATCGACGAACCGCGGCTGGCGGCGGTCGCGGCGCCCGCCGGGGCCACCAGCGTTACCCCCGCCTCGACGGAGACGGTGCCGACACCGCCGTCATGCACGATCCGGCATGAGAAGCCGTCGGCGAGGGCGAGCATCCCCTGCAGTGTCTGGTTGCTCTTCACCAGCAGGGTGCGGCCGTGGTGGGTGCTGGTGAGGTTGGTAGCGGCCGTGATGTCGACCGTCTGGGTCTCACGCGCCTTGTTCGCCAGCAACTGCACGTCCACGAGCTTCATCTCGCCCGTGTCGACCCCGAGCATCGTGGTCGAGAACGAGATGGTGGAGAGCGCCGCCAGCGTAGCCGGATCCTGCGTGTCGATCGAGAACGTCAGGTTGCCGGTGCCGCCGACCGTCCTGATCAGACCCGTACCGGCCAAGGCGGCCGATGCAAGGAACGAGGCGATCGACGCGCGCTGGGTCTCGGTGCCCACGCGCACCAGCATGTCGTGCGTGGTGGGCACCACCGTCGCCAGGGGGTTCAGTTCGTCGGCGCGCTTGTCGGCCATGTTTCAGCTCCAGAGCAGGCGGTCGCCGCCGCTATTCACCAGCAGCCGATCGTTGGCGACGTTCACCAGGAAAGTATCGGTGGTCGGGACCGGGTCGGTGGCGTCGAAGACCTCGATGAAGGTGACGCTCAGCGAGCGCGTCGTCGGTCCGGTGAAGCCAAAGCGCCAGGAGCCGTCGACGATGAATTTGCGAGCCACGGTTTCGTCGAAGGGCGTCCACAGGAAGGCCGTGGCCACGTGCGCCCGGAAAAAGGCATCGAGAGTGCGCGCCTGGGCCGCGGTGATCGTCTCCCAGGTGAGCATCCAGCGGTCGGTGAGGTAGTTCAGGCCATCGGTGCTGCGCTGGTTGTAGCCGTCACCGAACTGAACGATGTTGACCTTCGCCTGGGTCGATCGCTCAGCCGGGTAGCTCGGATTGACCTGCGGGTTGAACGTCAGCAGCGCCATCCCGCCCCCCGATCAGAACCCATATCGATGTGATCCGCCCTCATAGCCGAGGGGCGGAGCGCCCGTCCGCGCCGGGGGCGCAAAAACCGAAGCCACGATCTCGTGACGTCACGGACTGCCCTTGATATCGCCGCCGATCGGCGTCCAGGTCTCGTAGTCATAGTCGTCATCCCGAGCCCAGCCCGAGACGACGAAGCCATTGGCGACGAAGGTGTGGCTCCCCCCCATGACCAGCGTATGGACGTTCATGTCGGAGGCGTGCCCATGCTCGGCCCACATCGTCGAGATCGCCTCGTGCGTGCCGTCATGCCGAAGCAGGCGGTCGCCGACCACCATGGTCTCGATTGGGGTCCGCGTGAATTTCACCAGCTGGCGATCGACGATCTCACCACCGGCCATCATCACCGGGTACCATTTCATGTGCTCGGCCCAGCAATCATCTGGGCTGATCGACGCCCACCCCCTCTCGGTGACGTGCCGATGCTCGGCGGTCGTCAGATGGTAACCGTTGATGCGCCAGAGCGCGCGGCCCGCAAGCTTGGGAACGTCGATGGCGAGCACCTCGTTGATCTCGCCATGGGCGCCGACCATGAAGTCGCCTGGCCTGATCGTCTCGATCGGCACCCATGCGCCATCGGCGCGCAGCACCAGCGTGCCGGGTGGGAAGCAGGTGCCGCCGCCGCCGCCGCCACCACCGCCGCCGGGCGGAGGCGCGACCGTAATCTCTGCCCATGTGGTGCCGAAAGTCAGGACCACGTCATCACCTGAAACGCTGGGCACGACGGTCAGCCCGCTGATCACCATCTGGCCCCCGGCGACTGGCGGCGGCGGCGTCAGACTGGTGACGATACGCAGGCTGCGGACGTTGATGTTGGTGCCGGTCTTGTCACGCACGAACTTACCGGTGCCGACACCGACATTGCTGGCGGTGTTGACCTCTCCAGCGACGCCGGCCGCGAGCTTGCCCGCCGTGATCGACAGGTTCTGGTAGGCCGCGGTCGGGATGCTCGCGGCTCCATACTTGGCGGCCACGATGGTCCCGTCCTTGAGCTTGCCGCCGTCGATCTCGTTGTTGGGCACCGCAGCGTTCGGGATGCTCCCGGTCGCGTACTTCGCGGTCGTGACACACCCGGCCTGCAGCTGGGCGCTGCCGACCGAGTTGGAGCCCAGCTGCACGGTGTAGGTGCCCGTGCCCGGGTCGCCCTGCATCCAGACGGTCTCGACCGCGCCATCCCAGAAGACGAGCTGGCTGAGACTACCGCTCGGCTTCTTGAGGAACACGCCCTCGGTCAGATAGGTCGGGCGCGCGGTCCCCGAATTCATGGTCCGCAGCGCCGACCAGAGCCCGTTGAGAAAGCCCGCCAGGTCGGTACCGTCATCGACGGCCGCGTTGATGGTCGGGAACGTGTACTGCGTCATGGAACCTCAGATCTCGATGCCGTAGCCCTTGGCGACCCAGTCGATGGTGCCGGCGATGCCGGTGCCGCCGTTGTCGAAGAGCCGGACGCGGAAGCTGCTGGCCGTCTGGTTGTCGACGACATAGCGATCGGTGCTGCCGAGGCCGTATGGGGTGACGACGATCGCGGGCACCGCCTTGAACGCCGGATCGAACACCAGGGTCTCGCCGCTGACGCCGATGCTGACGTTCCTGGCGCCGATCACCCGGTCATCCATGTCGACGGTGACCTCGAGATTCGAGGTCGCGACGTTGGTGTAGCCATCGAGATCCGTCAGAACCCAACGGAAGCTCATGGCCCGGCACTCGATTTCCTCGATGCCGACAGGCCGGTAGGCCGACCAGGTGGGCGATCCCGATGGATTGTCGTCGGTGGTGCGCACCAGCAGCACGCCATCCCACTGGTCACTGACGTTGCCCGCCAGTGGCTCGGCCACCGCCAGGGGCTGCCAGTTTGCCATCACCGAGCCGGGAAGCGTGCCGGACGTCTGGGTCTTGTAGGTGATGCGGGAGCGGAACTTTGCGCCCAGGTCGAGCAGACCGAAGTCGTAGGTGCCGCTGCTGCTGACACCCGTGGCCAGGCTGGTCCGGCGCAACTGGCTGGCCGAGACCGTCAGGCCCGTCTTGGTGCCAGCGAAGGCCGGCTCCTCGGTGAACACCTGCACGGTGTTCAGCACGTTGATGTCGCCCGAGAATACCGCGGTTCCGGCGACGGCGCTGGCGCGACCGACCGACGAAATTGCCTTGATCAGGAAGGTGCCGGCGACGGCCGGCACGTTCAGGAAGGTGCCGTCGATCTGCTCGGCCAGCACGGCACTGCCGGTCCAGGTGGCGCCGATGAACACGGGCGAGTAGCGAATGTCATAGCGCACGGCCGCGTGCTGCGCGATCGGGTCCCACGAGAGATCGATGCGGCCACGGTTGAGCGCCGCCCGGAAGTTCAGCACGTCGTCGGGCAGGAAGTTGAAGCCCGCTGGCACGAAAACCAGCTCGGCCCAGCTGCTCTTTCGACCCAGCACGTCGGAGGCCCGCACCCGGGCGCGCCATGGGCCGATCACGTCCGTGATGTTCTCGACCACGGATGTGACCCCGGCGGTCTTCTCGAGCGTCTCGTAGATGTCACCGTTCTCGGGCCGGCTGATCTCGACTTCGTAGAGCGCGGTGCGCGGATCCGGCGAGGGCGACCAGCTGATCGCCACGCCCGCAAGCGGGGCCAGGCCGCGGCTGCCGATGTAGTCGAGGTAGCTGACATTCGTGGGCGGCTTGAGCGAGCCGGTCGGCAGCCCGGTCCAACTGTCGGGCGCGAAGGCCACATCGTTCTCGATGGTGTCCCACTTCTCGGGCACGTAGTTGATGGCCGAGATCTCGAACAGGTGGGGCTCGACCTGGACCTTCGAGATCACCCGGAATGACTTGGGCTTCAGGTCGGTGCCGACCAGTTGCCAGATCGCGTTGGGCGCCGGTGCCACCGAAAAGGTGGGGGAGACGCTCAGTACCGTGTAGATGTTCGGCGGGTTCACCACCGGCCGCTCCTGGAGCGTACCGTCGGGCATCACGACCCTGATGGTGTAGTTGCGACCGACCTCGAGTTCGGTGGGCGCGTCGAGGGTCACGCTGCCCGTGGTCGCGGCCACGAGGCGACCGCCGTTGCGCACGCCCACCAGGTCGCGGTCGAGCACCGAGACCACGTCGCCGGGCATGATCGCAATGTGGTCGAGCCCGGCCCTGTAGGCGATGACCTTGCTCTCATTGGCTTCGGTGAAGGCGATGTAGCGACCGTGCCGCCGGGCCAGGCCCCGTTGGGTCACCCCCAGGGGCCGGATGTCGGCCTTGCGCAGACCGAATTTCTGGATCAGGCCGTCTTCCTCGTAGACGTCGGTGCCGACCCGGTAGTTCAGCGTCGGGTCGTTCCACTGCGTGTAGATGGCCGAGTGGCGCGCCTTGAGCGCGCTGCTCTCATACTGGAAGTCGCCCTCCACCACGTTGGCGTTGGTGACCAGCATCACCGGATCGCGCGGCGCGTCCTGGGAAAGGCTGATCGTGCCGCGGGTCCAGAAGACCATGGCGTGCATCGCCGCCGCGATGGCGACGACCACCCGATAGGCGTCATCGTCGTCGGTGATCCAGCCGTTGAAGGTGTAGCGCGGCTCCCAGCCGCCGAAGCCGTCTGGCACCAGCTGGTCGTTGCGCTTGGCCGCCTCGTAGAGCACCCATTTGTCGACCTGGCTGGGCACGATCCGGTCACCGAGGCCGAAGCGCGTGTTGGTCAGGATGTCGTGCAGCACCCAGGCCGGATTATCGGTCCACTCGCTCTTGAAGCCGCCGTCCCAGACGCCGTCGTAGTAGCGCGCGCTGGGCAGGCCCTTGCCCACGGTGTTGGCCGCCGGGCTCGAGAAGAAGTTGTGCACCGGCAGGGAGGTCTTGCCGAAGACGACGCCCCCGTAGCGAAACTCCCCGGTGACCGACCCGGCGGTGCCGAAGCTGCCGTAGATCCCCAGCTTCACATCCGTATGTGTTGCCGAGAACTGCCAACGGGCGCTGCAGCGATACCAGCCATTGCCCAGCGCGGTCACCTGGGAGGCCACCAGCGTCTGGTTGGGCGTGCCGTTCGTCACCGGTGTATCGACGACCCCGGTGTTGAGGTTGAATTTGGCGACCACGCAGTTGCCGATCCCGGCGGCGAGCCAGAGGTAGGCGTAGAACCCGCAGTCGGCCTGGCGCTTGACCCACATGGTCGCGGTCCAGCTTTCGCCCGCCGCGGGGGCGGCCCCGGTCTTCTGTTCGATGGTCCAGGCGGTGCCGACCGCGGCCGGCTGGGCGCCGATGCCCAGGGCCAGGCCCCAGGGCGCGTTGGCATCGGTGACCGCGCCGATGAAGCGCGTCTCGGTCGAGCGGACCCAGACGCCCGCGCCACCCGAGGTGGCCATCGGGCTCAGGTCGGCGGTGCCCAGCAGCGGGCACGTCAGGTCATAATTCTCTGGGTAGTAGTTGTTGGGCACCTGGATGATGCGCCCGTAGATCTCGTACCAGCGGCTGGGGATCTGATTGCCGAAGATCTCGGCGTCGGCGGCCAGGGCCACGTAGGCGGTGTCCGCATAGGCAACCAGCTGATCGACGATCAGCGTGTAGCTGGCAAAGACCAGGTCGGTCTGCGAGCGCGTGGTGTCGCTGTCGGCCGAGATGCGAACGACCCGCAGGTCCCAGTTGGGACCAGGCATGGGAAGCTCGATCCGGTAGTTTCGGTCATAGGCGCTCGTACACTTGCCGGAGATCGTCTCCTCGACCGGGCGCAACCAGGTGCCCGAGCCGGTGCGGCGCACCTCGATCGCGAACTTCACGGCGTTGCCGATCAGGTCGCCCTTGTCGGTGCTGTAGTAGAGCGACGGGATCCTGACGGTCACCCGCACGGCCGTCGCCTCGGGCTTGGTGAAGCTGCGAATGACCGGGGTCGCGACCACGACCTTCTGACCGACCGAAACCTCTGATTCGACGGCCTCGAAGCCAGGGCACGGATCCTGGTCGGGCAGGCCCTGCATGAGCGCCAGGCTGACGCCGCGGAAGTTGTAGTGCGCGGTGCTGTCCTTCAGCTGCGCGCCGTTGAAGTAGATGCTCTGCTCGGCGTTGACGAAGCCCCTGATGGGGCCCTCGCTGATGACGTCAATGATCTTTGCCGTCGACTTCGAGCGCAGCGTGTTGGGGTCCTCGCGCGCGACGTAGCCGCCGCCGCCGCCCTTGCCACCACCGCCGGCGCCGGCAAGCACGAACGGCTTGGTCACTCGCGATCCACGGCGGTGCCGAAGAGCAGGCCCACCTTCCCGTACTTGAACGCCGGGGTCGTGACGTGCTGGCCGGAGACGAAGTCCTCGGACTTGATCGAGGCGGCGCCCACGACCGAGCCGGTCAGGCACTTGCCATAGGCCAAGGGCACGGGCGTGCCCTCTTCGTTGATGTTGACCGGCCCGGAGAAACCGAAGCTCTGGTTCGCCGCCGCCGTCTGGGTCTCACGGCGCTTGGGCTGGGGCGTCATCATCTGAACGACCCCGGTGAGGATCAGGCCGAGCCCGAAGGTCGCGACGCCGCCATAGGTCAGGGTCAGGCCCGCGACCGAGACGATCGACGTAGCCATGCCCAGGGTCGGACCCAGGGCACCCACGACGGGCGGGGCCAGAATCAGGGCGGCCGCGAGCAGCACGGAGCCGAGGATTATCTTGCCCGTGCCTCCACGGCCACCGGCGCCGGCCAGCATGGGCACGAAGTGGTAGTCGCCCTGTCCGCGCCAGCCGAGGCGCGTTTCGTCGATCACGTCGCCGCGGCGACGGGGTCCTCGGATGACCTGCCAGCTGAGGTCGGCGATCAGCAGCCGGATCTCGGGGAAGTTGGCGATCAGGGCGCGCGTGGCCTCGGCCGGGCTTTCGACGTCGAAGCGATGCTGGCGCCCGAAACGACGACCCGCGGCACCGTAGAGATGGACCGTCCGCATCATTCGCCGTACCTCAGGATCTTCTGGACCAGGAAACGCCAGTTGCCCAGCGGCTCCCGTCGTGAGAGCCGCTGGAACGTGTGGTGGAGGATCAGGCCGTTGCCCAGGTAGACGGCCCCGTGGTTGGAGACCTCGGAGCGGATCTTGAACAGCAGGACGTCGCCAGGCGCGGGATCGCCTCCCACTTCGGTGAAGCCCGCCTGCCCGAAGCCGTCGACATAGAGGTTGCCACCGTCCAGCCACCAGTCCTGGTCGCGCGGAAACTCCGGCAGGTGGGCGCCCCGCTCGGCCAGATAGTAGTCACGGATCAGGGCATAGCAGTCACCGCGCCCATCGGAGCCAGAGGGGCCGTGCCGGAAGGGGCGACCCAGCAGCGGGGGCCGCTCGATCGAGGCGCCCCACCACCAGAGCGGGGTCGTCGCCTCTGCGGTGCAGCAGATCAGGCCGTAGGGCACGTCCATGGCGATCTGGCCGCGCATGTCGAGCGCGCTCGGCCAGTCCGGCCCGTCGGGATGGCTGTGGACGACGCCCAGCACGCTATCGTAGTCGACCTCGGCCGGATCCATGGCCCAGGCCTTGAGCGGATCGGCCGCCACGTTGGTCTTGGGCTCGAAGCCCACGCTGGTGACGATGCCGCAGGCCTCGTTTGGATAGCTCGACATCGCGTGCTCGCGGATGGCATCGAGCGTCCCGGCGTCAATGATCATTGGCTCTTGAGGTCCACGCGCGCCATGCCCGGGAAGGCCCAGGTCGGCAGCGGCTCGTTCGGGAATCGCTTCGCACAGTCGGCGAGCAACTTGCCGCACTTGTCTGCCGCGGGATCGACGGTGCTCTCGCCCTTGGCGTTGAAGTAACTGGCCCCGTTGTAGGGGCAGCTGACCTTCGTGTAGTCGAAGGCGCTGCCGTTCCAGCGCCGGTAGCGTCGCCCGCAGGTGTCGCGCAGCATCTGGCGCCCGGGCAGACGTCGGCCCTCCTGGTCCGTGGCGGCCGTGAGCTCCCACTCGACGATCGTACGGTTCTGCTTGGCCAGGCGTTCGATCCGGAAGACATCGATCGCGAAGACCGTCGGGTCTGCCCCGGGCCGGCCGTCGAGATAGCGGTCGAGCGTGACCTTGCGGGTGATCTTGGCGCCCAGCAGACCGTCGATATCGGGGAGGAGGCTGACGACGACGCCGCCCAGGTTGTTGATCCGCAGGCGCGGCATCGGCTGCTTGCCGCGCCCGTTGTAGTCGAAGCCATCGGTTTCGATCGGCACCGGGTTGTAGGTCACGGCGTCGAAGATCACGGGCTGGCCATCGATCGGGCCCGGCGCCCAGTGGAACAGCAGGGAGCCACCGATCTCACTGTCGTCGAGCGTGAACAGTTCGATCACGGCCCCGACGTTGATGTCGAGCCATCCGGCGGCGAGCGCCATCAGCGGCGCGCCCCGTTATCGTAGAGCATGCCCCCGGGCCGACCCTCTTCGCGCATCACGTCCAGGACCAGCGATTTCATCGACTTCGCGATCTCTCGGCCCATGGTCTGGCTCTGGCGTTCGTTCATCGCGTCGCTCTGACCGGCCGGCGCGGTGACGTTGATGGTCGGCGCCACGACAATGCCACCGCCGCCGCCGCCGGCGCGGACACCCAGCATGCCGCTGGGCATACGCACCAGGGGCATCACCGCCTCGGGCTTTCCCCCTTCGCCGGCGGCACCGATGTCGAAGGTCATGGGTTCGCGAATCACGCTGTTGGTCGGCAGGCCGCCCTTTTCGAAGGGGTGGATGCGGATCATCCGACCCGAGGCGAAGGCGTTGCCCTCGGCCGACCCGAAGAGCGAGAGCGCGGCGCTGGCGATGCTCTGGAAGATGCCGCCCCCGCTGCTGCCGGACCCGCCGGAGAACTGCCGGCTGATGAAATCGAAGCCCGCGCCGGTGATGCTCTCGATGCCGCGCTCGAGCGGCTTGGTGAAGGTCGAGCGCAGGATGATCTGCTGGATCGTCTCGCCCAGGCCCTGCCAGATGTCGCGCGCGTTGCGCCCCCTGATGATCGCGATCTCGGCCGACTGGCTGATGGCCTGGCCAACCTGGAGGTAGCTGTCGCGGATTTCCTGGGTGAGGCGCAGTTCTTCGCGGGCGGTTTCGATCTGGCGGGCCCGACCCTCCGATGCCGCGGTCTCCTCCGGGGTCCGGCCCGCGTTTTCCGAACGCTGCCTCGCGCGCAGGGCTCCGACCTCGCCGGCCAGGCCGGAGCGCGAGTATCGGTACTGGTTGGCGCGCTGGAACTGCAGCACCTCGAGTTCGTTGTTTTCGGCCCGCTCCTCGCGGACGGCGCCCTGGCTGCGGCCGGCCCGGGCATTCTCGTTGCCCAGGCGCGTGTATTCGGCGATCAGGGCCTCGACGGTCTGTCGGATCTGGGCGTTGCCCGTGGCTTCGGCCGCGGCACGCAGCACCGCGGCCTCGCGGGCCACCTGCTGGGCGCGCGCCAGGTCCTCGACCGCGGCGGCACCCTGCTTCTCGGCCTCGGTGAGCGCCCGGCGGTTTTCCAGCTCCTCGCGCAGACCGGCCGTGCGCTCGGCCATGCCGCCGCGCTCGCTTTCGACCAGGTTCCCGAGCAGGGCGCCCCGCAGGGCCGGCCCCTGCCCCGCGGCGGCCCCGCCCAGGGCGATGCGCTGGGCCACCTGGGCGTCGATGCCCTCGATCGCGGCACCCGCGCGCCCGCGCGTGAGCAGCGCATTGGTGCGCCGCGCGCGCGCCAGCGTGTCCTGCTCTGTCTGGAAGATCCCCTGGACGCCCGAGCCGGCGACGCCCGAGCCGATTTCGGACAGGGCGGCCCGGTAGTTGGCGTCGGCAACGGCCGGATCCTCGCCCTGGGTGCCGATCGCGAACTGGCGCGCCACACGCGCCCTGGCGGCTGCGGCGCCCGCGCCCGTGGGGGCGACCCCGGCGCGGGCCAGGGCCTCACGCTGACGCGCGTTGTCGATGGCGACACGGTTCCCGGGCCGCCTCTGGGCCTCGTAGAGGGCCTCGAGCTCGGCGCGCACTTCGGGCGGCACCGTGGAGGGCGTGGCGTTCTCCAATCCGGCGCGGCCGCGCGCCTGGTTGAGCACGAACTGCTCGCGCTGCTGCTGGCCCTGGTTCATGCCCGCGAGCTCGTTGGAGGTCTCGATCGAGGCGAGGACGCGCATCTGGGACGTCAGGGTCGCGACCGCGCGACCGGCCTCGGCGGTGGCTTGAGACTGCTCGCGCAGCGAGGCGATGTACGACCGGATGGCCTGCTCGGCCTCGACGTCGCCGGCGGCGCGAGCCCGGGCCAGGCCCTGGGCCTCTTCCCGGTCGATGCTCGCGTTGCGCTGGGCGTCCTCGACCGCGAGGCTCCCTCGCGGCACGGCCGCGAGCAGGGCGCGACTGATCTCGGCCTGGCCACGCAGATCCGAGATCCGGCCCTGGCCCTGGATGAGAAACTGCCCGGTGTCCCGACGCGCCAGGCGCTGGCGAATCTCGTCCTCTGTCCCCTCGAGAGGGTTGGCCTCGAAGCGCCGGCGGGTCTCGATGCCCAGCTGGGCGCGGTAGCCGCGCGCAACGTCCGCCTGCGAACCGGGGAAGCCGCCCAGGGCGCGAGCCAGCGTCTCGGCGGCCTCGGCCTCGTCCTTCATCTGGGCGATCGTGGCGACCGCGGCGGTGCGGCGCCGATCCCGCGCCTGGGCCAGTTCGTTCTCGGCCACGGCCAGGGCGCGCACGCGATCGCCCGTCTGCTCGAGCACCTGCTGGTAGGCGAGTTCCGAGGTCTGTAGGTCCTCGATCGCGGCGCCCCGCTCACCGCGGTTAAAGCCGCCGCGCACGGCACCCCCGACATTCTCAGAGAGCCGACGCTGGGTGTTGGACTGGCGCAGGATCGGCGCCGAGGTCTGGCTCGCGAAGAGCCGTCCAAAGACGTCGGATTCCCCCTGGGTAAACAGGTTCTCGCCGCCGAGATCGAAGTCCGATGGGCTGATGCCCAGGCTCTGGGCGTACTGCGCGGCGAACAGCCGGCGCTGGAAGGCCCCGACGCTGTCGAGGTTGCCGCCCTGCAGGCGCGCCTGGTAGTCGAAACCGATGGACGGATCGGCCGCGACCGAGCCGCGGAAGGCGTTGCTGCCGTAGATCCGGTTGAAGCGCCGCTGGGCGTCGGGCAGGGCGATGCCCGCGCCCGTCGCGGTGGGGATGTAGTTGCGGACCAGTTCCTCGTTGGCGCTCTCAGCCGCCACCAGACCGGCCATGCCGGTGTCGCCCATCAGCTGAAGGGACTGGGCCTGGCTGAGCCGGCGCATCTGGCGGTCGCGGGCACTCTCGGGCAGGCGATTTTCCTCGATCGCGCGCTGCAGCCGGCCCTCATAGTCGCTGGGCCCCATGTTCAGCAGATTTCGCGCCGTGATCGACGCATACGCATAGGCGCCCGTGATGGGTCCCACGTCACCGCTGAAGAAGTCGCTGGCGGCCCCGGCCACACCCTGGCGGGCGGCGAAGCCCCCGGTGGCGAAATTGTCGTACCAGCGCCGGATGCCACCGAACATCCGGTCCGTGGCCTGGTTGGCGTAGATGTTGAGCAGCCCATCCGGGGCCGGGCCCTCGCCGCGCCGGAAGGCCTCGTACTGGTTGCGCCGCGAGAGCAGCACGTCGCGCTCGCTCTGGCCGAAGCGGAACATGCGGCCGAGGTCGGGGCCCTGCATGCCGAAGTCGGAGCGCAGCGCCTCGAGGCTCGCGCGGTTGCGCTCGGCCAAGGAGGCGCCCCCAGAAGCCAGCTCACGGGCCGCGGCGGCCCGGCGGCTCGCGTCGTTGCTCTCGAGATCGCGGCGCCTTTGGTCCTCGGTGAGAAACCGCTGGCGACTGAGCGCGTCTGCGCTCTCGCTCGACAGGGGGCCGAAGACCATCTGGATGTCGCGGGTGCGCTGCAGGCTGTCGCGCGAACCCCGAACGCTGCTGGTGAAATTGCGGAGCACGCTCTCGGCGTCACGCAGGCCCAGCCCGTTCAGGGTCACGCCATACTGCTCTAGGACCGAGCGCGCCTGGCGGCCCTCGGCCGTGACGTTCTCGAGTGCGAGGGTGATGCGTTGGAGCGCCGTCGAGGTTTCGCCCGCGGAGAGCCCGATCGCGCGGGTCGCGCGCACGAAGTTCTCGGCCGAGGCGGCCGACTGGCCATACAGGCGGCTCATGCTCTCGAGCTGCTTCTGCAGCTCCATCATGCCCGAGCCGCCGGAGAAGACGCTGCCCCTGGTCAGGGTATCCATCTTGCCCACCAGGTCGTCCAGGCTCTTGGCCGTCTTGCTCGCGGTCTCGCCCAACAGCAGGGTCGCGCGCTGGTAGTCGGTGAGCGAGCGCACCCCCTGGCTGAACTGCTGGTTCAGCTGGGCGCTTGAGCGGCCCATGCTGTCGGCCGAGGAGCGAAGCCGGTCGAGCGAGGTGATGGCCCGTTCCGCCGGGCCGCTGTCGATCGAGAAGGAGAGGCTGGCCACGTCCATAGGTCAGCCCTCCTTGATCTGCATGAGCTCGCGCAGGCCCCTGGCCATGGTGCCCACGTAAAGTCCGTCCAGGCGGCGGATGGTCTCGAGTCCCCATTCGGTGAGGCGTCGCTCCCGCAGGATCGACCACGACAGGATCTCGGTGTTGGTGAGCGCCACGGGGAAGCCCTGAGCCGACAGGCCACGGCCCGCGGCGATTTGGTGGAAGACGGCCCAGATGTCCTGGGCCGCGGCGGGCAGCGGCGGACCCTCGAGCTCGGGTGGAGTCCTGTTGAGCTGGCGCTGCACGCTCAACAGGGCCTCGCGCAGGCTGCCCCCGTCACGCAGGGGCACGTCGAGCTTGAACTGGTGCTCGGCGAATTCGAGGAGCCGCCCCGTCAGTCCCGCAGGAAGTTCCCGTCGTTCTGGACGAAGGCCATGGCCTGCTCGCGCACGGTTCGCATGCGCGGGTCGCCCCAGAGGCGCTTGGCATTTTCGGGGCTGAAGCCGAAGGGCTGGTCGTCCATGCTGGTCATGGACCAGCCGAGCGTGCAGGCCGAGAGATATTCGACGTCGTCGCGATCCTTCTCGGCGTCGTTGGCGATGATGCCCTTGTTGGCGCGCTCCATCTGCCGGTCGCGGATCCTGGTGTAGGTCTGGCGCGCCGTGGTGCTGTTGCGGCCCAGCAGGGTGATCGTGACCGGCCGGCCTTCCTCGTCGAGCACGGCCTTGTTGGTGCGGGGGTTGACCACTTCCATGGCCACCCCCTCCTCGGCACGGGTGAATGTGTCGAGCTTGGCGATATCGAACATTGGTCCTCCGGTGTGGGGTTCACTCAGCAGACGACGGCGCTCAGGCGGCGCTGTCCTGGATCGAGAAGATCGTGCGCTCCGAGTTGAAGCCCGCGCCGCCGGCGATGTTCTCCAGGCTGACGAAGCTGACCTGCTGCGTGATCGAGCGGTCGCTGTCGCCCTTGGCCGCCGAGGTCGTCTTGATCCTGGGCAGCACGATCGACACGAAGGGCGCGTTGATCGAGTTGTCCGAGGTCAGGTAGAGGTGCAGCGACGTCTCGGTCTCGTCGATCAGCTGGTTCATCAGCGCCTGGTCGGTGACGTAGACCGTGAGGCTGCCCTCGCAGCGCACGCGCGCCTGGAAGATCTCGGGGACGATGTTGGAGCCCACCACTGGATTGGCCTCGAGTTCGGTCGCGAACGACACCTGGCCGGCCACGACGGTGGCGATGTCGACGCCGCCGAAGCGCAGGGCCCCGTTGACGGCCGCGAGGCTGTTGTCGGTCGTCGGCCCGTTGGGCGAGGCGAACAGTCGGCTGCTACTGATGGGCGTGACGATGTCGCGACCCACCATCTGGGCATCGAAGGTCACGAGGCCGGTGGCGGGCAGGTTGAGCCCAACCGACTGCACGCGGCAGCCCAGGTAGCGCTCGCTCGACGGCACGTCGCCGAACCACTGCTCGACCGTGTAGCTGTAGTACTGCTGACTGGTGAAGGGCATCCAGGTCTTCTTGCCCACGACCGTGCAGGTGACGCTGTCGCCCGAGGCCTTGGCGGCCACGACCTCGTTGCCGATGCCGGTGACGGTCATGACCGTGGATGTGAGGGCCGTGATCCGGTAGTTGCGCGCGTTGTTCGCCACGCCGCCGGTGGTGAAGCCGGTCCAGCGCACGACGTCGCCGACCTTGAAGCCGTCGGTCAGGTAGTCGCCCGCGGCGCGGGTGAACGTGCCTGGCGGGCCGGCCGCGGCGGTCACGTTGGTGAGGGCCCCGGTGTTGATGCCCGTGGTGAAGGCCCGGCGCGCGACGCCCTCGAAGAAATCGACGTAGGCGCCGGGGCTCAACTGGCCCGACAGGCTGCCCTGCACGCGACGGACGCCGTGGCGCAGGTCACGCACCATCTGGGAGGGCAGGATCTCGTTGGACTGGTAGATGTCCTTGGAGAACTGCATGCCACCGCTGACGCGCCGCAGCACCGTCCCGGCTCCGGAGGCGGGTACCCCGAACGTGGTTTCCCGCGCCAGCACCAGTTCCTTCTGGATGCCCTTTGCGAACGCCATTGCGATGGTCCTTTCTGCTGGTAATCACATTCTGATGTGATCTGCGGGCACGGGTTGGCGGCCGCCGCGAGGGCGCGGGCCGCCTTATCTCTGGATCAGCAGATCAATCAGCCGGCGTTGCTTCGGCCTCGTCGGCGGCGCCCGGCTCGAGCGCTTCGATCAGGCCGGCGCCGAGCGCCTCCTGCAGATCCTTGGCGCGCGCTTCGTCCGGCCACTCGGCGAAGTCGTGGACCTCGCCGCGGAAGTAGATGCGATCGTGACGCTTCAGCTCGTAGGCGAGGACCCGGTACATGCTCAGTCTCCGATGTTGAGGAACCACTGCATGACCACCGGGGCGTTGACCCAGTCGCCTGCATCGTATTTCGGCTGGGGCGTCGCCTCCTCGATGATCACCGGGCGGCCCGCACTGGTGGGCAGCGTCAGCGCCCGTGGGAAGTGCGCGATCAGGGCGTCGATCTGGGCGTTGTAGGCGCCTGGCCCTTCGCCTGCCGGCCAGTAGACCGAGACCTGGTAGGTGCCGATCCACTGGTGCGCGGCCGACGGGCCGGCGCCCATGCTGCGGCGCTGCCTGGCCACCAGGGTGGGCGCCAGGTAGGGGCGTCCCACCGTCGGTACATACGGCTGGTCGGGCCAGGCGATATCGATGCCCGTGAGCAGCGCCAGTCGATCGTGCAGGACCGCTTCGATGGCCGCGATGCTCATCCCTGGCCCTTCATGTCGGCGAGCACGCGCTCGGCGATCGATGGGATCTCGGCCATGGTCTGCTGGGCCATGCCGCGCCCCGGCTGGTTGAAGCGCCGGCCCAGGCTGTCCTGGCCGACGAAGCCGTATTCAATGCGCCTGGCGTAGGCCACGGGGTTCAGCAGGATGATCTTGTCGCCCACCCTGGCGCTGGCGATGCCGCCGCCGCGCCCGCCATCAGGACTGGAAACGGCCGTGGCCAGGGCTTCGCCAGCGATGCCGCCGACGACGCCACCGACGGCGCCGCCGATGATGGTGCCCGCGATTGGCACCGCCGATCCCAGGGTGGCGCCGACCGCGGTGCCCGCGGCCGAGCCCAGGGCGCCGGCGACGTTGATCTCACCACCCTCGGCGACCTGCCCTCCCACGGTGCCAACGATGGCGCCACCGATGCTGCCCACCGGGCCCAGGGCACCGCCCAGAGCGCGCACGGCCACGGCCTTGCCGGCGATGCCGCCGCCGGCGCCGCCGATGGTGCTGGCGATGCCTCCCGGAGCGGATCGGGGCGCCGCCTTGGGCACCGGGTCACCTTCCTTCATGGCGACCCAGTTGGCGCGCAGGTAGCCCGTATCGACGGGCGTGAGCTGCTGCACCCGCACCAGGGCCGCCTGGGCGATACCGCGGAAGGCCTCGTCGGCCCTGCCCTTGGCCTTTTCGCACCAGCGGGCGACCGAGACCGAAAAATCCTCAGCCACCGCCGCGACCGAAGAAAAGTTTGGCCAGCTCGTAGATGCCGAAGGCGACGCTGCCGCCGCCGGCGCCAGCGGCGCCATACTTCACCGAGCTGCCGGATGTCGAACTCGACACCTGGGCCGAGATCGCGAGCAGTTTCTCGGTCAGGGTCGCGACCTGCAAATTCAGGGTCGCGTTGTTCCTGGTCATCGTCTCGAGATCGAGGAGCACCTTCTGGTAGGCGGGCCCGACGATCGAGACGCGCTCGGCCAGTACCGCGACAGACTGTGAGAGACCGGAGACCGCCTTGGTAAGTTCGCGCACGTCAGTCGTTAGTTGTCTGACATCTTCACTGGACTCGCGTTGGTTGCTTTCCAGGACGCTGATGCGCGAATTGGCTTCTTCGGAGATCGGCATGCGCTACTTCCTGAGCAACAGAACCCATTGCACGACCTGCCCCTGCACGAGCTTGGAGGCGACACCCAGAACCTTGTGGTCGGCCCCGGCCCAGATCAGGAGGTCGCCCAGACGCGGCGGTTGGCTCAGCCCCTGGGCTGGCACCAGGACCTGGCTGTCGCTGCCGCTGATCTCTGTGCCGGGGAACCAGCGCTGGTCCAGCTGCATGCCCTCGGCCGCAACCGTCTCATCCGCCGCCCACGAAAAGGTCGCAGCCTGGCCATCCGAGAGGCCGACGAGCAGTGCCTGGACCGGGATCGCGGTCCAGACGTTGGCGACCGCGAGCGCCGTTCCGGTGACCAGGATGGTCTGGGGCCCGACCAGGATGCGATCGCCGGCGAGCAGGCGCCCCACCGCGGTGGTGGCGCGCAGGCTCATGCTCGTGGCGCCGCCAGCGAAGGCGCCGTTGACGACCGCGCTCACGACCCTGGGGGGGTTCATCGCCGCCTGCGGGCCGCCGGAGCTTGTGACGTGCCTGAGGGTCGCGGTGCCCCCGCGCTGGCGGGTCCGGACCCCGATGCGGTGGGCGACGTAATCGCTGCGGCGCATCAGGGCATGAACGTCGGGAGATGGGAATCGAGATAGGAGCGCGCCGCCGGCGGGATCGATCCCGGACCGGTGCTGATGAAAGAGCCGCCGAAGACGCCGCCCGCGCTCTCCGAGACCAGGTTTGGATCGGCGGCGGTGCCGAACAGCATGGCCTGCAGGGTCATCAGCGTCGCGGTCCGCACCTCATCGGGCAGGGTCGTCCAGCCGGCCGTGTATGTGACCTCGACGTTGAGCTCGCCCAGGGTGAAGGTCCCGGAGCGCAGTTGGATCATCCGTCCCTGGAACACGAAGGTGCCGGACGCGACTGCCTGGCCGTCGATCAGGATCGAGGAAACGGCCGTGATCGGCCAGCGACTGGTGAACAGCCGGCGCCCGCCCAGGCCGTCATAGAGCTCGGTGCTCGCCTGGGAGGTCGCTGGTCGGTCGAGGTAGTCTTCGACGGCGGCCGAGGCCTTGGTGATCAGGTCGGTGATCTGTGTGTCCTGGGCGCTGTCGGTGATGCTCATCCAGGCCTTGGCCTCGTTGAGCGTGACGAGCGCGACCACGGATCAGTTCTCGGCCTTGGTGGCCGTGAGTTCCTGCAGGATGGTGCGCAGCTGCTTCACCGAGCGGCGCTTGTCGGGATCGACGCCCAGGGCGTGCAGCTGGGTGAGCAGGGCGGCCTTTTCCTCGGCCTCGGTGGGCTGGGGCGCGGGAGCCGGCGGGGTGGGCACGTCCGCCGGTGGCTGGGGCGCGGGAGCCGGCTGGTCCGGCACGTCCGCCGGTGGCTGGGGCGCGGGAGCCGGCGGGGTGGGCACGAGCTCGACCCTGACGCCGTGTTCGGCGAGCGCGTTGATCGCAGCGGTCGGCAGGCCCTCGTGCTCGAACATGCCGTCGGCGATGGGGATCATCATGCCGTCGACGCTGACGCAGGAAACATCCGAGGGGGTGACCCGGTAGAGTTGCATTACGAAGCATCCTCCAAATAGAATAGGCCGGGTGGAGAGTATCCACCCGGCCTTGTTCAGTTCAGCCGCGCGCGATGTTGGTGATCACACCAATCGAGGGCGGGAAGTAGCACTGCAGGACCTGATCGGTGTACACGCCGTACTCATATTTCCGGGTGCGCAACGGCCATTCCAATTGGTAGTAGTCCCTGCGGCACTTGATCTGGTTCACGTTCTGCACACCACTCAACTGGTAGGGCAGCTCGTGGGCCAGGGCCAGGATCGTGCCGGGCGGCACGCTCGGGTGCAGCTTGATCGGCACCTCCATGGCCATCCCCATCCCGAACGGGTTCAGGTAGCCCCGGACCAGGCCGGAGGCGACGATGTTCCCCTGCGCGGTCTGGAAAGTGAACCGCTGCGCCGCCGTCGAGGTGCCGGTCAGCACCTTCTTGCGCAGCCCGGCCATCTCCTGCTGGTTCACCCAGATCTCGGTCGGGCTCATGCGGTAGTTCGTCCAGTAGGACTCGAGCATCGTGTCGATCTCGACGATGCCGCCCGCACCGTCAGCCGTCAGCGGCGTGCCCGTGCCGGCGGTGCCTGTGGGCTGGGTCGCCCAGTAGGCGCCCGAGGCAACCGGCGTCGCCAGCCCCAGGAAGCCATCGTGGATTGTGGCGTTCGTCGAGTAGTCGGTGGAGCCGCCACCGATCATCAGCGCCGTGCCAGAAGGCAGCGCGGTCACCAGGATCGAGTTGATGGTCGTCACCCCGGCGTAGCGCTCCGAGGCCGCCGGCCCGACATACCAGGCGTAGCCCACGGCACCGCGCACGGGCGTCACGCTCGCGCTGACCGTGTTGGTCGTGGTGCCACCCGTGACCACGGTGGCGTTGGCCGACTTCTGCGCCGAGCCAGACCCATACTGCGTGGTCGTTCCGTCGGCGTTCGTGCGGGTGATCTGGCCGCCGATGCCGCCGTTCTGCTGGGTGAAGGCCCAGCCCTCGAGCGTGAGCGCCACGCAGATGACCGACACCGTGGTGGTCGCCGCGATCGTACCGCCGGTCGTGGCGGTCGACAGGGTCGGCGTCGGGGTCACACCCAGCGCCTGGGTGCCGGCGCCGCCGATGATCACCGTCTCCTCATACTGCATCAGGTGCTTGAGCACGCCCTGCACAGCACGGGCCTTCACGTCGTCGAAGCCCTGCGAGGCCTGATCCGCCTCGAAGGTCGCGCTGTCTTCGATGCCCAGCGTGCGATACGCGGCCAGGTATTCCTTGACAGTGGTGGTCACCAGGCCGCCGCGGGCGCCCTCGCTGACACCGACCGACATGCCGGCCGAACCGATGGCAGTGATGGCCCTCCAGTTGGCCTGGATGCCCATGCCGCCGCTGACGCGCGGCAGCATGTTGCGCAGCGGCGTGATGATCGGGGTGAAGGTCTTGGCCGGCCCTTCGAGATCGAAGGCGGTCAGACCCGTGAGCTGGTTGTTCGACTGGGTGAAGGCCTTGGCCAGCTCGTTGCCATTGCCCACGCCGAGGTTGCCCTCGACAGACTTCTGGATCATCGCCAGAACGGTCGCGATTGAAGGATTGATCACCGGAACACATCCCTGTGTCGGAAGACCGCTGCCCATGCGGCGGGTACGGGCGGGTCCGGTGCTCAAGCGGAGGTGACGAGCGGGGGCCGATCCCATCAGTGTGTGATAGGCAAATACGCGTAGCCCCGGCCGCGGAACGCGGGCCGGGCAGGCAAGGTCAGTCGCGGCCGGTCAGCCCATGAAGGGACGGCCGCCGGCGCTGTGGATGTTCTTGATCTCGAGGAGCGTCGCCGCCTGCGGGTCGCGCTTGCGCAGCTCCTCGATGTTCACGGTCTCGGTGCGGCCCTCGATGGTGACGCCCTCGCCGCCCTTGTCGACCGCCCGGACGAAGCCCTTGGGCGCCGCCGGCTGGGTCTTCAGCAACTTGATCTCCGCCTCGGACTTCTCCAGGCGGGCGCTCATCGTGGTCAACGCCTGGGCCGCGGCGTTCAGGGCCTCGACCACCTCGGGCGAGGGCTCGGCCTTGACCAGCGCACTCGCGCCGGCCGCCTTCTCAGCCTCAGGCTCAGCCTCCGCGCCAGCCTTTTCCTCGATCTCCTCGGGCGCAGGATCATCCTCGCCGACCGGCTCGAGCTCGATGCCCGCCGCGGCCAGCACCTCGTCCGTCGGCGGATCGATCACGACCGACCCGTCCGCGGCCTCGTTGGCCACGCCCAGGATCTCGCCGTCCTCCAGGTCAACGACCAGGCCGTCGTCGGTCAGGCCCAGATCCTCGCCCGACACGGGATCCTGGAACACGGTCAGGGCCTCGACATCCGCCTTGGTCAGCGTCAGGCGCCGCACCGCCTTGGCAAACGGGGGCCGCTTCTTCTCGCCCTCACCGCCCTCACCGCCCTCACCGCCCTCACCGCTCTCGTCGGGCGCTCCGTCGGCCGGAACCTTCGCGCCCGGCTCGGGCCGGGCCGCCATCGGCGGCGGCGCGTTCCCACCCTCGGGGTCGCCACCCATGTCGCCACCGGCCTTCTGCAGGCTGTCGACCACGAGCATGATCGAGGCCGCGAGCTTGCCCAGCACCTCGAGTGGATTGATCTCGCCGCCCATCTCGCCGCCAGACTCGGCGCCCTCACCGGCCGGCTCGGCGCCCTGCGCTTCATCCCAGGCCTTCGCCAGCGGCTCGGTATCGACGCCGGCCAGCGAAAGCATGTGGCTCCCCAGTCGGGCGAAGCTCGCCTTCAGATCGGCCGGATCGGTGGCCATCTTGGCCAGCTCCTCGGGCGCATCGACCTTCAGCGCCACGGCCGCGTCGGTCCCCTCTGTACCCGCGGCGGGCACCATGATCAGCGCGCGCGGGTCATCCTTGGGATCCTGGTCGGTGGCCAGGGTCGCCCGGTCATTGACCATGGCACGCAGCAGCAGCTCGCCGTGGTCGATCCAGCCCTGGAGCATCTCGCCCGTGGCCTCGTTCACCGGCGCCTCATCCGTGCCGGGCACGAACTCGTTGCCCTCACACAGGCTGTTCACCCGGTCCTGGGCCTGAGCCAGCGCCTGGGCGAAACGAACGACGTGCGGGGCCTCGATCTCGTGCTCCGCCTCCGCCTTGGCCAGGTCCTCGACCGTGTTCGCCACGTGGTCGGCGAACTCGCCCAGCGACTTGGTCAGCAACGCTTCCGCGTCGGGAGCGCCACTGGCCAGGATGCCGGTGACGCTCTCACGGGCACGCGCGATCATCTCCTCACGTGTCATCGTGAGAGCTCCTTTCTGCATGGAACCGCCAAAAAACAGGCGCCGGCCGAGCCGACCAAACTGAGTTCCCGTGGCGGCTCCCCGGGAACGTCCGACACGCCGACGGCGCATCGCGAGATCAATGGCGGTCATCCCCGTCGTCGGTGACGACGACTGGGTCCACCCTGCCCCGCATTCCATGATCAGGGCTGGAAGAAGCGCTGGATCCGCGCCGCGGCCTCTTCGCCGTGGCGGCTGGTGACGAAGCGGTAGACCGCGCCCCCGGCCTCCTCGCCGGCGACGGCGCCAGCGACACCCCCGGCGAACGAGCCGGCCGGGCCGCCCGCGGCGCCGGCGGCGGCGCCTCCGAGTGTGCCCAGGATGTTGCCCGCCAGGCGCATGCTCTCCTCTATGGCGGGGCGCAGCGGCTCTTCGTAGGTGCCGGGGGAGGGCTTGCCCGCCACCTTGTAGCCAGCGTTGGCCACCGCTTCGCCGCCGACCTTGCCGGCCGAGCCTGCGACGCCCGAGGCCGCGAGCTTGACCCCGAACCGGCCGGCCCGGGCGACGATCCTGCCACCAGCGGGCAGGAACCGCTCGGCCGCCTGCCAGGCGGCGGTGCTCGAGGCGATGCTGCCCAGGTTGCCCAGCGCACGCACGGGCTCGAAGGGCGAGCGCTCCTCGCCCGTGTGCGCCCTGCTCGCGGCGAGGCCTTCGGCGACACGACCCGCCCGCTCGCCGTGGCCGCCCTTGGGAGCGAACTCGCCGCCCGCGATGCTGCCCTTGGCGTGACGCACGAACTTCGACTCATCCCAGGCCTTGGCCAGGCCGGCTCCGGCATCGAGCTTTTCGATCAAGATCCGGCCCGTGGACTTGATCGAGTTCAGCATGCGTCGGCGCACGAGGCCCAGCAGCTCGGTTTCGTCGAGCGCCTGGTTGCGGGCGCGTTCGATCTCGTAGAGATCGCCCGCCAGCTCGGCGATCTGGTTTGAGAAACTCTGCCGCTGCTTCTGCGGATCATCGGAGGCGCCGAAACCCCTGAGGGTGCGCTGCCACTGGGCGCTCTGCTGTTCGTCGAAGCTGTAGGAATTGACGGCGCTCAGGATCTCCGAACCGAACTTGTCCAGCCGGATTTTCACCTCAGGCGCACTCGCTGCGCGGGCAGAGAGCACCGGCACCTTGGGTGCGGTCGGCGTCACCACCGGCGTGTCGGCCGTGGCACCCCGGATCGGCCTGGACGAGATGATGCCGTAGGCACTCTTGGCCTCGCTGTCGTTGAGGTCGCCGCGCAGATGCAGGGTGCCGACCAGGCGGCGCATGTCGTTGCGCTGGTCCTGGTTGGCGAAGTCGCGCCAGCGATCGAGCTCGTTGCGCACGCGCTGCTTGATCCCCGTATTGGCGTCGGCGCCGGCGGCGATGCCGCCCTTGCCGAAGAACAGGTCGACGCGATCGTCCAGGGTCAGCAGCCGCGCGTCTTTGTCAAACAGGCTCGAGAGCGCCTTGAAGTAGTCGTTCTGCCCGAGCGAGTCGCGCTCCTGCCGCCGCATCCTCGCGATGGCCCGACGACGAACCGAGAGGGCCTCGGCGTTGCCGGCCCTCACCTCGTTGGGCACGCCACCCTTGCCCAGGAACTGGAATCGGCCAGCATCGTCGGCGTCACCGTTCTCGATCTTCTTCGCCTGGAAGGCCGCCGAGATGGCCTTGCCGATGGTCTGCCTCGAGGCGTCATTCTCAGGCTGGAAGGCGTTCTCGCGCCTACCCTGGTCGCGCTGCTGCCCCTGCTGCTGGCCCGGCCTTTCGTACAGGGTGCCGAAGCGAAGTGGGGTCTCGACCCCGCCCTTGATCTCGTAGCCCGAGGCCCACTTGCGCTGGCCGTCGTTCGCATCCACGAAGGTGACGCCGATCCGGCCGTCGCCGTTCGACTGGATCTCGGAGACGGGCTTCAGCTCCTTGCCCGGACGCTTCCAACGGTCGCCCCACTGGGGCAGCAGCGCATCGTCGGTGATCTTGATCACCCCGGTGGCGCTGAGCAGGCCCAGGGTCTTCAGGCTCGCCTTCTTGGGCGAAAATTTCCAGGTTCCGTCGGACTGCTTGTCGTAGGCGATGCCGCTCAGCAGCTCGCGGGCTCGACCGCGAAGCTTGACGGCGCTGTTGGAGATCGAGGTAAGCCAGGCGCTGGCCTGGTGATGGAGACCGCGGTCGAGCAATTTGGGAACCTTCTTCAGGTCCTTCAGCACCTCGGCCTTGTAGCGCCCCGCGGCCTCGGCCGCGCGCATCAGAGCGGCGCCCGCGCCCTCGGGCAGCGTCGCGGGCGCCAGCTCACGCAGCTGGCCCAGAGCACGGCTCACCTCGGCCTCGGCGATCTTGCGCACCTGCAGCGCCTCGATCTTCGCGGTCTGGGCAAACCTGGTATCAACCTCGTCCAGGATGCGCGCGCGCACCTGGCGCAACGCCGCCTCATCGGGTGGCGGCTTCAGGAAGATAGCCTCACCCTTCGGCGGCTGACCCGCCAGGCGAAGCCCGCTGGTGGTGACCTCGTCGACGATCTTGGGCATCGGGATCTTCGCGTGATCGGCCGCGGCCTGGGCCAGGGTCGTGTGCCCACTCGCCTGGGTCTGGTGCTTCATCTCCTCCACCAGATCGTCGAAGGCCTTGGTCGCCTGCTTGAGCTTCTTCTCGATCTCGGGCACCGCCTTGGCCGCGGCATCGCGCGCGCGGTGCAGCGCCAGTTCGTCGGGATCGCCGGTCTTGATCGTCTCGATCGAGGCCTTGTGGGCCGCAGCATACTCCCGCCCGAGTTCCAGGAACCGGTCGACCTTCTTCTGGGCCTTGCCGTCGAGCTTCAGCACCGCCGTGGGCACGGCCAGCGCTTCGGTGCCCGCCGTGCCCCGCGCGAGGTTAGCGCGCCCGAGAAAGTCCTTCAGCTCACCCAGGTCGGTCTTCAGGGCCTGCCCCACGGCAGTGTGGTCCGACAGGCTCTTCTCGGCCTCGAGCTTGGCCTTGTCGCGCACGTCGCCGAGCGTCTTGACCGCGCGATCGAGCCGCTTCTGGTCCCAGCCGGCCTTGAAGGCCCCCTTGTTGGGTCCCGAGAGGGTCATCGCCTCCTTGGTCACGGCCGCGACCTGGCGCGCGTGCGCCTCGTCGATCTGCAGGCGCATCCAATTCGCGGGCGAGCCCGCGGCGGCTGCGATGTCGTCGTCGAACTGCTTGCCCACACGATTGCGGGTCTCGGCCAGGGTCATGCTCTTGGTGGGCAGTGCGATCCGCGCCTTGCGGCCCACCTCGGGGAATTCCCTGGTCAGGTCGATGTTGCCGCCGACACTGATGCCCGTCTTCTGCGCCCGAGCGGTCAGCTCGCGTTCGACCCGGGCCTGGAACTGGTCGAGGTTGCCGCGCGCCTTGTCCGCGACATCGCGGATCACGGCCGAGGCGGCCTTCATGTTGCCGCGGCGCAGGCCGAGCACGACGGCCGTGCCCGAGGCGAGGCCGCCGGCGACGCCGACCATGAAGGCCGCCTTCTCGCGGCTGGTGAAGCGGCCCTCGGCGTCGCGATAGGGGTTGCCCGCGGCATAGGTGGCACCACCCGCGGCGAGGCCCCCGGCGGCGGCGGCCGTGGCGCCCGCGATGGCGCGGCCCGAGGCGCCGACGATGGCCCGGCGCACCTTGCCCGTGCCGTAGCGCACCACGGCCGGGCCGATTCGGCGCTGAAACCGGGAAATTGCTTGGTTGGCGATGCGGGCCATCGAGGCCGCGCTCGGCACCGTCGCCTTTGCCAGGTCTTGCAGATAGGCGGCCTTGACCAGCGCCAGCTCCTCGGAGCCGGCAACGGCAGCCAACAGGTCCTCGCCCTGGGCCATGCGCTTGACCAGCGCGGCCCCCGCGTCGACCTTGTCCACCCGGCGCGGAAACAGGCTGTCGAGCACCGGGCCCACGGCGCCCGCGGCGTGGTACAGACCGGTGCCATACGCAACGCCCGGAACGGCGGCACCGGCAAGCCACACAGCCTTGGGCCCCCCTGTCTTGCGGGCCGCGGCCAGCACACGGGTCCGCGCCGCGGTCCAGGCGCGCATGCCCAGGTCGGCGGCCACGCGCGCACCATGGTCGGCGCCGTTGGCAGAGCCGCGGACAAACCGGCGATAGGCCTCACGCGATGGCGGCCGCAGCCCGAAGGCCAGCGCGGCCCGCCCCAGCAGGGGGCGCGTCGCCGTCGTGGCCAGCAGCACGGGCACGCCGACCGCGACCTTGGCGGCGTTGCCGGCCACGGCGCCCGCGACCCTGCGGCCCGTGCCGCTGAAGGCGCGGTTCGCCAGGCCAGATCCCCAGGAGGCGGCACCAAGGCCGACGCCCGCAAGGCCAGCCAAGGGGGCGCCCAGGGTGGTGAAGCGCGTCTCGGGAATGACCTGGGTGTGGGCCGCCCGGTACTGGTCGTCGCGCTCCATGTCGGCCCGGTGACGCTCGGGCGACTTGCCCCCGCCCTTGGGTGCGAAGCGGCCGCCGTTGTCGCGGCGGTGCTTCCACTCCTCGAAATCCTCGGCCTTGGCCAGGTGGTCGACGAAGGCATCGACCTTGGCCATGGCGCTCTCCTTGTCGCGCCAGCCGCGGCCGTGAACGGTCTTGACGTCGGCCAGGCGCAGGCGTCTGCGCGGGTCGGTCTCGGCTTCGTTGTGGGCGATGACGCGCTTGTTCAGGGCTTTGATGACCCAGGCGTCATAGACCGGCTTGGTCACAGCGGCTCAGGCGCTCTTGCGCCGGCGGCGCCAAGCCAGCAGGCCGCCGCCGATCGCAGCGGCACCCACGGCAGCACCAGCGAGACTGCGGATCTTTCCCCCGGCGCGCTTGAAGCCACGAACCCCATGGTAGGCCCCACCAACGGCGCTCGCGGCGCGCGATGCGCCCAGGGCGCGGCCGTTGTCATAGGCGATGCGGGCCGCGCGCAGCCCGGAACCGAGCGCGCCCTTCTCCATCTCACCGTAGGTTCGAGGCGCGGCCTTCACCAGCGCGCTGTAGCTCGGCGGGGGCGCCGGGGGCGCCAGCTCTGCATAGGTCCGGGCGCGGCCCCTGAGCTCCAGCTGTCCGGTCATGCCGTCGGCCTTCACCAGGTCGATGATCCGGCAGGTCGGGATGCACGGACTGTCCACGAGCGAGACCTCGGCGACCCGGGGCGTGTAGCGCGTGTGCTCGCCGTCCTTCCAGCGATGCGCGTAGGAGCCGCCGACGGAAAGACCTGTATAGACCCCCTCAAGGCACTTAGCCCATTCCACATCGTCAACGACCTTGGCGCAGATATCGATCGCCTTCTCGCCGTCGTTGTAGGTTAGATCGACAAGCTTACCGGCGACGCCATCTTTCTTGTGCATGACGCGCAGGTTGCCCTTACTCAGGCCTCCGGTGGCATCCTCGAAGCCCTTCGACCACGCCTGGAACGCTGGCTTGGCCGTCGCGTAGTCGAGAATCTCGCCAGACTTGTCCGGCACCTCTTGCACCGCACGCCCGAAGATCAATCGGCGTTCAACGTCGATTTTGGTGAGGGGGATCGTGATGTTCATGTGCCGACCTCTTTCGCAGCGCGGCGCTGGCGCCAGATTTCACGCATCCGAGCGGCGATCGCCACCCGTTGTTCCTCAGGCACCGCTTTGCCTTTTCGGGCCGCGCTCATGCGCGTCCTCGTTTCATCGGACATCTTTCGCCCACGCAGCTTTGCGGCCTGCCGCGCCTGAACCTCAGGAGAAAGCGGCGGCCGTTTCCAGCCGGACGCGATGAGGGCGAGCTTCCCAGCAACTGCATTTGCGATGCGCTCGGGCGAAAGCTTACGACCTGTGAGTTTCGCCCGAATGGCCTCACGCTGTGCCTCAGGGATGATCCGTCCCTTGTGGATCGCAGAGATCTTCCGCTTCCACTCCTCGCTTTTCGGCCGTCCACGACGCTGCACCGATAGCTTCTGCTTTGTGGCCTCGGTGTGCTTCACACCCAAGCAGTTCGCAGCCGTCGGCGACACATTGTAACCGACAGATGGATCCCACGATTTGTGCAGATCTAGATGTGCCTGCTCGCGCACCAGCATCTGATCGACATCACAGAGCTCGATGACAGTGACCGCGAACGCCGAAGGCCCGTGCTTCACCCACGCACGTTGGAGCAACAGGCTATGGTGAAGACCTTGGTTAAGGTCGGTGACGTGCTTGAACAATCGGGCGCGCATGTTGCGGCTGCTGCCGATGTAGACCTTGCCAGATCCAGCGTGGCAAACCTGATAGATGCCGCTCGCAGGGGGCAGATGAGCAAGGTCCACGTCAGGGCCTCAGCGGTTGGCCCAACGGTCCTGGGCGGCCTTGCGCAGGTCGACCGCGGTGTCGGCCTTGTGGGCACGACCCATGCCGCCAGTGCGCTGGTTGTACACCGAGCCGCCGATGCGGATCGCCGCCTTGGCCGCCGCGTTCGCGTTTTCACGGATGCTGCCCTTGACCGCGACCTTCTTGGCCCGGATGCGGCCGCCGTTGCTGGCGTGCAGGCCCGCGTTCTGCGAGCCCACACCCTTGCCCGCCGCGGCGGGAATCACGCCCTCGGTCGCGGGCTTCAGTTTGGCGCCCGCCTGGCTCTTGTGGGTGCCGATCAGCGGATTGACCGAGCGGAGCATGCCGCCGAGCATTTTCTTCATCGGATCATCGGCGGCCCAGGCGTCGAGCAACTGGCCCTGGGCGTCGGCATCACCGGCGAGCTTGCTCAGCTGGGCACCGATGTTGGCCGACTGGGCGAGACGGATCATCTCGCGCTGGCGGTCCGCTTCCGGAAGCTCTGCCATGGCCTGGGCGATCTTCTCGAGCTGGGTTTCGAGGTCGTTCATCGTGGTCTCCTTGTTCAGGTCGGTGGTGGCGTCGGCCTTGTTGGAGCGCGTGGCCCGGTAGGCGCCATAGCCCGCAGCGCCCGCGCCGGCGGCAACGCCGCCGTGGAAAGCGCCGACACCCAACCTCCGACCGAGCTTCATCGCGCCCATGATCTTCCTCGGATTGGTGGGCGTCCGCCTGCCCTGGAAGTCACCCATGGCCAGCGCACCGGTGGCACCGGCACGGTTGGCCCCAACGCGGTAGCGGGCGACGCCAGCCTTCACCGCGCCCTGAGCACGCCCCAGGACGCTCATGACACCTGCCATGCTGGCCTTGCGCAACAGGCTGTCGCCAGCCCACTTCGCGAGCTCGACCTCTTCATCGGGGCGCGTGCCGTTCTTCTCCAGCAGGCGGCCGACCTCGATTGCATATCGATGCGCCAGCAGCGCCTGGCCCTGGCGCTCATGCTCGGGCACCAGGGCGAGCAGGGCCCCCACCTCGGGCATCAGGTTCGGATCCTCGATCTTCTCGACGCCAACGCGGTTCATGCTCTGATCTTTCCTGGGTGAAAGGCGGCCCTCGATGGCGCGGACGATGCCGATGCCGCCGACGGCGCCGGCCGCGGCAGCAACGGTGGGCAGGCTGACCTTGAGGCCCAGGCGACCGATGTGTCCGGCCCCGGCCTTGACCCGACCGACGGCGCTGGCGCGCAGCTTCGCGTTCCTGACTCGGCCGATCGCGCGGAAGACCCTGACCTTGGCGCTCATGACGAAGCCTCCTGGACCGCGCGCTCCACGGCGCGCGCTTTCGCAACCGGCGCCCAGGAGATGGTGCACCGACAATTCACGGTATGCTTGGCCGCCGCCTCCGGATCATGCGGATGCCGGATCGTGCTCCCGTCCGAACAGACGAAGGGCGTGTCGATCCCCACGACCGAGCGGCCATTGAGCTCGACGTGCAGGTCGCGCGTGCGGGCGTCCCGCGTGGCCACCCAGGTCTTCACCAGGGTCATCGACGGGTTCTCCGTCAGCCAGGCGCGGGCGGCCGCGACGTTGCCCAGATTGGTGGCCCGCAGCGCCTCGGTCCGGGAGATCGTCGTCGCCCGGAAGGCCAGGAAACGGCGGTAGTAGCCGTCGACCATGCGGTCCACGCGCTCGGGCGTCAGATTTTGGTTACGGTCGATCGCGGCCTGGAAGGTCCGGTCGAAGCGACGGTCGCGCAACTCGCGCCGCAGCGCCGACGGATCGAGGGTCTCGAGCTGCCGGCGATAGCGCTGCACCTGCTCGGCCTGCCAGGCGGTCAGCCCCACGGTCTCACGGATGTCGCGGGCCATGTCCTGGGTCGGGCGGCCCTCGGCGGTGCCGCGGAGCAGGATCGTGCGGATCGCCTGGGTCTGCTCGCCCGAGATCTCGCGAACCAGATCGAGGCGGTATCGCCGGAGTTCGCGCTCGACCAACGGATTCCGCAGGTCGAACGACACGGCGAGGCGCCGCTCCCGATCTGGTCCACCCGACGGATCAAGCTGGCCAATGGCCTCACCCGCCCCGCCCGAGAAGAGATCGTCCAACACTTCGGTGGAGCGGTCAATGTCGTCGGCCGCCTGAGCGGGTGTGGCGGCCGCGGTCTCGCGCGCACTGCGCCAGCGCTGAAACATCCGCAGCAGGGCCTCGGCCAGGGCGCCCTCGAGGTCGGCCTTCGCGAGTGGCGCGCTTTTCCCGAGCGATTCCTGCAAATCTTTGCGCTTGACCGCGAGCGCCCCCACCCCAGCGCCGACCAGGGCGCCGACCAGGGCCGTGCGGTTGCGCAGCCGCCTGGCCCGCGACAGCGCCCAGGCCGAGAGACGCCCCACGTCCTGGCGCAGCTTGGCCCGCGCCGCGGCCTCGGCCCGGACGGTTCGGGCGCGGGCGACACGCTCGATCCTGCCGATCGCCCGCGCGGTCTTCGCCGCGATGGCCTTGCGCTCGACCGCGATCGCGGTGGCGATCTGTTTCTTGGTCCAGCCGCCCCTGAACACAGACTTGGTGTGCGCCCTGACGTCGGACTCCGCGGGCGCTCCACGCGCCTTCGGCGCATCCAGCTCGATCCCGGCGTTGCCCTTGGCCTTCCGCTTCCCTGGGGCGACGAGGGCCGCGCCCGGGGTCTTACGGTTCCGGAACGCCTGCAGCTCGTTCTCGGCCTCCTTGAGGTAGACGTTGAGAGCCCGCTCCTGACGGTGGCCGCCCTGCGCGTCCTTGAACTCAGGGAAGTCGGCGGCTGGATCAACGTAGAGGTCGGCACGCATGCTCTTGATGCTCTGGACCCGCCGGGCGAGCCGCTGCTCGATGAGCTTGAGCACCTGGTTGTTGTTGACCGTGCCGATCGTCGGAAGGTGGCCGAAGCGCTGCACACGCCGGGCGGCTGCGGAGAGGGGACGCTCCTGCAACCCCATGCCGGGCATGGCGCGGCGCGTGCGCTCGCGGTTGAGCTCGTTGGCCACGGCGCCGCGCACGGGCGCGCCCGAACCCCGTATCCACTTCTCGCGCTCGGCGAAGTCGTTCTGCAGCAGGTTGGCCCAGCCACGCACCTGGGTGCGCGCGCGGTCCACCGCGGTCTGGGCATCGACGGCCCGGCGCTGGGCCGCGTCGAGCACCCGGCGTTTGAACGTCCGGTCGGCGACCTCGTGGGCGACCAGGGCGGCGGCCCCGGCCCCGGCCAGGGCACCGACGCCCGCGGCGGCCCAGCGCGCGCGGGCCGCGTCCCGGCGCTGCTGGATCTCGGCCTCGGAGAGCGGGGCGCCCGCGGTACGCTTCTCGAGCATCAGCGCCGCCAGATCGGCGAGGTCGCGATGTTCTGGCTGAGGCGTGTGCGCTGGTATCGCGCGCGCTGCGCGATCTCCGAACGCCGATCGGCCAGGGCCTTCTGGGCCAGGGTGGTGGGCGGGCGCATCTGCGGCTGGTTGTTCAGGGCCGCGCCGGCCCAGCGGGCGCGGCGGGCCACGGTGGTCGTGTCGATCGCCACCAGTGTGGCCAGGCCCTTGCGCAGCACCAGGTCGGCGAAGGCCTTGGCCACCCGCTCCTCCGGCGAGGCGCGCCGCCCCATCGACAGGGCGATCGCCATGGCCTGCTGGCGGTCCTTGACCACGGGGCCGTTGCGACCCGAGCGGAGCCGGCCGCGCTTGAACTCGCGCATGATGTCCGCGACCTTGACCGGGTCGGGCGCCCGCACCGCGTAGTCGGCGAGCTCGCTCCGCGGCGCCATCCTGACGCGCGCCTGACCCTCGGTCGGCAGCACCTCCTTGAGATCGGCGCTGGCCATCTCGACGAAGGGCAGGAGCCGGGGCTGGCCCAGGCGGGCACCCCGATAGGTGCGCGTGCCCTGGTCGAGCATGGTCTGGCGCACCGCGTAGTCATAGGCGGCGCGCACGTCGCCTGGATCATCGGTCTCGCCGATGAGGCCCTTGGCGCGCGCGGCCTCGATCAGCCCATCGCGCCGGGCGCGGGCCGCGCCGACGGCCTTGATCTTCACGTCGGTCCGCCCGTCCGCGAAGGGGGTGCCGAAGGCGGCACGGATGCTCGCCAGGGCCGGACCCTGCTCGGCCCCGAGCTCGTTGGCCATGCGCTTGCGCGCATACCGCATGAACGGCAGCAGCGGCGTCAGCTCGACCTTGGTCTCAGCCGAGAGCTTGTAGTCATAGCGGTGCAGGCCAGCGTCGTGCTGGGCCAGGGAAACCGCGTGCGCATAGGCAAGGCGCACGGCCCTGGGGGTGGCGCCCTCGGGGATCAGACCCCGCTCGGCCGCGCGCTCGAGGTATGCTGGCCGGCGATCGCGCGCGATGGCCTGGGCCGCCTGGCGCAGCCCCGCGTATTCCGCGGCGGCCATCTTGCGCGGCCGCTGCGGCAGGTGATCGACCTCACCGAAGGTGCTGGTCGGGGCCTCGGTCGCCGAGGCCATGCGGAACACCTTGGACGAGGCGTAGCGGGTGCGCACCGGCGCCGCAGATGGGACCTGGCCGGGCTGGCGCTGGCTGGGGCCGCCCCCCTGGTCGGCGAAGCGACCGGCCCGGTCGCGGCGAACCCGCGCCTCGTCGAACATCTTCAGCAGCGCCCCGACCTCGGCCAGATCGCTCTTGATCAGGTCAAGGCGCACGCGCGTCAGGCCGGGAAAACGGCGGCGTCGAGCTCGTGGTGGGGCGCGTCCCAGCCCCAGTCGATCCCGTGCTTCATCGGCACCTGCAGCTTCAGCGCCGCGCTGCGCACAGCCAGGTTGATGAAGTCGAAATCCTCGGGCGCCATCTCAGGGATCGGCCTCTCCGAGATCGGGTAGATGTCCACCGCGTGGCCGGTCAGATGCCGGCTCTGCAGCGTCTTGGTCCGCCCGGCCGCATAGAGCTCCTTCTGGCGCTCGAGACTGCGCCGGCCCTCGCTGATGAACCAGCCCTCGGCGCCCGTGAACTCGCTGGCCGCGAGCTCGAGCACCGCCACCAGCTGGGAGTGCAGGCCCTGCATACGCAGGCGGTCGCGATCGGTCAGTTCCATGATGGCCTCACATATCGATGTGGAAACAGGTGCCGCCTCACTTCGCGAGGCATGCCTGGAGTTCGCGCTTCAGGCGCTCGACCTCGAGCATCAGCTGCGGCGCCGCGGCCGCGAGGGCCGCCGAGGTCAGCGCGCTGTCGGGTCGGTAGATGTCGGACCAGTGGGGACCCTGAAAACCGATATACGGGTTGGGCGCCAGACGCTCTTCCATCGGGGCGTTCCTCACGTTGAACCAGGAGCGACGTACAGACAGAGGACTTGCCCGTTGGGTCGAATGCACAGATGCCAGTCGCCGTCGCCGCTGCGCCGGATCCGCGGATCCGCGGGCACAAACAGGTCGTCCACCGCATAGGGCCGAGGGTGCGCCCCCAGGGGCAGCACCACCCGATAACCCTGGGGCGTGATGCTGACGAAGCGCGCCTCGATCATCGCGCAGTCGTTGTGCGCGGCGCAGCACTCGTTGGGATACTCCCAACCTGAGGGCGCCTGGTGCGCCCAGGCGGGCACCACCAGGAGAAGAAGCGCGAGCGCCCTGATCATCGGGGGGGTATGCCGTTCACGAAGCCGGGCAGCACGACGCGGTAGCGCGGCACCCGATGGTCGGTCGCCTTGATGCGCTCGATCTCCGGAATCACGGTCACCCCCACTTCTGCCCAGGCGGCAGCGATCCGGCAGGCCAGGATGGCCGCCCCTTCCCTGGTTCCAAAATCCTTGGTCCGATGGTCACCCTGCGAACGCCCGCAGAACTTCGGATGCCGCCAGCTCATGAACCACGGGCGAGCTGCGAGGCCTCGTCGATCGCCTGGTGCATGAACGCCGCCATCGTACCAGACGGAGGGTCGGACTCCTCCTCATCGACCAGGGCCTCGGCGCGGATCATCGCCCTGGGCGTCAGCGCCCCGTCGACGAAGTTGCGCAACCCGGGCGGCAGCTGCTCCAGCACCTGGGCGGCGGTCTGGCCAGAGATGCCGGCCCCGGGCGCACCCCCTGGGATCGGATTGCCCATCGCATCCACCGCTGGCGGGGCCTGGGGCATGGTCAGACCCTGGGCGATCGCCTTCTTCATGTCCTCGACGGTCATGAAGCCCAGGGGGCCGATGCCAATGCGGATGTGCGGCAGCCCCAGGGGCTCGAGGCCGAGCTCCTCGCGCACCTCGTCGAGCGACTTGATGCCCCGCTCCATCATCTGCAGGTCCATGGACAGCTGCTCGGCCTGGTCGAGCTTGCGGATGCTGTCGAAGACGAATTCGAGGCCCGGCTCGTTAAAGGCGACCTCGATGATGCGATCCATGAGGCCCTTGAGCCAGGCCATCATCGGCAGCAGCCCCTCTTCGAGGGCCGAAGCGTTCGCGGTCTCGGCCGTCGCGCGGTTCTGCATCCGGATGAACGGCAGTGCCGGCAGGCTGAAGGCGTACATGATCACCCGGGCCAGCCACTCGTCATACTGGTCCATCAGGCCCGTGCCTGCGCTGGCGCCGGTCATCACGGGGTTGATCCCCGCGGGCACGAATTTGGCGCGGCGGCGCAGGCTCGGGTTGCCCTCGATCATCGCATCCCAGTAGGTCTGGAATTCCTTGATCTGCGCGGGCGTCCAGGTCTCGGGCACCGAGATGATCGAGTCGGGCATATTGCCCGCCGTGTAGTAGTCGAGCTGGCTGAGCTGGCGACGAAGCCCGATGTTCACGGTCATCAGCACCTGCTCGACCGGGGACATGCCGTAGAAGCGGCTGCTGCGCGGATTGCGCGGCATGTAGATCAGCTCGTCCGCCGTGTAGTTGGCGACCACGACGCCCTTGAGCACCTGCTGGTAGGCCGGCTCGGGCGGCATCGGCGCCCGGCCCGTGCCATCGACCAGGACCTTGATGGTCGCGCCGTCGACCACGTCGAGCGAGTAGAGGTCGCCGCCGACGGTCTTGCGCACGAACACCGCGGGCGCGTCGATCACCAGCTGGTCCTCGATGAGCTCGCGCATCCAGCTTTCCCAGGGCAGGCGCCGGTCGGGGCTGCGCAGGCAGCGTTCGATCTCGGCGCACCGCGGGGTCGCCTTACGGAAGCGCTTCTTCGCCCCCTCCTGGCGGGGCAGGATCGACCACTCGAGCTTGGCCATCTGGTCCTTGCGGGTTTCGATCGCGAGCCGCATCAGGTCGTAGCCCGTGGTCGGGTCGGCCATCCGGCGCAGGATCTCGAACGAGATCGGCTCGGACGAGCGGGGCCGGTAATTCTGGTTGAGCGCGAAGGGGTAGTCGGTGGCGCGGCCCTCGACCTCGGTGCGATCGGCCACCACCGGGGTGAGCGGCTGGCCCGGCCCGAAGAAGGGCTCGCGCCGCACCCTGGGCATGGGCTGATTGGTCTCGGTCCCGAGGCTGCCGAGGTCGGCGCCCTGGATCGGGGGGCGCGCCTCTCCGCGCAGGGGGAAGCCGATGCCGGCGACGACGCGACGGATGAACTCGGGCGCGATGAGCCTAAGGATGCCGCGGGCCGATCCCGGCGGCAGTCCCGTGTTCTCGTCTGGCACTGCGGCTTACCAGAGCAGGATGATCGACGCCGTCGTGCCGGGCAGGACCGCGGCCAGGCGGTAGGGGTAGAAGGCCCCGGCCGAGCAGGCGAAGGTCACCGACTGGCTGCCGCTCTTCATGCGGCAGACGACGTCACCGGCGACGTTGCAGTGGAAGCCCCTGATCGTGACCGCCATGTCGGAGGCCGAGGGGGTGGCGGCCGCGGCGTTCTCGGCTGGGCCAGCGGGGCCGGGCGACATCGGGAACGGATCTATCGGCATCGTCGGCCTCCTCGCGGCAGCGGCGTTCTAGCGAAGGTCAGCTTGGGATCGGGTGCACGGTGGGAGAACGGCGAGACCTGTTCCCAACAAGCGCGCTCGGCCAGCACGCGATGGGTCTCCGGGGGCAGTGAATCCAGGCTCGGCCAGGCCTCCAGCCAGCCTGACCGGCTCCCAATGAGCGCGGCGCGGACCTCGACGGCCATCTGGCGGCCGTCCTCGTAGGTCTGCTGCAGGAACGTAGGCCATTTCTCATACTCGACGGGCCAGCCCAGGTTCTGGCGCACATGCTCCCAGCCGAGCATCAGGGCCATCTTCTTGATTGGATTGTCACCCACGAGGGCCTTCAGGAGCTCACTCGAGCTCCTAGGGTACAAACAGAGTTCACACTGTGAATTCGCCCCCTTAGGCATGCCCATATCCCGGGGCGAGGCTGGCGAACAGCGCGTTGGGAACGATCAGCCCCAGGTCCGAAACCTGGTTGGCATCCAGAGCGACCAGGCCTCCCTGGGAGTGGACGATCACCTTCGGGTCGCCCTGCGCGTCCGTCTGGCGACCGTGCAGGGCAAAGACCAAGGGGGCCGACTTGTCAGCCGGGTAGACGAGCACCAGACCCGCCTGCGCCATGGTCAGGCCCGGCCGCTCTGGCGACTGAAGCTGGCGCACCTCATTGGTCATTCCGTTTCTTCCTTGCGCTTCTGGTAGGCGACCTCGCAGTGCGCGGCGCAATAGGGGCGCCCCTCGACCGAGGGGCTACCGCAGAACCAGGCGCGCGGGTGGGCGCGCCAGTCACGCACGGGGAACGCACAGCGTCGCGGGACCGGCAACACCGTCGGCGCCTTGTAGGTGCCGGCCACGGAGCGCTGGGCGAGGTTCTTCGCCCTGGTGATGTTGGCCCGCAGTCGGACTTCAGCCTGATCTGGCACCGGTGTCGGCTCGGGGGCCTTGGCCTCAAAAACACCCGGCGCCTGGGGCGTCCGGGCGCCGGGGCGGCGCGTCAGGCCCCCTTGGTTCGCTGGGGCGGCCGACGCGCCCCCTGGAGGCGCCCCGGATCGGGCGCCGGTCCCGCGCCGGGGGGGGCGCCCCCCTCGCTCGGACCAGTGTTGTGTCTCGCGCACCCCGCTGGGCAGCCTCGTCTGCCCGCCGGTTTCGACCAGGGTGATTCGCCGGCTGTTGCCGAAGCGCTCGACCCTGATCAGCTTCATGGCCTTCAACTGGTTCAGCTTCTCGACCACGGTGACGGCGTTGATGTCCCAGCGCGCCCCAAGATCGCTGTTGGTCGGGAATGACCGGCCGGCGGCGATGCAGGCGCGGATTTCATCCATCAGGGCCGCGCGCAGCCAACCGGGATCGATGCGTGCGCGCGGCATCAGCGGATCACGCCGCGGGCTTTCCGTCCTTGCCACCGCGGTGGATCGTCATGTTCACGACCTTGCTGCTCACCGCTTTGTCCGGCATGGCGAGCACGCACATGGTCAGCGCGATCAGGCCGAGCGAGAGCGCGCACATGAGGATGAAGATCCATGCGGCGGTCGCGACCGCCGCGGCCAGGGCGCAGAAGGCGACGACGACCACAAAGGGCATCGCGACCAGGGCGAGGCAGAAGCGGACCAGCACGTTCATCGGCCGTCGCCTTCGGGCATCTGCATCACCCAGTGGCCATAATCGAGGAACAAGCCGATCGAGCGACTGAGTTTTTTCAGCTCGTCGAACGACTGGTCGTCGACGACGTTGAGCGAGCCGCGGCTGATGAAATCCTTCGCCCAGTGAAGGGCGCGCTCGCGGTTGGCGACGCTGATCGGTCTTGTTGAGGGGTCGTTACAAACGAGCAGGCCGAGTGAGTCTTTGCCGGTCTGCATGTATTCCCAGGCGCTTCGAAAGGCCTCGACCTGGTCGTCGTTCCAGTAACTGGGAACCCCGAGCTCGATCACACGCGGAGCGGCGCTCATGGCACGCTCCGGCGCGAGTTGCTCTGGCCCTGCTGCGCGCGCCACTCCTCCTCGCAGTCGCGGGACACGCGCGTGAGCCGCACGCCCGTCGAGGCCGTGACGAGCGAACCGAAAATGACGCCCAGGCCGATCCCCATCAGCGGGCCGACCACATGGACCGGCGCCTCGACCAGGCCGCACATGACCGCGAACCAGACGCAACCGATGCCGGCGGCCACCAAGGGCGGGGTGAGCACCCTGACCACGTGGCTCATGGCCACGATGGGCATCAGCTTTGCCGCCGATCTGATCTCGCGCTCCGAGATCGGGCACAGCACCTCGAGATTCCAGACCATCGCCACCCCCTTATCGATTCCACCAATGGGGGCATGATAACATCAAAATGTGTTATCGGGTCAAGCGCGCCGAAGGGCCTCGATCTCCTCGAGCGCCAACCCCGTGGCGACCGCAATCTCTGGGTCGGCCATCTGGCCCTGGGCGATCAGCTCGCGCGCGCGCTTCAACATCGCGTCGCGGAATTCGGCGCGCATCAGGTCGAGCATGCCCTGCTGGTTCTGGGTCAGCAGCCGGTGCGCGCCCGTGGCGGCGTCCACCTGGTCGTCGTGCGAGGCGTTGGGGAACATCTGCATCTCGACCAGGAACTCTTCGTTCCAGTCGGCGCGCAGCAGCAGCAGGTTGCCCGCCTCCACCTGGGGGGCCAGGATCTCGGCGCGGGTGAACTTCGATCCCGTCTCGGGCTCCGACACGACCATGTAGCCGTTCAACATCGTCGTCAGCGCCCTGATCTGGGCCTTGCCCGCCTGACCGGGATCCTGGCTCAGCCCGATCGTGACCCCCGTACCATCGAGCTGCGCGGTCGCGAGAAGGAGCTTCTCCACCCCAAGGGGCGACAGGCGCTCCCGGATCACCGAGCTGATGACGAACCGCCCGTCGGGCAGGCGGCCCATCCTGACGCCCACGGTGTAGTCGGGGTCGCCCCCGGGCTTGGGCTCGGTCCCCGCCAGGTCCCAGCGGCGGACCCAGCTGATGACCCCGGGCGGGATGGCCTCGCCGATGATGAAGTCGGCGCGCTTGAACAGCCCGCCCTCGCGCGCCGTGGGGCGCTGCTGCTGCTGACCAGCGAAGGCATAGGCCCCGAGGGTCTGGCGCTGACGCTCGATCGCCTCGAGGGGCATGCGCGCCGGCCACAGGGGTTCGCCCTCGACGCGAGGGTCGAGCGCGTATGCGTCCGGGTGGTCGGCCTCAAAGAGCGCGGGCAGCACCACCTTGTGGTAGCCCTTGCGCATGCAGTGGCCGGCCACGTCGTCGTTGTGCAGGCGCTGCTGGATCACCCCGAAGGCGCCGGTCATCTGGTCGTTGAGGCGCGAGCTGATGCTCTCGAACCAGAATTCGCGGGCTTCCTCGCGGCTGATCTCGGTGGTCGCCTCCTTGGCGTTGTGCAGGTCGTCGCCCAGGATGGTGTCGGCGCCGTGGCCCGTCACGCCCGAGCCCGGCGTGGTGAGAAACCGGTGCCCGCCCGCGGTGGTCTCGTAGTAGGTCTTGGTGTCCTGGTCCTTGCGGAACTGGACCTCGGGCCACCGCTGTTGGAACCAGGCGCTCTTGACCAGGCGGCGGCTCTTGAGCCCGTCGCGCACGGCCAGGCGCTGGTCGTATGAGGCGGTGATGAACTGGTGGGCCGGATCCCAGGTCCAGACCCAGGCGGGGAAGCAGACCGAGACGAGCAGCGACTTCGTGTGCCGCGGGGGCACGCAGAGCACGAGCTCACGGAAGTCGCGTCGGGCCAGGGCCTCGAGCGCGTCGCAGATCGCGCGCAGGTGCCAGCCATCGACGAAGGGCGCCGGATCGATGTAGCGCCATGCCATCCGGAAGAAGTGCCAGAAGCTGCGGCGCCCGAGCTCGCGCTCGATCTCGATGCGGTTTGCGAGCGCCAGGTCCTGCACCTGGGTGAGGTCGAGCGGCACGGTCAGCGACGATCAGGCCGGTGTTCCATCACACAGGCGCTCCACCAGGGCATAGATGTGACCGACGGTCTCGAGGCCCTCCATGTCGGCGTCCGGGACGTCGATGCCGAGCCCGAGGTTGAGCGAGATCTGGATGTCGACCATGTCGAGCGAGTCGAGACCCAGGCCCTGCAGGTCGGTTTCATCGGGGACCGGGTCTCGGGCCGCGGCCTCCTCGGGGACGACGCCCGCGGCCTCGAGGATCGCGGTCGAGACCAGGCGCCGACGCTCTGACGCGGTCATCGGCGGCGCCGGGGCTTCACCCTCGTGGGCTTGGCGATCGCGGCGATCGCCTCGGTGATCACCGCCGGGTCGGGCAGCGGCGTCACCTTCATCAGGGTTCCGACCAAGGCATCGGTAAGGGACGCGGGCTTGATCCCTCCGACGCTCGAGACGCCGAGCCGCGGCGGAAAGTCGGTGGGGGCGAGACCACCCGGGGGCACCGCATCGGGCGCCGGGGTGAGGACCTCGATGTCGATGCCGAACACGGCCTGCCCCCCGGCGGGGATGTGCCGGTCGATCATGAACTCATGATCGAGATCCTCGCCAGTGATCTTGAAGCGGAGCGGCCATCGGTGTGCCACCGGCTCGCCTGGCACATACTCGTCGATGATGAGCCGGCCCTTGATGCGCATGTGCAGCCTCCTGGTGGGGCGCCCCTGTCGCACATTTTCATGTGTTTTGGAAGCGTGGAGCCCCGCGCCGGTTTCGACCCGGCAACCATCCCCTTACAAAGGGGGCGCTCTGCCATTGAGCTAGCGGGGCGAAAGCCTGTGGAAGCTACCCAGCAGACTGGAGGTTATTCAACTCGGCCAGCTGGCGCTCCTTGCGCGCCTTGTATCTCGCTCTGGCCATGGCTTTGGACCGTTCCCGCAGTTTGTCCTGCCACTTTTCCCGGTCCTTCTCCTGGCGATTGCGGGCCACACGCTCACGGAAGCCGCCGACCAGCGGTACGGCCCCTGGGTTTTCAGGGGGTGGGCCGAGAATATCCAGGATCTCGATGATGGCCTGCGCTCTGGGATCGCGGCTGGCGCCCGACCGCATATCCTCGAGGGCGGCCGCGGCCCGTTCCTTGCGGAGCGGCCCCAACCTCTGCATGGCCGCGAATTCCTGGATGAGGGCAGCGCGGCGCGCGGCAGGCAGATCGGGATAGTGTCGGTCCAATCCGGCGACGAACTCGTGTTCGGAGAGCGGCGGCGGCCGCAGCTTGATACGGAGCGACCGCTCTATTTGCTCCAAGACATGAAGCACGGCTTTGTTGATGGGCATCGCGGCTTGCGCTCACGTTATGCTTGTGTGTGGCAATCCGAGCCGGGGTGGTTGCAGAGGCCCGATTCGAACGGGCGACCTTCTGGTTATGAGCCAGACGAGCTACCGGGCTGCTCTACCCTGCATCCGAAGGCTTCCGCGATGGCCAGACCAGCTCAAGGGCACCAGCACATACGCTCGTTTTATCAAGGCTTTGGCCCACGAAATGCGGGCCGAGAACACCACCCCAAATCAGCTGGCTTCTGCGATGGCCAACACGTCGGCCGAGCGCCCCGGCGTCCCGGGCGGCCGAACTGGCTTTGCGACGTTGCCGGCATCCCACTTGCGTGTGCCGGGCGTAGCCAGCCCCTACTGTAAGGTTGCCCGTGGGGCGACGAGGTTCTTTGCTCGCGCTTCGTACCGGCCACCGCAGAACTGAATTCCTCCGAGCGCCCGGTGATCAACCGGGCGGCCCCCTGTGGGGGCTTGGCTCCCCTCGCGGGGCACTCATCTCGGTCCCCGGCCACAACCCCTGGCCGGATGGGTTAGCAGTTGCCGCCGGAATTTAGGGCGGTCCGTTTCATACCGTTGCTCTACCAGGCTGAGCTACAGCAGCCTTGCGACCGCTGGTCCGATTTGAACGGACGACCTACAGTTTCCAAAGTAACGGGCCTGATCGCCAAGCAGCCCGCACCGTATCTCACACTTCGATGTGCCGTGCAAGTGGCTACTGGAGGGGCGTTACTTCCACCGTTCGCCCTGTGCTCGATGTCCGCGGGGAGCGCCCCGCCCGATCTGGCCAGGCCATCGCAGGACTCACGCCGAGCGTGACCTCGGCAGTAGCGACGCGCGTTCTACCACGGGCCCGACGCACGAAGAAAGGCCGGCGCTGCTCAGCCCTCAATCATCGGCCCCTGGGGCGGACGCTTCAGCGCCGTGCGCGGCGCCTGGCCGTCCACGGCCTCCAGGACCGAGCCCAGGGCGGCCAGCTGCTCGGTCGTCATGGTCTTGGCGTCGAGCTTCACGCCCACACCGACGTTGACCTGGGTGGCGGGCAGCGGCGCCCCGTCCTTGCCGGTGAGCTCGAGGCGCCGGGGCCCCATGTCGAGCTGCAGCGACTGGCGCTCGAGCCGCTGGATCGACGAGGCCAGGTTGAGCATCGTGTTCAGCACCGTTTCGGGCGGCACCTGGCCGAGCACGTCCTGTGCGGTCGCGCGCTTCTGGGGGTCGTCGTGGATGAGGTTGCCCAGGAGGGTGTGGAGCCGGGTGAAGTGCTGCTTGAGCTGGGCGGTCCGGGCCAGGTGGTCTTCGATGAGGGCTGCCGCCTTGGGGGCGATGGCGTCGATGATGGCGAGGTCTCGGACGAACTCGCGTTCGGCGGCCATGAGCAGCGCCTGCTCTCGCGTTCGGGGCTTCTGGAGCACGCCCGTCCGGGGGGGTGTTCCAGGGTGTTCCATGGGTTTCACACCCTCGGGTGTGAAATGTGTTCCGGCCTGCTGCTTTGGCGAGCGCGGGGCTTGATCTGCGGGTTTCACACCCTGCTTGGATTTGGTCCTGTAGAGGGCGGTGTCTACGATGCGTTCGCCCGGTTCGGGCCAGGCCTCGAGGATGCGGCGCTTGCGGATGCCCGAGGCGTCGACGCCATAGGTTCGGGCCAGGTCGTTGGTCGTGCCCAGGCCTGCGACATAGTCGGCGCGGATGCTGGCCCAGATGGAGGGCGGGTGGCCCTTAGGCATGTGGGATCGACCATTTTCGGTGCATTTTCGGAGCTTTTCTGCGCCTAAGTGGTTGAATATATGTGGAGAATCACCACATACGGTATGTCAACGACGATTCTGAGTGTGCGACCGGGTAGCCAATGAGCCCGGCTGACGAGGCCCCTTTGGCAAGGGGCGAACGCATCATCACTCAGGAGATCGATCCGATGACCTTCAACACGAAGAAGATCGCTGCCGTGGCCGAGACCGCGGGCCTGCTGACCTCTGGTCTGGCGGGCTACCGGTTGGCGGTGCTGCTGCTGCCGCTGGTTCCGATGACGGCGCCCGTTTTGGGCGCCATCGCGGTCGGGGGCGTCGTTGTCGCCGTGGGCGCCAACGTGGCGGCCCGCTACCTGGGCAAGCCCCAGGACAAGGCCCTGGAGCAGGCCGCGTGATCTTCCTGTTGGGTGCCCCCTGTGTGGGGGCACCCACCCTCGACCCCACAGCGTGTGGGGCCTGATGAGCCGCCAGTCTGCGGCGAAAGGGGAACACATCATGACCAGCAACAAAATGAACGCCCGCATCTACGCCGCTTCGGCGGTGGGCTTCACCGGCCTGGCCATTGCCTGGCTCCCGATGATGCGCGCGGGCACCATGTTGGTACCGGGCCTCAACATCGCGGTCAACGCCCTGATGGCCGTCACCTGCGTGGCAGGTGCGGTCTACGAGTGGCGCAAGTCCAGCAGGGCGACCCCGCCCTCTGACGAAGCCCTGGCGGCCTGAAACCAACGACGCGCGCCCGCTCTGGCCCCAAGGCTGGGGCGGGCGCGTCGCCCTTTCCGCTCCCTGATGGGGCGGACTGATGAGCCGGCCAGCATGCCGGCGAAAGGGAACGACCCATGTACCGACTTCTCGGCTTTGCCCTGCTGGGCATCAGCGGAGTCGCCGGCGTGATCTTTGCCGCGACCGGCGTGTTCCTCATCTTCGAGGACGACCCGACGGTGCAGCAGATCATGTGGGCCGCGGCGCTGACGACAGGCGCCGCGGCCACGACCTTCTACGGGCTGCTGGCGCTGCACGAGTGGCGGCGCCGACGCCCCAGGGTGACGATGATCACCCCACGTCCTGGCCATCCCGGAGGATGGGATCGCACAGGATGATCGCGCCCGAAATGGTTCGGGTGGCCGACCTCACACCGGGGTCGGTCATCGACCTCGCGGGCGACCGCTACGCCGACGCCGACAGCACGAACACGACATTCCAGTTCGAGCTCGTCGTGGTCGACACCGTCGCGATCGAGACCCCCGAGACCATCGTGGTCACCCTCGAGCAGGATGGGAGCTTCGGCTTCCCACCCGATCATCGGGTGCCGCGCTACTGGATCGACCGACGGGACTGACGACCGCCCCCTGCGGGGGGCGGCCCCTTTCCCCACCACCTGGTGGGGGCTGACGAGCCGGCCAGCCGCCGGCGAAAGGGAGGAACGCGCGCATGAGCGCCGACCCACCGGAGCGAGAATTCGTGGTCCACCGCTATGTCGACCAGTGTCTCTGTCACACGGGCATCGTCATGGCCCGCACCGTCGAAGAGGCGGTCAGGATCGCCGCCGATGATGAGTTTGGCGTCGACTGGGACCTCGAGCAGGGCGAGACCACGACCTATGACCACCGCGCCTTCGAAGCCGCAGATCCGGATGATCCGAGCCGGACCGCGCGCACCGAGCGCGGCTGATCGAAATGCGCGCGCGCGCCCCTCCCGCGAGGAAGGAGCCGCGGCGTGCATCCACAGCGATGTGGGCCCCCATCCTGTGCCGAAGAGGCAGCCGGGGCCAGGAGCACATACCATGCCCAAGCAGCCCGATTATGTGCGCGATGCGCTGGCCGCGGCCCGCGATACCCTGCAGGACCTGCAGGACAGCCTGACCGGCGAGATCAAGCTCGACGAGCAGGAGATGCTTCGGCGCACCAGAGCCGCAGCCGCGGTGGCCCATCGGGCCATCTGCGGCGGCGCCAGGTCGACCCGCGAGGGTCTGCGCCAGATGCGCCGCGCCTGACCCTCGCGCGCAAGGCCCCCTACCCTTTTCCGGGTGGGGGGCCTTTCCATTTGACTCCCGGCTCACCACATTTAAGTGTATCTCGTTCGCCTCTCATGTGAGAGGCGCCGACGAGCGCCCGCCGGTTCGTGGGCGCGAAACGAGAGGACCCACTCCGATGGAGGAACAATCCGTCTTCGAGGCCGCGCCCGAGCGCACGCTCCGCGATCGGGCGGCCGACATCGCCGAAATCTGCGCGCGCATCTGGTGCGCGACCTTCGGTCGCGAGCCCACCATCGAGGAGGGCCGGGCCCTGCTCGAGGAACTCGCGGTCCGGCTGGGCCACGTCCTGCTTTGCACCGCGGACATTCGCGCCGCGCTCGCTGAGCAGGGCCTGACCCTGCAGCCCAGCTCGTGGCGCCGCTTGGCCGAAAGCCTGCGCGAGCAGCGTCCCGAACTCAACGATGGCCCGGTGGCGGACCTGATGAAGGCCCAGCTCCTGGACTGGCTGGACGAGCAGTCGGCCGTTCGGATCGCACGCTACCTGGCGGCGCCCCGCGCATGAACATCGCCCTCGACGAGGACGAGCTGCTGACGCTGATCACGGCGCTGACCAGTTACGGTCAGCAGGTGGCGACCCAGAGCCAGGCCACCGACTGGACGGCCTGGAACAGGGTCGAGGCCCTGCGCCAGCGACTGGTCCGCACCATGGCGCCCCAGCAAACGGCCACGACGCGCTGACGAAACCCCCCGCCCCACACCGGGGCGGGGCGGTCGCCCGCAATCCCGCGGGCCTGAAGAGGAGCAAACCAATGACAGACCCGGAACCCGTTGGCCTGACGCCGCGACAGCGGCTGGCCCGCCTGCGCAAGGTCATCGCCAACACACCGGCCCAAGCAATCCACATGAGCGCCTGGGTTTCACAGTGCGGCACCACCGCGTGCATCGCGGGCCACGGTGCCCAGGATCCGGTCCTCCAGGCCGAGGGCCTGGAGCTGACCGATGGCCCCTGGCCTTCGCCGACCGTCAACGGCAACCCCGTCGGCAACATCGGCCTGTCCGAGTTCTTCGGCATCAGCAACGACGCCGGGACCGTGCTGTTCTATTCCGATGATGCCCGGCCCCGGCACCAGACCAAGGACCGGCAGCTGGCCCTGATCGACCGGCTTTTGAAAGAGCCGGTCACAACCTGATCCGAAAGCGCCCCGTCGCATCGCGGCGGGGACGCTCGGCCGGCACCATCGCCGGCACTGAAGAGGATCAACCAGATGCCTCAACACCAACTGCCCGACGACTGGCTCACGCTCGCGCTCGACTCCATGCCCTCGGGCAACGCCGTGGCCACCCAGATGAAAGCCTGCTGCAGGCTCGTGCAGGACATCGCCGAGCAGATCCAGCAACGCTTTCCCGAGGGGGTCGAACAGGTGCCCGAAACGGAGCTCCTGTCGATCGCGGCCGATGCCCGCCGCGTGCGCGAAGCCCTGGCCATGATGGCCCACGCGACCAGGCGCCGCTACGGCACCCTGGTGGGCCACGCCGTCAACGGCGAGGGCGTCGATGCCCATCCGCGCTGACAGCTACCAGGAGGCCCTCGGGCTCGCCCACGCGGCGGGCACCGACGCGGCCCACCGCCGGCGCCGCCGGCAGGGCCGCCCCACCTGGAACGAGGAAGACCGGGACCACGCGTGCGAGATCCACGAACGGGTCATGACCGCGCTGGGCTACCCGTATCCCGTGGTGAGGGCGCCTCCCGAAGACTGATCCGAAAGCACCCCGTCGCACCGCGGCGGGGCCGCTCTGCCCGCAATCCCGCGGGCCTGAAGAGGAACCACGCGCATGACACCCTACGAGAGGCTGGCCTTCGTCACCGACCTGGCGGCGAGCATTCCGCCCGATCAGCTGGTGATGACCCGCTGGACCGACTTCTGTGGCAGCCCCGGGTGCATCATCGGCCACGCGGCCATGACGCCCGAGATGCAGAACGAGGGACTGACGCTGCGCCACCTGTTCGACGACGGGCGCATGTTGTTCCCCTTTGTCGGGGAACAGGAAGTCCGCAGCGAGTCCATCGGACCCGTGTTCTTTGGCATCACAAAGCAGGTGTCCGAGTCGCTGTTCGGCCTCGAGAGCAAGCCACGTACGCTGGTCGCACGGCTGAAGCGCGCGCTCGACTACCATCCTGACCGACCCGCCTGATCCGAAACCGCCCTGGCCCATGGCCGGGGCGCGTCGGCCACCAATCAAGGTGGCGCTGAAGAGGATCAACTCCCATGGAAGAACCGACGCTCGAACGGCTGCTCTTTGCCGGCGAAATCGGCATCGGCCTGGCCATCGGCTACGCCATCGACAGGCTCGTGCCCATCGCGGCCGCGGCCGGGGCGCTGCCAATGCTGGCCCTGCTGATCGTGGCCCTGCCCCTCGCGGGGCTCACCCACGAACGCCGCCAGGAACTGCTGGCCCGACGCGTCATGAACACCTCGGGCGGCAAGGTCGTCAGTCTGCGACCAGCCTGATCCGAAACCACCCTGGCCCCACGCCAGGGTGGGTCTGCCACCAATCAGGGTGGCACTGAAGAGGAACACGACCCACATGAGAGTCCTGATCATCGACCCCGCCAAGCGTGAGATCCGCGAAGAGCGGGCACCCCACGCGCGCGACCAGATCGCCGAGTTCGGCCGCTGGGCGCGCGCCACGCTCAACGGGTTCTTCTGCGTCGGCGGCAGGCTCCCCAACGGGGACATCCTGCTCGTCGACGACGAAGGGCTGCTCAAGTTCCCCAGGGCCCCGGCCTTCCGGATCCCGTCGGTGACGACGGGCACCCTGGTCGGCACCGGCATCCTTGTCGGCAACGACCCGCCCGAGGACTGGACCGACGCGCGCTCCTCACTCGAGGAGCTCGCGCCGCTCGTCGCCTGGCACGAAGGGCCCGTCGCGGTACCGCCGATCCAGGTCATCGCCGTCGACCACAAGGGTTCGGCCACGGTGACCACGATCCCGATCAAGTCGCGCGCCTGAACCTGCGCCCCCGCCCCTGTGGCGGGGGCTTCCTCGACCCCACAGAGTGTGGGGCCTGAAGAGCCGCCAGTAGCGGCGAAAGGGAAACACACACCATGTCGAACGACATGATGCGCGCCATCGCCATCGGCTCGATCGCGCCGCTCGACCGCCGCCGTCTGCCCGCGCCCTTCGGGGCCTGGCTCGGCGTCGGCTGGTGGAACCCGAGCGATGGCCCCAGGGCCCAGGCCGACTGGGGAATGCTGCTCTCCGTCTTCGGCTGGCCCGACAACGCGAGCAGCAAGGTCTTCACCGCCGCTGAGCTGGGCCTCCCCCAGATCGATCAACAGATCGAAATCCTGGCCATCCACGAGGGCCAGGACGGCACGATGGACACGCTCCTCGAGCTGCACGAGCAGCTCGAGAACTACGGCTGTCTGTGCGAGGACTGGGGCGAGCAGGTCGACCGGTGGCTTGCCGCCCGGTGGTCGACGCTCTCGTGGCCGGACCGGGCCAAGCATCTCAAATTCGCCGAGCTGCCCCAGCGACTGGCGATGGTCGAATGGCACGCCGTCCATGAATACGACGAAGCGGGCCGGCTCTATGAGAGCCTGGCCGAAGACTGGTGACCGGGCCCAGCGCCCGGTCGCGCTCGCCCCGCCATGTGGCGGGGACTGACGAGCCCGCCCCAGCATGGGCGGGCGAAAGCGCAAAGGAGACCGGCCATGCCGGAACCACGACCGCGCCTGATCATCCGCGCCAACTACGCGCGGCTGGCCATGAAATTCGCCTCGACCGACTCCAGCAGATTCTACCTGCAGGGCTTCTACGCGCAGCCCGCACAAGATGGCGGGCTGCTGCTCGTCACCACCGACGGGCACCGCATGAGCATCTTCCACGAAAAGTGCGGCCGCCTCGAGGGCAAGCCCCAGATCTGGACCTTCTCGGGTCCCGAGCTGCTGTCCCTGAGAGCGACCGAGCGCATGCTGCGCAAGACCCTCCAGGGCGCGGCCCTGGAGAGTTGGCTCGACATCACCTGGCCCGAGGGCGAACAGCCCACGGCGCGGATGTTCATGGCCGACGCGGAATCCCCCGAAGAGGGGGCCCTGCCGGGCACGAGCTTCCCGGTCCGCGTCATCGACGGCACCTTTCCCGACTGGGAACGGGTGGTCTACCAGCAGGGCGCCACCACCAAGCGGCGCCTGGTCAGCCACGACGGCGCCTTCAGTGCGCGCTATCTCCGCGGCTTCGTGGAGCTGGCCAACGACTGGCGGCCCCTCGGCGTGGGAGAGGGATCGATGGCGCTCCTGCAATGGGAATCGTCCGACCGCAAGGATCTGGATCCCATGGTTCCAGCGGTTATCCAGTGCCGGCCCGACATGATGGGCATCCTGATGCCCATCCGGGACGACATGCGCTGGACCCGCGGCGCGCCCACCTGGTTCGTCCCGGCGCGCTTCGAGCGCGCCGCGGCCTGACCAAATGGGGCGGCCCCCACCGGGGCCGCTCCCCCGCTCGGTCCCCCCTGGGACCTTGAAGAGCGCCCCGCCTTCTGGGGCGCGAAAGCGACAACCCCTTGTAAATCGGGGTCGAGTGATTATCTATATTGTGCCTGAGGCGAGCTGCCCCCACTGGGGCGCCCCCGGGCCACCTGGCTGACTAGCCCTTCCCGCCGCAACAGCAACGCAGAAGCGGAACCGTGGAAAAGACCAGCCTAGACTCATTGCCTTAGCGCCCAGCCTGGGCAACTGGGCACCAGGTGCGACGTGCCAACAAGTTCGCCTGAAGAGCCCAACCCGAGCCGAACCGCGCCTCATGCGCGGTGGCCCGTTTAGGGGCGAAGCCGAGGCCGCTCCCAGTTATCGGGCGCGGCCGAGGCCGCGAACAGCAATCGCGTCCCTCGCTGTTCGCCGCGACGCGGCACAAGGCCGGCATGCAATGCCGCCGGCGCCCGGCACTTGGCGACTTCTCCGAGGTCGTCGCGCCCCCCCCGATACGAAAACCCCCCGAGGCCATACGGCTTCGGGGGGTTTTTGCGTCTGGACGCAGCTGTGCCCGGAACGGATAGTCAAGCATTCATCCCGGATCGTCAACAGGTTGTGGGATTCGGATCCGGCCGCCCCATCAGGTTGAGCTCGGGCGCCTCATCAGGTTGAGCCGCCAGTGCCGGACCAGCGCGTCGAGCGCCAGCGGCAACGCCTTCCGGCCCAGCGCGTTCAGCGGCAGTTCGAGGCCCACGGCGTTCTCCACGACGGTGAAGACCGCGCGACCGACGCCGCGCTCGATCGTCGTCAGCTGGTCGAACGCCGTGGGCACATCCACATCAGAGTCGTCGAAGCCCTGGGGCATCCGCTCGTCGTAGCGCGCGGTCACCAGGGGGCGGAGGCCCGCGGCCGCGTAGATGCCCCGGAATTTGTGCGCCGCGGCCAGCCGCAGTCGCCGTTCGTCGCCGTCGCCGAGCACACCCTGATCGGCCAGAATGTCGACCTGGCTTTCGCCCATGACCCTGGCGCCCTCGAGCACGACCAGGCCGCCCTTGGTGACGATGCGCGCCTCCATGGCCAGGCCGCCCTGGTGATTGGCCCGTTCGGGCGGCCCCTGGTCGGCGATGGCCTGGCCACCGACGATCACATCGACCGTCTGGGTCTTGACCCTGCGGCGTCGGGCACGCTTCGATCGCTTTGGCACCCCACCACATAACAATGTGAATCCAGGGGTTGCAAGCACGGGGGATGCGCGGCCCCCAGAATCGGCATTCTACCTAGAGTTTGGTATAGATGCCGAGCATGACGGCCAGGATCTGCACCCTGTCGCCGTTGTGGAGCCAGAGCCCGCCCGCATATTGGTTGGGCACCTGGATCGCCGCGGTCTCGAGGCCGCGGTGGGCCGTGCGGGTGACGATCCAGAGCGCGCCCGCATCGGCCTGGATCTCGCGGACCGTGATCTCGATCATGTCGTCGGCGCGCACGCGCTGGACCACCACCTTCCTGCCGGCGCGGAGGGTCTCCTTGAACAGGCCGAAGGGCATGCAGACGCCGATGCTGCCGGGCTCGTAGATCGCGTCGAGTGAGCCGCGGCGGAGCTCGATACCGTAGGCGCTGGGCGGCAGCTCCACGTCAGGGACCGCGACCTCATACTGCCGACCGGGCTCCAGCTCGGCACCGCGCATCCAGATCCCACCCTCGGCGGCCATCCTGATTGTCACGGTCCGTGTCTCCCTCGCGGTCAGACTGATGATCTCGCCGGTCAGCTGGCCGACGGTGGTGCCTGGCACCACCTTGGCCAACCGCCCGAGCGTCTCAAGCGAGAGGGACTGCGTACGTCCTTGAAGAAAATTGTAGATCGCGTTCGCGCTGTTGAGGCCGGCCTGCTTAGCCCACTCGGCGGGTTTCAGGTTGTGGGTGGCCATGAACTGCCGAAGCGCCCGCCTCCTCCTCGTTGCCCGTCCCCCGACGGCGTGATCTTCATACAATCTAACCATGGTTCACTCAACCCCCAATCGTCATTGTCGAACACATTCGGATATGTCACTCACGCTGGTCATGAAGACCGGAGCCGAGATCCTCATTCGTCGCGTTCGACAGCAGATCGATCGCTCGAAGATGCCGCTGCGCGAAATCGCGAGGCGCGCGGGCATTCACCACAACACGCTGAGATCGTTTCGCGACTTCAACTGGAACCCTCAGGTGCAGACCCTACACAAACTCGAGGAAGCCCTTGCTTCCCCGCCGATAGCACGGACGGCATCGCGACCCACGGGGCGCAATGCCGATGTGCCTGGATAGCACATCAGAATATGCCCACCAATACAAAATTTGCCGGTTTCTCAGCAAATGGCACGCATGCCCGTCCATCAGGGTGTTTGCTGCGTCTGCGGCCGGGGCGACGCGCCCTGGGGCTGGATGCCCTTTGACCGCCCCTGGCCCGAGGCGCTGGCCCGGCGCAAGAACTGGTGCACCCGCCACCGCCCGCCCGAGCTCTTCCCCCAGGCGCCGCCAGATCGAGACCCCGATCCAGACCCGCATCGTTGACTGGTTCAACCGCGCGGTGGCGCCCGACCAGGCGATCATCCTTGCCGTCGCCAACGGCGAGCGCCGGAATCCCATAACGGCATCGATTCTACAAGGGGCGGGCGTGAGGGCCGGCGCCAGCGACCTGATCGTGGCCGCCACCGGGGGCCGCACCCTGTGGTGCGAGGTCAAGGTTGCCAAGAGCGCGCTGCACAAGCGCACCTACCCGTCGAAGGCCCAGCAGGCCTTCAGGACCGAGGTCGAGGCCCTGGGGCACCGGTATGCGCTAATCTACTCGGAATGGGACCTGCAGGACCTGCTCGATGAGCTGGGGCTCAGGCTGCGCTTCCACCTGGTTGGTCCCCGGCCGCCACACTGACGGCCGGGGCGCCCCGTGTGATCGGAACTGTCGCGAACCTCGGCTCGCTCACCTCATACGGCGCTGTCAGGGGCATCGGCTCGCTCGCATTCTCCGGGGCCATCGACCGTTGCGGCTCGCTCAACGTGTTCGGTGCTGTTCTACACGCCGGCTCGCTCTCGTGGTTCGGTGCTGTCGCGGTTCCCGGCTCGCTCTCATAGTTCGGTGCTGTCTCTAAAGCCGGCTCGCTCCAGGGCTCCGGCGCTGTCCGACGCGTCGGCTCGCTCAAGCCATTCGGTGCTGTCTCGGATCGCGGCTCGCTCAGGCTCTTCGGTACTATCCGCGACTCCGGCTCGCTCAGCGTGTTCGGTACTGTCTCAATCTTCGGCTCGCTCAAGGCGTCCGGTGCTGTCGCGGTTCCCGGCTCGCTCTCGATGTCCGGCGCTGTCAATATTGACGGCTCGCTCATCAGTTACGGCGCTGTCTCACCCATCGGCTGGGTCGGGGGCGTCCACAGCGGCGGCGGCACGTAATCAGCGTGTCCCAGCTGCGTGATCACGTAGGGCTTCGGCGGCTCACGCCCGTGCGCCGCCACATAGGCCACATGATGCCAGTGACTCAGGAACATCTTGACCGCCACGCGCTGCGACCTGAGCTCGATCCTGGCTGGCGGCAGCATCGGCACCCCAGACCCTGGGTCGCCCGCCAGTTTCTTCAGCAGCCCCTGCCTGGCCTCGGCCGGAGCGGCCAGATACTTCACCGCGGCATCGGCCGACAGGCGGCCAGAATACCAGACCAGCGCGTCGGTCTCGGCCCCGAAGCGGTTTGCCCTCAGCTTCGCCTCAGCCTGATCGCCGTAGCGACCGGCGACGTTGCCCTCCCACTCGTAGCGCTTGCGGCCCTGGTACAGGTGGCCATAGTGGGCGTCCTCGTAGCCCGACACCTTGACGAAGCTCTGGCCGATCTTCCAACACAGGGTCTTCAGCCGCGCGTTCCACGGCCGCTTCTGACCCTTCTCCCAGGTCTGATCGCGCGGATCGAGCAACCCGGCGAACGACCAGATATGGCCCACGGTCTCGCGGCTCGCGGCATCGATATGGGCGATCAGGCCGGCCGCGAGCACGGGGCCAATCCCCTTCTGGGCGCGACTCCACCGACCCACGTCGCTGGCCATCGAATACCGATCGAGCGCGCCCTTCACCTGCTCCTCGAGCGTGCGGTTCTGCTTGGCCAACCACTCGATGACCTGGTGGGGTTCCGGCTCCTCGCCGTCGACCATGTTGCGCACCTGGTTCTCGCTGCGGATGCGGTTGCGCTGCATGGTGTAGTAGGCGTCGACCAGGAAGCGCACCTGGTCGAGGCTCATGATCTGGGCCGCGACGCGCATGTCTCGGCTCAGACGCTCCACGGGCGTGAGCATGTGTTCCATCGGATTGACCTCCAGCGTTAGGGTTGCGTGCTCAGGCTGCGCAGGTATTCGATCCGGGTGGCCGGCAAGCCGACCACGGTGGCGATGTCGTCGTCGTCCAGGCGGCCCTCGCGGATGAGCGCCCGCGCCTTGGCCACCCGGGGCCCCTGCTCGTCGCTCATCTTGTTCGGTGCCGTCTCTGTTCTCGGCTCGCTCCTCTCGTCCGGTGCCGTCTGGTTCTTCAGCTCGCTCCACCTATCCGGTGCTGTCTGGGTATCCGGCTCGCTCTGCGTTTTCGGTGCCGTCTCTGCTCTCGGCTCGCTCGCTATGCCCAGTGCCGTCATAGTCATCGGCTCGTTCTCGCTGCTCGGTGCTTTCGGCATCTCCGGCTCGCTCAGCGTTTTCGATGCCATTACCGTCATCGGCTCACTCGGCGCGCGTCGGCGAAGGCGCTTGGTCAACGCGGCCTGAAAGACCGGGGGACCCGGCAGGGCGTTCAGGCGCTCACAGAGCACGCCCACGGGCAAGCCGCGCCCGCCCTGGTCCTGCAGGAGGGCCAGGCGCTCGGGCGTCCAGAGCGCGCCCAGGCCGTGCACCACGGCCCGCACCGGCTTCGGCTCGCTCGCTGCCTTCGGTGCTGTCCAGACTGACGGCTCGCTCTCGATGTCCGGTACTGTCTCTGCACTCGGCTCGCTCAACGTGTTCGGTGCTGTCAGAGACGCCGGCTCGCTCTGCGTGTTCGGTACTGTCTCGTTCTTCGGCTCGTTCAAGATGTGCTCGTCCAGCCAGAGCACACCGCGCACAAAGGCCCGGCTCTCTTTGTCGAGCAGCATGTCCCTCGCCAGCAGCCGCTCAAGCAGCGCCCGCGCCACAGGGCCCAGGGCACTCATCCGCGCACCCGGGCCTGCGGCGATGGCAGCCGGGTCACCCCCAAAGCCGCCGACCGGGCGAGAAAGAGCTCCCCACGATCGGGCCGAAGGTGCCCAGCATAGGCGGGCAAGGCGTTCTCGTAGCCCTCCCAGAGCACCATCAGGCGCTGGCCCTCACGGCCCGTGATGACCCCACGGATCCCAGACGTGGTCGACCACACCCGGTCACCGACCTCCCAACCATCGAGCATCAGGGCCTCCGCCGACGAGCCGGAGCGGGCTCGGCACCCGCCTCGGCCACCACGGCCTGGCGGATCAGCACCTCGTCGGGGCCAAGGCGGGCTTTTCGCAGGCTGACCCAGGTCTCGGCACTGGCCACGGGCTCGCTCATTTCGGATCGACAGGCGAGCTCGCGCTCCCCGTCTGTCGGGGCGGGCACGCAGATCAGCACCAGAACCAGAACCAGCATCTGCGCATGATAGACACACTTGAATGTGGCGCCAAGGCCAGAAAAGACATCTGTGTGTGTTATCCGACCGCGCCATAGGCGACCGGAGTCATCTTGGGCAGCAACCGCTTGGTCACCGGGCTGAACCGCACGACCACCTTGTCGCGCTTCGACAGATGACCCTGCCTGGCCTTCCAGACGTGAAACTCCAGCTCGTCGGTCTTGTCGTGCTCCGCCCGGTGCACGGTGATCCCCAGTTGGGGCTTGTTGTTCCAGCCCGCCGAGTAGGCGATGTCGTAGCCGGTCGGCACCCTGAGCTTACCCCCCTTCTTCTCGCGCTCGATCTTCTTCGGGTGGGCGACCACCACGACCGAACAGGCGAGCTCGACCACGAGCTTGCGGATCCGCTGCAACTGCTTCGCAATCCACTCGTCGTTGGTCATCCTCCTGTCGGGCGGGTAGCCGATCTCGATCTCGTTCCAGGGATCGATGATCGCCAGCCTGGTCCGGTTCCGGCGATGCGACAGGCGCACACACTCGATGATCCAGTCGAGCGTCGGATCATCGGCCGCATCGTCAGGCTCCAGGAACGTGTAGTGCGCGTTGACCCAGTCCATCAGCGCCGGCAGGTCCTCGGGGGCAATGCCCGGGCCGCTCTTGCCATCGTAGAAGGGCTGGCGCGCCTTGGCCGCGACGATGTTCTTCACCAGATCGACGGCCCGCATCTCGGGCGAGCAGATCAGCGTGTGCCAGGGCTCGCCCCGCGCATCAGCCTGCTCGGCCAACAACACGGAGTAGGCGATCGTGGTCACGGTCTTGCCGTAGCCGGGCACGCCCGTGACGACCGCGAAGGTGCCCTCCTCGCGCGAGAACCGGAACAGGCCATCCAGATCGTCGATCCCGCAGGCATAGCCGGTATCGCGCTGGCCCTGGCGCTCGGCGGCCACGCGCTCGCCCAGGGCCCGCCCATCGAGGATGCCCGGCATCGGATAGGGTCGCGCGCCCTCGACCGCGGCACGCACGGCCTCGGGCCCAAGCTCGCGCAGCACGTCGCCCCCGTCCTTGCGGGGCCACTCCACGAGCCAGCAGCGCTCCTTGCCCATGCGGCGCGCGATCTCCTCGGCGTGCGCCCGGCCCGCGTCGTCGGTATCGACGGCGATGACGATGCGCTTCAGACGCTGGAAGCGCTCCTCGGTCCGCAGCGCCTCATACCGGTCGTCATCGTCATTCTCCGGGTCATAGGTGTCGCTGACCCGGGGGGGCGCCCCATCGGGCAGGGAGACGACCTGACGGTACCCGGCCTCCCACAGGGCCAGCACATCGGCCTCACCCTCGACGATGATCCCCAGATCGTCGGCCTCGAGGCTGTCGGCGTTGAAGAGCGTGCGCCGGCTGTGTCGATCCTGGCGGAATTTCTTGGGCGACCAGCGGTATTTGTGGTTCACGACCTCGCCGTGGTGCACGTAGGGGAACACCATGGCCTCCTGGTCCTGCCAGACGGGCTTGCCCTGGTCATCCAGCACGGGGCGCCCCTCGGCATCGAAACGCGGCAACCGCATGGACGTCGTGAACACGCCCAGGGCGTCCACGGTTTCGGCCGAGATCCGGCGCCTGGCCCACCAGGCGTAGAGCGGCAGGCGCCGATCCTGCTGCTCGGGCGGGATCGGTTCGGGCTTTACCGGCGGGGCCCGGTCCTTGCGCGCGCGCGGCGCACTCGGATCCCGGGGGCCGGTGCGGACGCTGTCGGTCCAACCGCAGTTGTTCGCCCGGTTGCAGAGCCAGACGGCGCCCTTGCCGTCGTCGTCGATCGTGACCCGGAAGTTCCGTTCCCGGGCGCGACCGCCGTTGCAGCGGGGGCACAGCGCATCGAAGGTCTTGCCCGGCGTGGTCGCGGGGATCCGGATGCCCTCGCGATCGAGGGCCGCGTGCAGGTCGAGTGCCGTCACAGGCGGGACCTCCCGGCGACCAGGGATTCGAGCAGCGCGAGCTTGGCGCGGTTGCGGGCCCCGAATTCAGGATCGGTCAGGAACTCGGCGTCCGCCTGGTGGTCGGTCCGCGGCGCCGGCGGCTCCTCAGCGTCGGGCTGGGCGAAATCCTCGTAGTGGTGGTCGGCCTTGGGGTTGCGCGCACCCTCGAGCCAGCAGCGACGCCAGTCGACCTTCAGGCCCTTGGGGCCGGTGACGCCCTCCCAGAAGGCCTGGAAGTTGAGCCATCGGGCGATGGCCTCGCGGGCGCCGATTTCGGGGAGGCCGAGCTTGGCGCGACCGGCGTTGGCTGCGCTGAGCCATTCGGCCGGCAGGTCGCCCGAAGGCACGCGACTAGGAATCTTTGACCTTCGCGGTTTTTCCGGGGTACTGGTCGCGTCGCAGACCTCCTCAGCGGCAGGGGGTGTCACCGCGGGACCGGCGGCGGGTTCGGGCGCCCCCGCGAGAGTGGTCGCGCGCGCACGCGCGCTGTTGTTCTCTTCCCTAATCTCTTCCCTTATCTCTTCCCTTATCTCTTCTCTAATATCTTCGGGTGCACTGGGTGGACGGGTGGAGTCCACCGAGTGGACGGGTTGAGTCCACCGAGTGGACGGGTGGAGTCCACCGAGTGGACGGGGTGAGTCCACCGAGTGGACCCGTTCACTCTGGGGAGGCCCGTCCACTGGGCGGACCCCCCCGTCCACTGGGGGGACGGGTGCCGCAGGCTCGGTCAGCACCACGAACGGGCCGGGCTCCCCATCCCACTTGAGAATGTATTCATTGACGACCCCGCCGCCCGAGCGCTTCTTGATCAGGCCCAGGGTTTCGAGTTCGGCCATGGCCTTGAACAGACCGGAGCGCGACAGCCCGGTCAGCGCCTGCAACCGGGGCAGCGCCGGGCGGGCGCTCCCCCACGGGTCAGCGTGGCCGGCCAGGGCCAGCAGCAGCAGCTTGGCCCCAGCATTCGCGGTCGGCTGCGCCCAGGCCCAGCCCGTGGCGACGAAATTGATGTACGAGACGTTCACGGCAGCACCTCACATCTAAATGTGAGCCGTAGACGCGGCCTGATACCAGATTTTCACTTGCACGCCCGGTCCACACGCAATATGTATGGGCCAAGCCCAGCGTCTACTGGGCCAGCGCGCTCGCCGCCGGATGTCGCTCCGGCCCGAGATATGGACGGCCCCGGGCGTTCAAACCGGGGCCGTCGCCTCTTTGGGCGAGACGCAGACCCTACGCCTCCACCACTGATTCCACAACCATGGAATCGCGGTTGCACCCGAGCGGGCCAATCCCCATATCAGAGATGTGACCGAAAGCGCCCAGGCGCTCCGGCGCAATCCCGCGCCGCCGATGAGGTCACCCATGGACCCAGACCGACCACCGACGCTGCGACTGAGCCAGCCCATCCGGCTGGCCACGCGGCTCGCCCAGCCATCCCGGACCATGAGCCCGGGCTGGCCCCCGCTCCTTCGTCGCTCGGCGCCCAGGCGCCAGCCACGCAAGGCGCCCAAGCCACGCTGACCCTCGAAAGCCCCAGGCCCCCAATGCGGGGCCTGGCGCTCATGAGCAATCCCGCTCATTGACAAGAGGACCGCATGGAACTCTGCACCATCGCCTTCGAGGACGGGCCCGATGATTTCGAGTACGTCGATCTCGACAAGGCGATCGCACTGGCGGCCACCGCGCGCGAGAAGCTCGCGGTGATCAACGCCACCGCCACCGGGGACCCGGTCCTCGTCGCCACCCATGACGGCCGACAAATGAGCGTCGCGCCAGACACCATGGCAGACCCCAGCTTCCGCCAGGTTTGGCGTATGCTCCGGGGTACCGACTGGACATCCAGGGAAGGCGACGACGACAACCCCGACCCGATCGCCTCGATCGCAAACATGAGCGCGATCGACGATCACCCCGAGCACGGCGACCGGCCCTTCGAGGCCGTGCCGCAAAACAGGGCCACCGAGGGCCTGCTCGGCCAGCTCAGAGGGGGTGAACGCCTCTACGCGGTCACCGCCACCCTGCAGCTCCCCGAGTTCACCTACCCGGTGTTTGTGCGCGCCTCCTCCGCCGAGGAGGCAAAGGCGCGCATGACCGCCTGGTCCCGGGCGTCGAAGCAGAGCGAGCACGTCGATTTCGACCTGCTCGCCTGCCTGCAGCAGCTGCTGCTGGATCAGCGCGCCGGCCTGGGCAACAACATCAGGCTCGTCGCCAGCGACGCAATCCTCGAGGCCCACCACTCGGAGTACCTGCACCATCGCGACCTGCTGCAGCACGAGCTGCACCATGGTCGAGAGGAGTGAGCGAAAGGCGCGCCGTCGCCCGATGGGCGGCGCCCGCCTCGTCCAATAACGGACCAGAGGAGCTCATCCCATGAACTACGACGTCACCGTCGTCGACGAGAGCAACTGCCCGTCGGCGATGGACCTCAAGACCTACCTGGCGCGCATGAGCGACGGAACCGAGGCGCCGGTCGCGGCCTATCTCAGGGCCAAGACCGGCGCGGTCCCGACGACCCTGCTGTCCGACAACAGGGTCCTCATCGTTCGCGCCTACCAGGCTGGGGACGAGATGCTCGACCGCCTCGATTTCGAGGCACTGTGCGCGCAGATCGTGGCGGGGACGACAAAGACCAGGCACGAGGTGACCATCGATGTCACGCTCACCACGGTCCTGCGCTTCACCACCACGATCGAGGCTCCCGACCGGGTCAAGGCCGCCGACCTGGCAGAGGCCGGCATGGACGATCCGTCCAGCCGCGTCTGGGCCGATATGCTCGACCACCTGCGCGACCGCGCGGCGGTCGAGCTCAGCCCCAACGACGTGCGGCACGCCCACGTCACCGAAGTGGGCAATGGCTACTGATCCGAAACCGGCCCCCTGGGCTTTGACTCAGGGGGAACGGTCGGGGAATCATCCCCATGAAGAGGATCACCCGATGGGAAGTGGAACCATTCCAAGCCTGAGGCCGCGGCAGCGTCTCGCCCGCCTCCGCGAGATCATTGCCGAGACGCCGGCCATGTTGATCGACATGAACAAGTGGCAATCCGTTTGCGGCACCGTGGCTTGCATCGCCGGCCACGGCGGCATGGATCCGGTCCTTCAAGCCGAAGGACTGAAGCTGTCCCCGCAGCGGCTCCTTACCCTTCATGGGTGGACCGCTACGGACACGGCCCTGGCCGTATTCTTTGGCATCAGTGAGGCCGCGGCACGGACCTTGTTCTACATCGAAAATGACCGCACCTCCGAACTGACCAAGGCCCGGCAGCTCGCTCTGATGGACCGACTGCTCGAAGAGCCTGTTGAAGACTGATCCGAAAGCTCCGGCCGCCGCGTGCGGCCGCGAGCTCGGCCGGCGATCCGCCGGCGCTGATGAGGATCACTCCGATGAAACCACAGCAGACGCCGATGTCGATGGACGTCCTGCGACTGCAGAGCGCCATGGCCCACATGGGCATGAGCGCCGCCTTCCTGTTGCAGCTCAACGAAGCCATGGGCATCGCCGGCCTCAGCAAGGCCGATCAGCACTACGTCACCGGGCCCGTGATCATCCAGCCCGGCGGCGGCTGGGAGAAGGACATTCCGCCCTTCATCCCGAAACAGGTGCGCGCGCAGCGGCTGGAAATCGTTTACGGGTTCCGGCCCTGGATCTGCGCCCCCGCGGAGATCTGCTGCGCCCTGTATGCACCAGGCTTGGAGGCCCCGCTCCCTGAGGGGCTGGGCCGGCTCTTCATCTGGGCCAGCATGACCTGCATGGCCTATGAGCAGCGGGTGTCCCTGGCGCAGTATCTCGAGCAGAACCCGGCGACGGCGAGCATCCAGTGCCCGACCGACGACCAGGTGCTGAACGACGCGACCGCGACCGTGAACCGCGAGTACGCGGAGCTTGCGTCAACGATCCGCCGACGGGTCGAGGCCCACAAGGGCAAGATCCCGGCCCGCTGATCCATGCCCCCGGGGACCTTGCCCTGGGGGCATTGCCTTCGCACATATAAATGTGCGCTGATGAGCGCCCCAGACCGGGCGCGCGAAAGGCAAGACCATGCCAAGACCTCTCGTATTGACGAAGTGTCAGGCCGATAGTTTCACCGACAAGTCGAGAGAGCGCATCGTTGAGTTCACCGATCGCAAGACCGGCCTTGGCGGCCTGATCAGTTTCCGCCGCCAGGACGATGGCATGCTCGACGTGCATGTGTATCGGCTGGATCCGAAAGTACGCATCTTCGTCGACAAAGCGAATCTGGGGCTCCCTCAATGAGCAACCTGGATCCTGACATCAACGACCTCCTGCAGGTCGCGCGCGCCACGCGGGCACTCCAACTCGTGCAGGCATCCCTGCCGGGATCGGTGGAGACCCGGTGCCCACTCAGCTTGGCGTGCCTCTTGGCCCAGACCGCGCTGGATGAATACCTCTGCTCTGAGGTTACGCCCGCGCAGACACTCGTCATCGCGAAGCAACTCGAAGCCGAGGAATACGCCAGACCGGAAGCGCCGAAAGAGCGGCATCCGCTCTACCAGAGCGTCTTGGACGCAGAGGCCGCCTGGTCGGCGGACCTGGTCGAAGAATTCTCGAGCGGTGCGAGCGAGATGCGCCACCAGCCCGAGGGCAGGGCCCTGGAGACCCACGGGGCCTTCATGAGCGCTCTGAGTGCCTGGAATGACGCGGACCGACCGCTAACAGCCGAAGACTGAGCCCCCGGGGCACCGCCCCCGGGCCTTCTCGCACACCGCGTGCGAGCTGATGAGCCGCCAGCAGCGGCGAAAGGGAAACACGAAATGACACCCTACGAGAGACTGAAATTCGTGCGCGACCTGATCGACGGCATACCCGAAGACCAGGTCAGGATGAGCACCTGGATCTACCGTTTCGGGGTTGAAGGAGGCTGCGGCACCGTTGGCTGTGTCATCGGCCATGCGGGCCTTACGCCCGAAATGCAAGCCGAGGGCCTGACCCTTATCCGGCCTTCCAAGGTCCCAAAGATTGACGGTCGGTCCATCTACGGATGCGATGACCCCAGGCTGGCCAAGTTCTTTGGCCTTACCGAGAGTCAGAGCGAGGACCTGTTCACTCCCTTCTTGAACAACAAAACGCACTTCCTCCGGAACGCCGACAAGATCCTGAAGCGGAGCGCACCACCCGCCTGACGAGGCGCCCCCAACCCCGGGGGCGGCCGAAGCGCGCGCCCCACAACCACATGGTTGTGTGGGCGGCGCCGCGGGATCACCCCTGGGCGCGCCACCCGCCGCACCCAACAAGGAGCTACCGATGAACACTGACACCACACTCGTTGGGGTACGTGCTGTCACCGCCTCCCGCGGCAGCCTGAACACCAGCGTGAGCCAGCAATGGTTCTCACGACCTGATGACCAGAAATTCCTGTCGATGGATGCGCTCATCTCGAGCCTCCACGACCGGACCGACCTGTCGCGAACCAACACCTTCGAGTCGAAGAAGCTGCGCGTCAGCGCCAACCCGGACGACAACCATACGCTCCTGCTCGAGCGTGACGGTGGAGCCCAGATGCAGATGACGCACTGGGCTTTCGGGCAGCTCTGCACCTGGACCCAGTCGCCCGCCGCCTACCTGCGCAAGATCCCGGCCTTTCTTTCCGGGCTCTGTCTTCAGCATGGCCTGGTCAAAAGCCCGGCCGAGGTGCTGAAGCTCTTCTGGCAGGAAGATCAGGCGGGCGGGCCGGATCAGCTGCGAGCCGCCACCAGCCCGGGCTATGGCCGCATCCTCGACCTGGATGTGGCCCGCGCCATCAACGAGCGTCTCGACGAAAGCTGGAAGGTGCCGGGCGTCATCGACTGGGGCCGGATGACCTACAACCCCAACGTCGATGTCACCAAGGCGACGACCACACTGTACGCCTCGGACCGCGATGTCTTCATCTTCCTGTGCCGCGATCAGTTCCCGATCGAGGTCGGCAAACTCCCCGACGGACAGCCGGACCTGCTGTTCCCGGGCATCATCGTCTCCAATTCGGAGACCGGAAGCCGAGCGCTGAACATCCAGACGATGTATCTGCGCGCCGTCTGTCAGAACCGCTGCCTTTGGGGCACCGAGAACCACAAGTCGATCACTATCCGTCACACGAGCGGTGCACCCGACCGGTTCATCCACGAGGTACAGCCCCAGATCGAGAGCTTTGCCCACACCGCGGCGAACGCGGTGACCAGCAAGGTCATCGACGCCAAGGCAACGGTTGTCGCCAAGGACGATGATCAGCGTTTCGAGTTTCTGCACAAGAAGCTCGGCCTGCCGAAGCCGACCACCAAAGACATCATCGAGACCGTTCTCCGCGAGGAGGGGCACCCGATGACGTCTATCTGGGACGTCGTGCAGGGCATGACCGCGCACGCGCGGACCATCCCTTATCAGGACGAACGCGTGGCCTTCGAACGCCGCGCGGGCGACCTGATGGCCAAGGCCTAGGCTCCACGAAAGGCCGGCCCACCCCCATCCGGGTGGGTCGTGCCTCGCGCCCACACGGGGCGCGTGATCAGTGGAGACACCATGAACGTTGAACTGATGACCGTGCGTCTGGGATCCGACGACGATCCCGCCCACTTCCTGGTCGCGATCCAGCGCATGATCGACACCAGCACCGACATCCTGTTGGTCGACCTGCCCGAGACGAACATCCGGACGCTGATGCCGCTGCCCCTCCGCCTGGTGGAGCGCGCGCTCGGCGATCGGCTTTCGGGGGCGATCATCTGGTTTCACGTCGGGTGGCGCGAGCTGCTGGCCCGACCCTACGCGGACTACCCGCCCACCAGCCTGATCATGCTCAACGGCACGACCGGCCAGCAGGCTCGGGATGCCGTGGGCAGTTACCGCTACCGCCATCATCTGCTGACCGCAGCCGAGGAGTGGTTGGAGCGGGCCTACAGGCACGTGAAAGTGGTATGAGCAACAGGGCTCCTCCGTCAATTCGACGGGGGGCCCTGTTGTCGTTTCCGCTCATCTCCATATTCCTGAACCATCTCAATGTAGGGATGGGCAATCCGAGGAGGAGGCGATGCGCGTATTCCGTCTGGCCGGCGTCCGCGCCCTGGAGACGGCGCGGCGCTGGCGTCGCGCCCTGGTCGAGACCATGGGCGCCGCCGTGGGTACGGCCGTCTGGTTGCTCGCGGCGGTGCTGATCCTGTAGCGCCGGCGCCAGCCACGCAGGGGGCGTCATCCTGATCCAGGGTGACGCCCCCTGTTGCTTTTTGGGCTTGACCTCTGACACATCTGAGTGTGATATGTGGACATCGTCGTGAAAGGGAACGCACGATGCTCACGGAAGCGGGGCTGGCCGATCTGGCCGGCATGGTCTGGAGTGCCGAAATCCATCAGGCGCGCCGCGCCTTCATCGGCGGCTCGGACATGAAGATCATCGCGTCGGGCGACCCCGATGCGGTGAACCAGCTGGCACTGATCAAGCGCGGTCGCCTTGAGCCCGAAGACACCAGCGAGAGCCTGCCCGCCATGTTGGGCAAGTGGACCGAGCCGTTCAATCTGGCCTGGATGCAGCGGGCGCGGCCTGGCCTGACCTTGGTCGCCAACCGCACCACGGTGCTGGACGCCAAGCGCCCCTGGATGGCCTGCACCCCGGACGCCTATGCCACCGATGAGGTCTACGGCGAGTGCCTGATCCAGGCGAAGCACCTGAACGCCTTCGCCAAGGAACGCGATCAGTTCGCCGACTATCTGCCTCAGATGCACTGGGAGCTGGGGGTCACGCGCCGGCGCTGGGGCCTGATCTCGATGATCCGGGGCAACACCACACACGTGTGGGCCCCCATCGAGTTCGATCCCTTCTATTTCTCGCGCATCCGCGACGCGGCCGAAGCATTCTGGACCGCGGTCCAGGAGGATCGCGATCCCCACTACATCGCGCCGCCGCCGCCGCCCATCGCCTGGGAGGAAATGGAGGCCGCGACCGACATGACCGGCAACAACGTCTGGGCCGACCAGGCGGCCGCCTGGCTCGCGAGCTCGGAGGCGGCGAAGAAATTCGATGCCGCGGCCAAGGAGCTGAAGAAGGTCATGCCCCCCAACAGCAAGCGGGCCGAGGGTCACGGCATCGAGATCAAGCGCGACAAGGGCGGCAAGCTCCGCATCGTCGCCATCGAATCACAGAACGAGGAACAGGCCGCATGAGCTACGACAACGATCCGGGGCCGCCTCCCGCGTATCCCGAGGAGGCGCCCGCCGCTGGCGCCCCCGTGCATGTCTCGGTGCAGAAGCCGGCGCCGACAATTCGCACCAGCCCCGAATTCGACCAGGTGGCCGGCGCCCTTGCCAGGGCCCAGGGCGCCTTCCCGGAGCTCAAGCGCGCGGCCCAGGCGACCGTGGAGTTCAAGGACCGCGCCACGGGCACCAAGCGGGCCGAGACCTACACGTATGCCACCCTGGCGGACGTGCTCGCGTGCATCCGCAAGCCCCTCTCCGAGAACGAGATCGCTCTGGTCCAGGCGCCCGTCCAGGTGGGACCGGGCAAGCATGTGATGCTCACGCGCCTGATCCACGCGTCCGGACAGTGGATCGAGAGCGAGACCCCGATGTTCCTGGGCGAATTCGTCAACGCGCAGCGTTACGGGGGGGCGGCCACCTACGCCCGTCGTTACGGCGTTCAGATGATCACCGGTCTGGCCGCCGAGGAGGATGATGACGGTCACAAGAGCCAGGGCAACGAGGCCCAGACCGGGCTCCGCCCCGCGCGCGATGAGCAGGAGGCACCTCCCGCGAACGACCCGGCGCCCAGGCGCACCAGCTCGCGTGAGCGGCCGGCGCCCAAGCCCAGGGCGGAACCCGATGACGGCGTCGAGGCCAGGTCGCGCGAGCTGATGGATGAATTCACGAAGGCGGACAACCAGGTCGAGGCCGCACGGCTCTGGATCCGGCGCTATCCGGATCTGGTGGCCATCGCGCGCCAGAACACGGGGTACGCCGAGATGGTGGCCGAGGCGGCGGCCCACACCTGGCCGAATGTGAAATTCAACCGCGCCAACGACAGGACCGGCGAGGTCGCGAGCGCCGAGATCGATGGCAAGCTCGTCGAGCCGGATGAACCGGCGACGCAGAAGGATGCAGCATGAGCTACTCGATCAACAAGGTCATCCTGGTCGGCAATCTCGGCCGGGATCCCGAGGCCCGCAACACCCAGGCGGGCGGCAAGATCGTCGGCTTCTCGGTCGCGACGAGCGAGAGCTGGACCGACAAGGCCAGCGGCGAGCGTCGGGAAAAAACCCAGTGGCACCGCATTGCGATCTTCAACGAGACCCTGGCCGATGTGGCTGAGAAGTACCTGCGCAAGGGCAGCAAGGTCTACGTCGAGGGCCAGCTCGAGGGCCGAAAATACCAGGCCCAGGACGGCACCGAGCGCGAGGCCTTCGAGGTCGTGGTCGGCCGCTTTCGTGGCGACCTGGTGGTACTCGACCCGAAGGCGGATGACGGTGGCCAGCAGCGGCCCGCGCCGAGGGCGCCAACGAAGAACGGAAACGGCCAGGCTGGCTGGGATCGCAAGCGCGCTCCGGCGCACGACGACGACATCCCCTTCTGAGGCAGGGCCATGAACTGGAGCAGTCCGAAGCGCGACCGTGAACCCCACAACGATGTGGTAACGCAGGTGCGCGACATCGTCACCGACGCCGATGTCGATGAGAGCCTGGACTTCCTGCGCGACGTCGCCGAGGTCCTGGGCGACCAGAAGGGCAACATGATCCGCAACGAGGAGCTCCGGCGCCGGGTCCGCTCTCAGGTCGCCAACCAGTACAAGAGGCTGGGCCTGGAGGCGGCGGCGCGCATTGCCGAGGCATCGGACCAATACCGCCGCGCCATCGAAGATCAGGTGGAGTCCGCGGCCGCCTACGAGGTCAGCCGCGCCAAGCAGAAGTTCCACGAAATCCGCATCGAGGTCTGGCGCACCATCCAGGCCACCAGGAGGGCCGCCCGTGTCTGAGATCGAGCAACGGACGATGGCCCTGGCCTCCGATCTGTCGAGGCGCGGGCTGGCCGAGCGCGATGGCCTCCTTCTCGCCGCGGCCGCCCAGCTGGTGACCCTGCTGACGCCGCGGGGCACGCCCGAGGTGCCGGCTCGACCGATCCCCCAGGAGCGGGCGAGCCGAAGCGAGGCGCGGCGGCAGAGCCCCGAGCTGCGCAAGCTCCTGGCCGATGTGGCCGCCGCCGTCGGCAGCGACGTGCCACCCCCAACCGATCCCACACCGGAGGACTGAGTATGCCGTTCGAACCCATGGAGACCGGGCGGGCATCGCGCTCGACGGTCGGCACCGAGCACAACGTCTGCATCGGGCTGTACCCGAGCGGGGGAGAGCGCGCGCTGTGCTTCCGTTTCGGCGCCCAGGTCGTGGCCAGCCTCGGCTGGACCGCGGGCGAGCTGATCATCGTCGACCAGGGCACGGGTCGCGACGCCGGGGTGCTGCAGCTGCGCCACGATCCCAAGGGTAAACGCCTGAGCCGGGGCAGCGAGAGCGACATGGCCCTGGTGATGAAGACCGGGACCAGGCGGCTGAAGCTCTACAGCTACACGATCGAGCGCAGCGGCATGGTCGAGGTCAACCACACCGTGTTCGGCGGCATTTTGATGGTGAAGGTCCCCTCGTGGATGGTGTTTGCCCACGAGGTCAGGGTCGAGTTGGCGCCGACAGATTCGTCGATGAAGACGATCGCGCCGGAAGTGCCGCGCGGGAGGGGGCGGCCCGAGAGCCCGCTCGGCCCCAACGGAATTTTGGAAGGTCATCTTTTCGGCGGCGAAGGGGCAGGTAAGTGAGCTTCCCCGACCTGCCCGCCGCACTGGCCGATCTGCTGGCCGCAGTCGACGCGCAGCAGTCTGTGAGGTCCGGCGATTTCGAGACCCAAAGCAGTGACGCCATGGCTCTCCATGCCGCCCGCGGTCGCGCCCACGCCGCGCTGGAGGCACACCGCGCACTCAAGGCGAGCCCGCCCTGCGTCACGACCCAGAAGATCGCGGAGCTCAGGACGTTGTTGTCGCGCGCGACGCCCACGCCTTGGACCCATTGGGTTGAGAACGGCCTGGTGGTCAGCGGGATCGTGAGCAAAAACACGCCGGGCGCGATCGAGCATGACAAAACTGGCCGCACGGTCTGCGACTGCTCGGATCCCGACGGCGAGGACATTGACCAGCACGACGCCGCTCTTATCGCGGCGGGCATCACCGCGCTGCCGGCCCTGCTCAATGCCGTCGAGATGCGCAGGCTGAGTCACGAAGACAGCGCCGCCTTCACCAAGGCGCTGCAGGAGCCCGACCATGGCTGACAAGACCAAGGACGTCGGTGGTGTGGCGGCCGACCGGCTGCAGAGCATCGTCGAGCGCATCGAGCGTCTCGAGGAGGAGAAGAAGGCCCTCTCCGCCGACATCAAGGACGTCTTCGCCGAGGCCAAGAGCGCGGGCTTCGACGTCAAGATCCTGCGCCTGGTGATCAAGCTGCGGGCGCTCGATCCGGACACGCTGCAGGAGCAGGACACGCTGCTCGAGCTCTATCGCCGCGCGCTGGAGGTGTGAGCCGAATGCCTGATCATCCGTTCCCGATCAACGGGCTGAACGATGCCGTTCGCACCGCCTTGAACAAGATGCTGGAGCGACTGCCAGAGCTGGCCGGCGCTCTGAACGAATTCATTTCGGAGGTTGAAGATCGCGTCGAGTGGAACATCAAGGACGGCTGGACCATGAGGCTCTCCCTGGTCGTGACCGCACCCGCGGGCGATCAGGAGCGCCCGCAATGATCCGCGGTCCGGCGCCGACCGACGAAGAATGCGAGGAAGCCGCCCGCTTCGTCAGTCGCACCAGCGCCGACATGGTGCGACTGGCAACGCTGCTGCGCCGCGTGGTGCAGGACCGCAAGGAGCTGCGCGAGCAGGTCGCGCTGCTCAAGCGCGGCGCCAGGTGCATCGAATGCAGCGGCCAGGTGTGGTAACCGCCGCGCTCGAGCGAGAATGTTTTTTCACCGAAGGAGACGCGCCATGACCAAGACCAACCAATTCCGCCAGGGGGACGTGCTGCTGAACACGATCGGTAGGCTGCCCGCTGGCGCAGCGCTGGCGCACCAGGGCACGGTGCCCGGGCGTGTGGTGCTGGCCTACGGCGAGGCCACCGGGCACCACCACAGCCTGGATCTGAGCGACGGTCGCATCGCGCTTTTCCACGACCCCGCCGGCGGCGCCTACCTGGTCGTGGCCGAGGGGCCGGCGGTCGCGCTCGAGCATCAGAAGCACGACACGATCATGCTGCCGCCGGGCATCTATCAGATGCCCGTGCAGGTGGAATACACGCCGGCAGAGATCCGTCGCGTGGATGACTGACCATGGCCAGGCACAAGGCTCTATACGAACTGACGCCAGGGCATCGCGAGCAGCTTGCGCCCTGGTGCGATCGGTGGATCGCCAACGCCATGTCTACGAAGGCGATGACCGAAGCCGATCGTGAGATCTGCCGTCGCGCGGTCATCGGGCTCTACGCCGCGGCAAAGCTTCCGCCGCCGAAGCACATCGTTTTTGTGCCGTCGCCGATGACGCTCGCCTTTGCGGGCGGATTCTCGGCGGCGATCTGGCATCTGAGAAAAGATGACGTTGAGACCAGCGCCGCGACCACGGACGCGACCACGGCCGCGACGATAGCCGCGACCAGGGTCGCGACCGCGGCAGCGACCAATGCCGCGACGCGGGCCGCGACCAGGGCCGCGACCAGGGCCGCGACCACGGACGCGACCACGGACGCGACTGAGGCGGCGGCGTGGGCCGCGACGGAGGCCGCGACGGAGGCCGCGACCAGGGACGCGACCACGGACGCGACGGATGCCGCGATCACGGACGCGACTGAGGCCGCGACTGAGGCCGCGACCACGGCCGCGACGTGGCGCGCGACCAGGGACGCGGTCACGGCCGCGACGTGGGACGCGACCGGGGCCGCGACCAGGGAGGCGACCGAGGTCGCGACCACGGACGCGACCAGGGCCGCGACGAAGGCCGCGGCCAGGGACGCGGCCATGGTCGCGACCATGGCCGCAGACGATCTATCCCAATGGTATTTCGTCGGCGCCGACATGCGCGCCCTGGCCAAAGTCATGGGCCTGGGCGACTTCGGAATCCAGTGCGCTGCGCGCACCTGGCAGATGTGGCAGGGCGGCAATCAGTGGTCCGCATATGACAGCTATCTCAGTTTTTTCCGTCACGTTGCGCGCCTGCCTATCGACTACTCCGCCTGGGAACATTGGGAAACCCTGTCCCTGCACAGCGGACCGCGCATCATGCACCCCGACTTCTGCATGATCAGCGACCGCCCCGAGATCCTGATGGTTGACGGCGAACATCGCCCCCATCGCGACGATGGCCCGTTCTGCCGCTGGCGCGACGGGGCCGCGCTCTATTCGGTTCATGGAGTGCGCGTGCCAGCCTGGGTGATCGAGCAGCCGGAGAAGCTGACGGAGCAGCACATCGAAGACGAAACCAACGCAGAGGTGCGCCGCGTCATGCTTGATCGCTTCGGTCTTGCCCGCTGGCTGACCGAGACCGGCACGACCGTCGTGTCAGAGGCGCCGGCGGATCACCCCATCAAGGGCCTGCGCAGTGCGCGCCTGCTCCGCCGCGAGGTTGCGGACGACGAAGTGATCGTGATGGTCGACCTGCTCAACTCGACCCCCGAGCCGGATGGCAGCACGAAACGGTATCAGCTGCGCGTCGATCCGAACGCCTACGACGGCCGGGCCGGCACAAACGTTCTGGCGGCGGTCGCTTCAACGTGGCGCGGGCCCGATGGCGCGCTGATGTTTGCACGCCCCGGAGACTACGCACCGGAGATCGAAACCTGATGGGCCAGAACACCACCATCGAATGGGCCGACCACACGTTTTCACCGTGGTGGGGCTGCACCAAGGTCTCGGCCGCCTGCGATCACTGCTACGCCCAGACCTGGGCGCGCCGGTGGGGCGTACAGTGGGGACCGCACGCGGAGCGCCGGATCGCCGGCGACGCCACGTGGGAAAACCCGCATGCCTGGAACCGCAAAGCCAAGCGCCTTGGCCGCCGCTACCGCGTGTTCTGCGCGTCGATGGCCGACGTGTTCGAAAACCGCCCGGAACTTGAGGCGTCGCGGGCGCGCCTGTGGCAAACGATCCGAGACACCCCGCGGCTCGACTGGCTGCTGCTGACCAAGCGCCCGCAGATGATCCAGCGCTACCTGCCGGCGGACTGGGGCGACGGTTGGCCCAACGTCCGGCTGGGCACCACGGTCGAGAACCAAGCCGAGGCCGACCGCCGTATCCCGCACTTGCTGGCGGTTCCGGCAGCCGTGCGGTTTCTGTCGTGCGAGCCGCTGCTGGGGCCGATGGACCTGCGCAAGTGGCTGTCCCCCTGGACCTGCGCCGACTGCGAGTTCCACGGCTGTGAGGATGACGCTGGACCGGATGGTTGTGGTCAGTGCGGAACGCGCGACGCATTTCCGGCAGACGCTTGCAAGGTCTGCGACGCTGACGATCAGCAGGCCAAACCATCCTGCCCTCAGTGCGGCAGTCATCGCTCATTCCAGCGTGACCACGGATTCAAGTTCGATTATGGCAGCCGCATCGACTGGGTGATCGCCGGCGGCGAAAGCGGCCCCGGCGCGCGCCCCTCACACCCGGACTGGTTCCGAAGCCTGCGCAATCAGTGCCAGGCAGACGGGGTGGCGTATTTTCACAAGCAGAACGGCGAGTGGTTGGACGAGCGCGCGGCCACCGCGGCAGGTCGCGCACCAGGCCCCGACATGTTCGACGCGGACGGCGACCCGAAAGGGCCGCGGTGGCACTTCTACGATCCGGACGACCGCATGGGCGGCGCGATGATCCGGGTCGGCAAGCGCGCCGCCGGCCGCCTGCTCGACGGCCGCGAGCACAACGAGGCGCCGCGCACGCACGAGGTCATCGATGCCTGACGACATCAAGTGCGCGCCCTGGGCGCAGACCTATTCGGGCAGGGCCGTCGATCTGCTGGCACCCCAGCTCGAGCAGATCGACATCAAGGACATCGCCATGGCCCTGAACCGCCTGCCGCGCTTCAACGGCCACACCCTTCTGCCATGGTCGGTGGCGGCACACTCCGTCGCGGTGGAGCGCGAGCTCGTGCCGACCGGGGCGCTGCCGCTAGAGGCCGAGCGCCTGGCTGCGCTGCTGCACGATGCGCACGAGGCCTATACGGGCGACATCATCAGCCCCATGCAGGCGGCCCTCAGTGGATCGGGCATCAAGACGATCCAGGCGATGGTGCAGCAGGCCATCCATGCCCGCTTCGGCTTGCCCCGCCTGCTCCCGGACGCGACCTGCGTGGAGATCAAGCGCGCCGACCTGGTGCTGCTCGCGACGGAAAAGGACCAGCTGATGAGCCGTCCACCGCGCCCATGGATGGATCTGCCGGCCCCGTCTCAACAGAGGCTTGACCTTGGCCCCTGGGCGGACACTGCGCTGTTCGAAGAACGGTTCGTCGCCCTGATGCGTCTCTGGCACAGGCTCGATTTGAAGGCGGCATGAACATGAACAACAGCACGCTGAAGGATGCTGGAGAAAAATGGGAGCTGAGGATCCGCACCATCAACAACGGCTACCTGGTCGAACTGATTGCCGGCGGCTCGTTCAGGACGGTCTCATCCCACTACGCCAAGGACGCCGAAGGCGTGGTCGAGATCTTGGCCTCCGTCATGGGTGCGCGCGTCGACGTGACGAGGCTTGAATGAGCGCCGAACCGCTGTCCCGTCGCGACCGTGAGGATATGCTGAAGCTCGTCCGCTCGCGCGAGCGGGTGGCCAAGAGCATGGCCTCGGCGCGCTCCGCCGCCCTGATGGCCGACTTCGAAGCCCAGCTCGACCGCCAGTATGCCTATGACGAGGACGCGATCTGGCAGGCCGCGGCGGAATTCGCGAAGGAGGCCGTGGCCATGGCCCGCGGTCGCATCGCCGAGCGCTGCGGCGAGCTGGGCATCCCCGCCCAATTCGCCCCCGACCTGTCCGTGCAGTGGTATGCGAGGGGCCGCAACGCCATGGAGGGCGAGCGCCAGCAGATGCGCCGCCTGGCCAAGCGCCGGATCGAACAGATCGAGGCCTCGGCCCGGCTTGAGATCGAGCGCGCCTCGGTCCAGGCCCAGGAGCGGCTGTGGACCGATGGGCTGACCTCGGACGCGGCACAGACGTTCCTGGCGTCGCTGCCGACTGTCGAGGGTCTGATGCCCACCCTGAACCTGCAGGAGGTCCAGGCCGCGCTTGCGACGCCCAAGAGCCTGGCGCAACCACCGGCGTTTCCGATGCTGGAAGACGACTGATGCGCCACTGCCAAAAAACACATTTTGATGTGCTATGCGGCATGACCATGGCATGGCTCACCACGCAACCGAACCCGCGGTCGCCCGCAACAGGGCATGACGCCGGCCAGCGCGGCTGGAAGCTCCATGCGGTGAAGGCCAGCCCGACCACCAAGCTGTCCAGCCTGCGCTTGCACCCGAGCCTGTGCGGCCTGGTGCCCTCACACGGCTGGGGCCTCGATACGTTCATCGAGGACCGATGCCGTCGCTGCACGGCCGCCGTAGAGCGCCTGAGCGCCGGGGCCACCCGATGATGGCCGTCGAGATCGCGCCCTGGAATGCGTCGTGGAGCGGCGAGGACCGCTACGAGGTGCGCCCATGTCGCTGGGCCCAGGGCCGCCCCGCGATCTGGCAGCCGCACGCGCCAGGCACGGGGCGGCCCCAGTTCGCGGCCCCGCACATGGTGCGCCAGCGCCGCTCTGTGAGCGAACGGCGCTGCACCGTCTGCGGCGAGAAGACCGCCCCGGCCGACCGCTGGCACTTCGACATGCGGACAGTGATGAGCGGCCACCTGGTGACGACCGAGGCGCCGGTGCACCGCGCCTGCGCCGACCGGGCGATGCAGCTGTGCCCGGTGATTCGCAGCAAGGGCCTGGTGCCCACGCCGTTCCCGAGGGGCTGGGTCGTGCTCGCCGCCATGATCGGCGGCCCGCATGTCGAGCGCGACTTCGGGCTGCGGATCCCCGAGGTCGCGCCCGTGGTGGGGCATCTGAAATTCGCCTGGCCCATGCAGCAGAGGATGGCCCGATGAACGAGCTGGTGAAGAACTCCGAGAAGGTTTTTCAGGAGAAGCTGATCGGTCGGATCCGCGAAGACATCCGCGATCTGATGCCCGAGGAGGTCATTACCGGGCTGATCGAGCGCGCCATTCAGGAGGAGTTCTTCAAGCCCAGGCTGGTTGAGGACGGTCGCTGGGACAAGCGCTACAAACCATCCGAATTCGTGGAAGAGGTGATCAAGGCGGCGCAGCCGATCCTCCAGGCCGCGGTGTCCGACTTCGTCAGCGCCAACGGCGACATGATCAAGACCGCCGTCACCGGACTGCTGAAGAAGGAAGCGGTGGCCATCATCCTGGGCAAGATGATCGGCCAGGAAGTCAGCGCGGGCCTGTCCATGGTCGCCAACGCGATCACCAACCGCCGCTGACGCCGGACGATGTCGTCTCACCGCTCGCAGGCGTTCAATCTCGTGCAGTCCCGGGCATCCGGCACGCCGGTCACGGTCGCGCGCTTCGTCTGCAGCCAGTGCGGCGCCCACGCCGAGCACAAGGTGAAGTCCAACAACCGCCTGGTCCCGGAGTTCATCACCAGCTGGGCCCGCGATCTCGGCTGGGACACCAAGATCGATCAGAAGAGCGCCAGGTGCCCCGACTGCGTCCGGCGCCGGCGCGAGCGTGTCAACGACACCGAGGCCCAGCTCAGGGCCTGGACCGCAAAACAGACCGCCAAGCAGGAGGCCACCGTGCCCGATCCCGTACCGATGCCCATTCCGACCGACCGCCGGCCATCGGCACATCAGCGCCAGCTCATCCGCACCAAACTGGATGGGCATTTCGACGACGCGAAGGGTCGCTATCTCGAGGGCTACTCGGACCAGCAGATCGCCGACGAGCTGAAGGTGCCGCGCGTCTTCGTCGAGCAGATCCGCGAGGCCGCCTACGGGCCGGTCCGGGTCAGTCCCGAGGTCGAGGCCCTGGAGCGCGACCTGAAGGCGACGATGGAGCGCCTCGCGAAATTCGATGCCGAACTCGCCGAGCTGCGCAGGACCTGCGCGACGCTCGAGGCCCGCATGAAGGCCTGCCTGTGAACGTCGAGGTCCGCAGTCGCGAGACCGGCCAACTCCTGGGCCTGCTCCTGGGCTTTGAGTTGAATACGAGCCTGCGCGAGACGATCATCACCTGGACCGATTACCCCCCCGTGGATCTGAAGCCCGGGGCGATCGTGTCCAGCGGCATGATTCTGCGCTCAAGCCTGGTGCTGCGCAACCAAAGCGGGGCATGGAACCATGATCACGAGAGGCACCGGATCTATTGCGTAGATGTCTGGGACGCCCAGGCGGACCTGCTGAAGCGCGTGCCCCAGTTCTATCCGATCCCCAGGCCCAGAGGGCCGTGCCCTGAGTTTCCCGAGGCCGGGAGTTTCTGGCGTCACCATCGGGGGCAAATCTACTGCGTCCAGGGCGTCGCCAATGAGGTCGACACCGAACGCTTTCCCGCCCAGGTGGTCTATCACGATCATGACCGCAAGCGCTGGTCCCGACCGCTGCGTGACTGGCACCAGAGCTTCATCCCATGGCCCAAGGGCTGGGATCCCAAGGGATGAACGAGACAGCAGCCCCGCCCGCTCCCCCCACATGGGCGCGTGGCTGCTCGGTGGCCTTGGCGGCGAAAGTCCCCGCGGCGTGCCGGTCGGGCACCGACACCCCACCGAATGCAGTTCCCCCCATGGCCAGGGTGCGGGGGATCAACCTTCAGGAGCGCGCGACGTGACCGACAAGATCGACATCAGCCCCGAGGCCGTGGCCACGCTGCTCGAAGAGCGCGAGCGGATCGATGCCGACTTCGCCGATGAGATTAAGCGCCGTGGGGGCACCTTGACGGAGCTCGTCAACTTGGCGATCGCGCGTCGCACGACCGCGGTTCTTCGCGCCATGGCCGAGGAACGTGATGAAGCCATGGCAACCGTCGAGGGGATGATAACCCGGATGCGCGCACTGAGAGATGCTCAGGACGCGGTCAGAGGTTTTGCCGATGAGGTCAAGCAAGCCGAAGGCGAGGCAGCGATCGCAGCCGCTCATGCGAGCGGGTTCGCAGAAGCTCTGCAACTGCCACAGCTTCATTCCTCTTTCCAGAATGCGGTGGCCGCCTGGATGGAGGAATGCTTCGGCGCCGTCATCGCGGCCGACGTGACCGAGCGCAATCACCGCTTCCTCGAGGAGGCCCTCGAGCTGGTCCAGGCCAATGGCACCACGCGCGGGGAGGCGCTGCAGCTGGTCGACTACGTGTATGACCGGCCCGCTGGAGAGGTGGGTCAGGAGATCGGCGGCGTCATGGTCACGCTCGCCGCGCTCTGTGAAGCCGTCCGCCTCAACATGGAGGTCTACGGCGACATCGAGCTGAAGCGCTGCTGGGACAAGATCGAGAAGATCAGGGCCAAGCAGGCGGCGAAGCCCCGACACGGACCCCTGCCCGAGGCACCGGCGACGGTTACAGTGCCGGTGGAGCCCACGCTGGGCCTGCTGATGAGCATGGCCATACGCATGGACCACGCGCTTGGCCACCCCGGCTACTACGACGCATCGCCTGACAGCATGCTCTTTGACCCCCACGGCCCATCCCATGCCCAGCGGGTCAAGTGCATGCTCTCCGAGATGCGCCAGGTGCACGAGGAGATCGTGGGCACCGGTTTCTACAAACCGAAGAAGGAAGACGATTACCGCAGCCTGATCCCCAATGACGCGCTTGTGCCCAAGGACCCGCAGCGGTGAACGCCGCGGTGGGTGACGTCTGGTATCGCATCGACGACGCGCGCTACGCCGGCCCGGCCGACGAGTGCGGCGACCCCACGGGCGCGGTGTTGGACGTGAAGATCCACACCTTTCGGGTCGCCAAGGTCACGCCCAAGGGGGTCTGGCTCGTCGACAGCGATGGCACCTACAAGATCCGGCGCGCCCATGCCGCTCTCAACGATTTTGAGGAGATCAACCACAGGCCCATCACACCGCCCCAGCGGTTCGTACTCTTCGAGGTCGGCAGGGCCTTCGCGCGCGCCACGCTCCAGGAGGCCCTGACCAGCTACGAGGCGCGGAAGGCCCGCCAGGCCCGCATCTATCGCAAGAGGGCCGATGATGCGGATGAGCACGCCAGGATCGCCCGGCACCAGGTTGATTACAGGCTGCACCAACTCCGCATCCTGGTGCCTGCATGATCGGCGACATTATCCAGGGCCGGGGGTTCACCGGCGTGCCGATCTACACGAGCGACTTCATGGTCGAGCGCGCGCAGCACTCGCGCTCCCCCGCCAGGGCCAAGCGGCGCGCCCGCCTGGGCCACCCCCAGCACTTCGTGGACCGGCCACGCCGCGACGTCCTGGTGACCGCAGACGGCAGGATGTTCTGTCACCCGGCCGTCTATCACCAGATCCTTCAGGAGATACGCGCCCGTGCCGAAACCTGAAGAACCCCTCTCCTGGGGCACCGACCGCATCATCTCCGACCTCAACGAACGGCTGCGCGCCGACCGCTGGCTCGTCTGCAACGAGGTCTGGCTCGACGACCGCGGCCACGCCCGCGCCGACCTCATGGCCCTGCCCCGCAAGTTCAGTGCGCGCACGGCCCTGCTTTTCGAGGTCAAGACCAGCCGGGCCGACCTCACGGGAGAGCTGCGCTCGGGCAAGTGGCGCAAGTACCTGCAGCACGGTGCCGTGGCCTTCGCCTATCCGATGGGCCTGGCCAAGCTCACCGAGATTCCCAAGGAGTGCGCGGCCATCGTGCGCCACACCGGGGGTTGGCGCTGGGAGCGCGCGCCCCGGTGGCAGCGGGCGCCCGAGATGACGCCCTACCTGTGGATGCGCCTGGCCATGAGCGTCTCGGACGAGGCGCTGGATCGGGGCATGAACACCTGGCGCCCGCGTGCGGTGGCGGCCCACAAGATCGCCTGGCAGTCGCGCCTGGCCTTCGCCCATCGGGTCTCCCAGATCGCACTCAAATTGCCACACTACGAGGAGTGGACAGCCAGGGCCGAAACCGAGTGGCAGGCGCTCTACAGCGAGGTACAGCGCCTGCGCGATCAGAAGGAAACCCTCGAAGCCCAGGTGGCCAACGTGCGCATCCAGCTGACGAAGCTGCAGGGGGTCTGACCGTGAAAACCGACCCCTTCGATGTCGAGCCGAAAGATCGCGAACCTTCATGGGTGCACTGCAGGGCCTGTCAGCATGAGTGGCCGGGCGTCTGGCTGCCGATGGAAGCGCTGCTGGCCTGCCGGGTCATGAAGGCCCACGGCAAGCTCTGCCCACGCTGTGGCGCGAAGAAGGTCAGCGTGGGCAGGGTGAAGCCATGATCCCGGTCGAGGCCCTGGACCAGCACGTCGCCATCTGCGGGGTCAGCGGGTCGGGCAAGACCTTCGCGGCCAAGGGCGCCGTCGAACACCTGCTGGGCCTTGGTCGCCAGGTCATCGTGATCGACCCGACCTCGGTCTGGTGGGGCCTTCGGGTCGCCGCCGACGGCAAGGGCGCGGGCTTCCCGGTCGCGGTCTTCGGCGGTGAGCGCGCCGACGTCGCCATCGACGACGAGGCCGGCCCGCGCCTGGCCGACCTGCTGATCGAGCGCGGGATCTCGGCCGTCATCGACGTCGGTGAGATGACCATGGGCGCGCGCCGTCGCCTGGTGACCGGACTGCTCGAAAGGCTTTACCACAAGAGCCGGAAGCCCCTGCACCTGGTCGTCGACGAGGCCGACGACGTGGCGCCCCAGCGCCCCCTGCCCGACCAGACGGTCATGCTTCACCGGCTCGACCAGATCGTGCGGCGAGGTCGTGCCCGGGGCTTCCGGTGCATGCTGATCACCCAGCGGCCGGCGGTGCTGCACAAGGACGTGCTGAGCCAGGCGCAGACGCTGGTGGCCATGAAGCTTACCGCGCCCCAGGACCGCAACGCGATCGGCGCCTGGATCGAGGGCCAGGCCGACCGCGAGGCGGGCCGGGCCCTGCTGGCGGCGCTGCCCAAGTTGGCCGTCGGCTCCGGCTGGGTCTGGTGGCCCGCGGGCGGCGTGCTCCGCGAGGAGGCGTTCCAGGCGATCACGACCTTCGACAGTTCGCGGACCCCCGAGCACGGTGATCCCGAGCCAGTGGTGCCGGGCGCGGGCGCCGCGATCGACGTGGGCGCCCTGGTCGCGGCGATGGGCGTGCCAGGGCGCGCCGATGAGACGCCGGGCCAACCCGGTGTGGGCGGCCTCACCAAGGCCGATGTTGACGCAGCCTATCAGCGGGGCCTGACCGAGGGCTTCACCCAGGGCTGCAACAATTTCCACGGATTTTGGCAGCAGATGCGCGCCGCGGTCATGGGCTCCCAGCAGCATCTGCACGCCATGGAAAAGGCCCTGGACCTGGCGAAATTCCGGGTCCAGGGCCCGGCGCGGCCCGAGGTCACATCCCAAGGGGTGGTTGGCGAACCGCGTGCGATGCCCCCGCCGGCTTCGGGCGGCGGGGGCACACCCAAGGGGGCGGAGCGGCGGATCCTGAGCGTGCTGGCCGCCGCGGGCCGGCCGCTGACCCGTCGCCAGTGGGCGACCATGGCCGGCATGTCCGCCAGCTCCGGGACCTTCAGCAACTACCTGAGCCGGCTGCGCGGACAGGGCGCCATTGTGGAGACCGAGGCGGGCTTCAGCGTCGCGCCCGGCGTCGCGGTCATGCCGGGGGCGCCCGCGAGCGCCGCGGCGCTGCGCGAGACCTGGAAGACGACCAAGTTGCTGAGAGGGGGGCCGGCCCGAATGATCGACGCACTGGCCGCGGCCGGTTCCGACGGCATGGATCGCGCGAACCTGGCCGAGCGCGTGGGCATGGTCGCCACCAGCGGCACCTACACGAACTACCTGAGCCGGCTGCGCGTGAACGGCCTGGTCGAGGTGGTCAGGCGCCGCGTCACCCTGGTTTCGGAGTTGCTGGGATGAAGATGGCGGATCAGGTCACCTCGGCCGGCCAGCCGGCTGCGCGCAGCCGCTCGGCGACACGCTCCACCACCAGCATGGGGATGCCCTCACTGCTGCTGAGCGCGATCGTGTCGGGCTTGCCGCCCCGCCCGGCCAGCAGCTCGCGGGCGACCGACAGGGCGCGGTCGGCCAGGATGCCGGCGGCAGCGTCGGCCACTTGGTCGAGCCGCTCGAGCGCGACGCGCAGGATCCGGGATTCCCAGTCGGCCGGCACTGGCTCGTGGCCGCATTTCACCCGGCTCATGAATTCGGTGCGCACAGAAATGGCTTGGGCCAGCGCGGTTACCCACGCTGGCCCAAACAGCAACTGGCCGAGCACGGCCAGGTCGGTGGCGGTCATGTCAGGCGGCCGCGTCGCGGTCGCTCTCGGCCTGCATGGCCGCAGCGTCCTCGTCGGTCATGGCCTCTTCGCCACCGACGAAGGCCTCGCTACTGACTATCTGCGCGTAGATATCCGCGGTGGCCGCGGCTTCGTCGCGCACGGTCGAGAAGATGACGCTGACCCGCCAGCCGCGGCGGGGGTTATACAGCCACAGTTCCCAACCACGGCTGCCATCGGCGGCGCGCACCTCGTAGTCCGAACCGTCGTTGGTCACCAGGCGGCGTGCCGCCGCTTCCAGCGACAGGCCGGTGGTGCGGATTTTGCCGGAGCTGGTGTCGATCATGGTGTAGGTGGTGTTGGTCATGGTGACCTCCTCCTCGTGGAGCGGCGCCATCGCCGCTCTCTATGCAAAGATAATTGTATCTCGGCGCACTGGATGCAAGGCGCCTGTGCACAAACTGCAGGAGGTTCCTGATGGAAGCCCGTAGCGCGATCGCGCGGCGGCGGCTCGAGAAGGCCGAGCAGGACAAGAGCGCCCAGTTCTACCCGACCAGCCCGTGGATCACCGAGGCCCTGCTGGCGCGCGAAAAGCTGCCCGGCCCGGTGTGGGAGCCCGCCTGCGGCGAGGGCACGATGGCCCGCGTCCTCGAATCACATGGCTATGTGGTCGCAGGCACGGATCTCAACGATTACGGCTACGGCGAGCCGCGCCTGGATTTCACCCTGGCCTATACGGTCCCGAGCGTGGACGGCGTCGTATGCCGCACGATCATGACCAATCCGCCCTTCGGGATCGCCACGCTGTTCGTCAGGCACGCGCTCGCGCTCCCCGGCATCGAAGCCGTGGCCATGCTGGTGAAACTCAGTTTCCTGGCCGGCCTGGAACGAAGGCGCACCATCTACAAGGAGCACCCGCCCCACCGGGCATGGGTCTTTTCGGCCCGGCCCGCCTTCATGATGGGCACGACCAACACCAAGGGCATCTCGGGGGTCTTCGAGTATTGCTGGCTGGTGTGGCGCCGCGGTCCGGGCGAGCCGTGGCCGGCGCAGGAAACCCGCCTCGGGTGGATCGACGCGCGCGCCCGCGACGCGCTTTGAGCCGATACGAAGCCACTTGCCATCAGATACATTTTGATGTGATATGCGCGCCCACAGTGTGAGAACCCTTCCGTGAACGACGAACCCACGATCAATGGCCAGTCCGCGACCGATCCCGAGCCGACGCTGGCGAGCGTCAACGCCCTGGCCCTGCAGGTGGCGGCCGACATGCTGTGCCAGCAGTGGCTGCACCTGACGCCCCCGGGCGCGGGCATTCAGACGCAGATCATCGCGGCGGTCCTCACGCTGCAGTTTTCCGCCAGCACCTTGGTGCGGAACGGCGAGGCCAAGAGCAAGGTGCTGAACGTCTTCGACCAGTGGGTCGCGCGCGCGCGCCGCGAGGTCGAGAACACCCCGACCGGGGCGCTGCGGATGCCGCCCGGACTGATCCGGCCATGAGCGCCAATCACAACCGACTTGCAGCCCTGTCCTACGCACAGGGGTTCACCCTTTGGCACTACGCCACAACGCCGGGCGAGGACGTGCTCGTTCCGAATTTCTGGGACGCGCTGGCGCACATCCTCCGGCAGGGCGACCGCGTCCTGTGCAGCGGCCGGGGCCAGTGCCTTGACCTGGCGTGCATCGCGGCGGGCGCGCCCAGGACCGAAATGCGGGTCATGGCCGCGCCCTCTGCAGAGCCCTCCAAAGTCGCGGCCGCATGACCGACATCGCCAACCTCTGGCGCTTTGAACTGCGGGGGGGCAGCAGCGCCGATCCGCGCCACGGCGCGTGCCTGCTGGATGCCGTGTCATGGCTTGAATACGGCACGCTGGGCGATCATCCGCCGTGCGTGTGTCCGGACGCGATTGCGCCCTACGCGCGGCTCGCGAACGATTTCCTGCCACACCTCCAGCGGCAGCGGCTCAAGATTTTCATCCCGCGCCTTGTGGGCACGGTCGATCCGGATGCAGTGCGCCCGCGCATTGAATTCCTGGTGCGTCACACCGTGCGCGCGCTGCTGCCGCTGGCGTTCGATGAGCGGCTGCCGCGCGTGGCCACCAGCCTGCGCGCGCTGCCGCCGGACGCAAGCATGGCGGATTGCCGTACCGCCGCCGGCACCGCTGACCGCGCCGCCGCCTCCTACACCCGTGCCTACGGCCCGTTCGTTCTCCACGACGGCGCCGCGAAGTGGACTGCCGCTGCTCGCGCCGCCGCCCGCGCCGCCTTTGCCCGCGCCCCCGCCGACGCTGCGAAAGCCGCCGCCGAAGCCGCCGTTTTCGTCGGCGACGCCACTTTGCCCGTACACGCATACGCACGCGGCACCTTGCCTGTCTACGACGCGGTGATCGCCGGCCTTGATGGCATGCTGCGCATTGGGCGGCAGGCCGAGCCGCTGGACGTTGGCAGCGCCACCGAGGCGGTTCACCGCTTTGCCGCCGCGCGCGGTGAGGCGATGCCGGCATGACCTGGGTGGTGGTGGTCTGGGTCTGCACGCTGCTGGGGCCGGCCCTGGAGTGTGATCCCGCGACGCGCCAGGCGCTGCCCCAGAAAGATCGGGGCGCCTGCATCGCCGAGGCCCGCCGGATCCGAGAGACCGAAACCGGTCGCACCGCGGCCTGCGTGATGTGGCACCCATGACCCGCCTGGCCCTGACCCTCGACGAGCTGGCGCTGACCCGCCACGCACTGGGCCTGCCCAACAAGCGCAAGCGCAGCTATCGCAACCGCTACGTCGTCGGCCCCGGCTGCGACGATCACGTCCTGTGGATGGACATGGTCGAGGCCGGGTTTGCCCGTCGCTACGACGGCAGACCGCTAACCGGGGGCGATGACCTGTTCGTGCTCACCCGGGCGGGGGCCGCGCTGTCGTTGCGCGCGGGCGAGAGCCTATGCGGCGAGGATTTTCCGGACGCCGTCGCATGAGCCGCAACCTGTGCCGCACCGACTGCGCCATCTGCACGGGCCCCGTGCGAGTGGTCAGCGCCGCGCCCATGCGCGTGTCATCAGGAGCGCCCCCGATCACGGGCAAGGATGCCCAATGCGCAGCCTGCGGGACCAAATACTTTGCCTGGTTCGGTACGCATCATCCAGGGGCGAGCACCGAGGGGGTGATGACCGCAGCGAGCGACTTCTTCGACCTGTCCTATCGCAGCACGATGAATGATGAGCCGGGCCCCGACGACCTGCCGGCCGGCAATGTCGAGGCGCTGCTGGTCGTCGAGATCGACGGCCGCGAGGTCTACCGGAACGCGATCAGGCGATGACCGACCGCCCCATCATTTTCAGCGCCCCGATGGTGCGCGCGCTGCTGGCCGGCACCAAGACGCAGACGCGGCGGGTGTTGAAGCCGCAGCCGCCGACGCGCGAGAAATTCTTTGGTGCCCAGTTCAGCCTGTGCCCCGCCGTGGCGGCGGGCGTGAAGATGTATAGCCAGAACGATTACGAGCGACTGCCGAAGCACCCAACACATTGGGACCTGTGCGGCTCGGTTGGCGTTGCTCGCAACGCTGGATTCCCCGCCGTGTATGACGCGCGCCATGCAATCGGCGACCGCCTGTGGGTGCGCGAGACATGGTCCCACACGGGCACCGGCGTCTGGGAAATTCGCGACGTCGATCATGCCTCGGATGGATCCGTCGTCTACCGCGCCGATGATGCGCTGGCAGATGGCCTGGTGTCGAAGTGGTGGTCGCCCATCTACATGCCGCGCCGGGCCAGCCGCCTGACGCTGACCGTCACCAGCGTGCGCGTCGAGCGCCTGCACGACATCACCGAGGAGGACGCCATCGCCGAGGGGGCAATACGGCGCAGGCACATCACCGCATCAACGGGTGGGACCACCCTGCCGCGCCCCGAAAGTTTCAGCTTCGACTGCGATCCGATCACTGGCGAAGAACTGGCCCGCGCGCGCACGGCCCGGCAGTCATTTGAACTGCTGTGGGACAAAATCCACGGCCACGGCTCCTGGGACGCCAACCCCTGGGTCGTGGTCATCACCTTCACCAAGGAAGCCGCATGAGCTCTGCGCGCCGCAGCCTGTTCAAGCGCGTGGCCGGCCTGGTCGCGATCGGCACGGTCGCGCCCCGCGCAACCGCGCGGCTGCCCACTGTTTCGGTGTGGCAGCCTATCGTCGAAGGTATCGGCAAGATGCCCGTCGAGGGACCGAGAGCCCATGCCGAAAAGGGCCAGAATTACGACCCCGACAAGATCAAGCTGTGGGCCAGCCTGATGAGGGTCCGCAGGGGGCAGCACGCCATGCGGGCCGATCAGGCGCGTATGCTCGGTCTGCCCCCGCACCTGGCGAGCATGCACAGCTGCGCGCCCTGGTGGCGCGCGCGCAAGGCCCTCGAGTGGTCGCAGAACGAGCGCGACCTGCTGGATGTTCTTGAGGAGGAAGTGCGCGCCCGGATCTTCGCCAAATGAAGAAGGCCGACGCCCTGCCGGACGGCCTGTCGCCGCGGCTGCTCTCGACCGCCCAGGCGGCCGCGTTCTTCGGGCTGAGCGCCGGACTCTTCAGACGCGAGTTCCGGGCGCTGCCGACCATCAAGGTCGGCGCCAGGGTGCTCTACGACCTGAGGGTGCTGGAAAATCACGCCGACCGGCTGTCGGGCCTCCGCGGTCGCGGGATGAACCAGCTGCACGATGCCTGGAGACAGCGCCGGCAGGAAGGAAAAGAACACCGATGAACGCCCACTGTCCTTTCTGGCGTGGCGTCCGAAAGCTTGCCGGCAACGTCGCATCACTCGTCTGCGCCATTTTGTTCGCCACCTGCATCCTCTGGCTCATGAAGGGCGAGCTTCCGCTCCAGGGCGAGGTCGCGCTGGCGCTGGCCTGCTTAGCCTATATGCGCGCCCGTGACGCCGAGAAGAAGAGCGAGCGCGCCGGTGGCTGAGCCCTGGCACCTGTTGGGGTTCATGACCTTCGCGCGCGTGGTCCCGCGCAGTTTCTGGTGGATGTGGCCGATGCGCTGGACCTGGTCGTTTGCCTGGCGCATTCCGCTGTTCGTGGTCGCCAGGGCGCTGGGGTTCCCTATCGCGGTCGCGGCCGTGGCCCTGCTGGTATGCTGCTGGCCCTTCGTCATCGTGGCCGACTGGTGCGAGACCTGGGGCGAAGCCGATGACTAAGGGCCGGCCCACAATGAATTTGTGGCAGCGCATCGGCAAGAGCGCCGGCGGCCGCGAGCACAACGACACGCCCAATCACCAGAACCGGAGGCGCTGCGCATGGTAAGCAACCAACAACTTCTTCTTTATCTCAAAGACAAGCCGCTTGGCGACATAAAAAACCTGCCCGCCGACCTGTCGCCCGTACAGGCGGCGGAAGTGCGCGGCCTGCTGACCCATTTTTTTCTGAGTTTTGGCCTGGCTCTCGGCGGCGTCCCGCAGTGCGTGATCGACGATGCGGTCGCGATGGTGCGAGAGGCGGCGACCAAGACCCCGTGAATCTTCAACCCGAGGAGTGTACGTGATGCAACATGACTTCATCCTGCTCGACCGTTCCGGCTCGATGCAGACGCTCTGGACCGAGGCGCTCGGCTCGATCAACGGCTACGTCCAGAAACTGGCCGAGAGCGGGGTCGACACCGGGGTCACGCTCGCGTGCTTCGACCTCGCCGACACCACCATGTCGTTCGACATCCTGCGCGATCGGATCACGCCCTCGACCTGGCGGCCGGTCAGCGATGCCGACGCGAACCCGCGGGGATCGACGCCGCTCAACGATGCGGTCGGCAAGATCGTCGCGCTCGCCGAGGCCCACCCCTACGACAAGGTCGCGATCATCATCATGACCGACGGCCATGAGAACGCGAGCAAGGAGCTCTCGGTCGACCAGGCGAAGGCGGCGCTCGATCGGTGCCGGGCCAAGGGCTGGCAGGTGATCTTCCTGGGCGCGAACTTCGACAACGCGAAGCAGGCGGCCGGCTACGGCAACTCGTCGTTCGCCACCGCGTCCGTGGCCAGGCAGAACCTGTTCGTCGCGACCACGAACGTCGCTGCATCGCGGGCCGTCTACGCGACGACGGGCGCTCCCATGGGCTTCACCGACGCGCAGAAGCAGGACCTGGCGCAGTCCAATGGCTGATCCAGAGGAGGAGGAGGCCCGGACCCGCGTGCTGGCCACGGGCAAGGCCTGGTGGCCGCTCAGGCAATGCAGCCTCTGCAACACGACAATCGGATACCGCGTCATCGGAGAGATGCCCTATTTCGACAGCAATTGCCGTTGTACGACTTACTGGTCGCCGCTCAGGACTGCCGCATGGTCGAAGATCGCAGACCTGATTCAGGAAGCGCCCAGTGAACCCTGACGGCCTGATGCGCCAGTCGTTCATCGGGCTGGGCGACACCGTGGGACTCCGCGGCGATGGCCATGTGCGGAGCCTGCTTGCCGACGGCCGGGGCGCCTTCTCGGTCGACGAGTTCTCGGACGACTATACCTACCGGTGGCGGCTCTCCTACGCCTGGGGGCCGCCACCGTTCCTGGTGGTGATCGGAATGAACCCGAGCACCGCCAGTTGCCGGCGAGCCGACCCGACGGTCACCCGCTGTGCCCGGCGCGCCGCGGCGCTCGGCCTGGGTGGCCTCGAGATGGTCAACCTCTACGGCTTCATCTCGACGCTGCCGACCCCGATGTTCGAGCTGCCCGAGGAGCGTCGCGGCGGCGGCCTGGTCGGCAACCAGGCGATCCTGTGCGCCGTTGATCGATCGGGGGGCGGGCCGATCGTATTTGCCCCTGGGAGCGACCACAGGCTGCGCCACAGGGCCCTCGAGGTCGAGTTGCTGCTCCGGGGGCGGGGCCACCCTTTGCAGTGCCTGGGCACCACCCAGGAGGGCCTACCGCGCCATCCGACGCGGGTGGGCTACGCCGTTCCGGTGCAGCCCTGGTCGGGAAGCTATGCCGCGTGATCGGCGCGGCCCCCTCAACACATCATTCAGGACAACCGCTCATGACTTACGAAGAATTCCGTGACGCTGTGCGCATGTCTGAACAGCGCGAAATGCTTGCAGAAAAAAGAGAGACCGCAAGAGCGATGATGGCCCGGTCGGAGAAGAACATCATGCTGGTGGCCGTCAGGTGCGCCGAAGCGTTCGCGATCATCTCCGACCAGATTGCCGACATTGATGCAGAGCTCGCCAGACTTGGCATCACCAAGGCCGACGCGCCGACACAGGAGGACCACCATGGACCACAGTGAACTGGATCTGGCCGCCCGGCTTTTGTCGCGCCACCGATACCTCACGGAGAGGCAGGCTCTGGTGAGGCACCTCCTGTCCGAGAACGACAAGACGGAGGTCGATGTGATCATGCCTGGCGCCGAAGCGATCGAGATCATGGCTCGCCAGGTTGCGGCCCTCGACGATGAGCTTGCCAAGCTCGGCGTCACCCGGGCGAGCGCGTCTGGCGGAGGGTGAAGGGATCGAACCATCATCCTCTCGGATGGCCTGGTTTTCAGGACCAGTTACCCGCCACGGGCGCCACCCTCCGCGATAGGCCTTGAATAGTGCCCTTGGAGCCTCGATGGTAGAGGTGCCGATCTCTAAAATCGGTGGAGCCGGTTCGATTCCGGACAGGGGCGCCACCAACCAGAGGACCAGAACCATGCTGTAGCAAGCCCGCGCACCACCGCTCTCCGCATCGACTGACGCCGATGCAACCCTCAAGGAGAGCGACCAATGTCGACCGTCTACCTGAAGATCAAGATCATGTCCCTGGCCGCCGAGGCCAGGATCATCCGGGCCGAACAGGCCAGACATCGCAACCGGGGCCGGGGTGGCCCCAGCGACGTCTGGTGGGGCCTCCATCATCACCGCACCCGGGACGTCCGCAGCGAGGCCCGCTCCGCCAGCCTGGCTTATGGGTTTCTGCGCGGGCGCGCCCTCGCTCGTATCGAGCAGCGGACCCACACGCAGCCCAACTGGAAACGCGTCGAGGACCTGATCCGCAAGTATGGCGAGGGCGACCTGCGCGAGCGCATGCAGCGCTTCACCGAATGGAAGGAGGTCGACAGAAAGGCGCTTGCCAAACACATTTAGATGTGAGATAGAGCCTGACCGCTTGGCGTTCAGACCGGTTACTTCTCGAAATAGGAAACCGGTCCAACATACTTTCCGGCGGCGATGAATCTCCAAGGGGGCTCCGGCCTCCGGCTTCAGATAAGGGCTTGGCGCAGGCTCGGGTTCCTTCTTGTAAAAGGCCAGACCCGAACCGTCCCCTACCGGCCCTTCGTGCGTATGTCAGGCCGGTTCGGGGGAGCCGGCCGCCTTGTTTTGGGGGGAAGCGCGATCATGCGCACCAACACGGCCGTCCGCGACACCCACAGGCATGTGACCCACGAGGGCGCGCCCGCGACCAGGGCCAGCGCCGTCGACGAACTGCGTCGCACGGTGATGACCTGCATGCTCTGGGAGGACACCTTCTACGAGGAGGGGGTGGCGATCACCGAGCGCCTGGCCGATCTGGTCGGGCGCTGCACCGACGCCCAGGTCGTGGCCGTCGCCGAGCAGGCACGCAACCAGATGGGCATCCGCCACGCGGCCCTCTGGCTCGCGGTCATGCTGTTCGAGCAGAAGCGCCCGGCCGCGGGCGAGCGCGCCCTCGGCGCGGTTCTCCGTCGCGCCGACGAGCCGGCCGAGGTCCTGGCCCTGTGGTTCAAGAACGGCCGGCGCCCGGTGCCCTACGCCATGCGTCGGGGCCTGACCGCGGCGCTCCGCACCTTCGATGCCTACCAGCTGGCGAAGTATGACCACGCGCGCTCGGCGATCCGGCTGCGCGACCTGCTGCGCCTGATCCACGCGAAGCCTCACGGGGCTGCGCAGGCTGCGCTCTGGCGCCTGGCCGTGAAGGACGAGCTGCCGGTGCCCGACACCTGGGAGGTCGCGATCTCGGCCGCCGGTTCCGATCCGGATGCCAAGCGCGAGACCTGGGCGCGGCTGGTGCGCGAGCGCAAGCTCGGTGGCTTGGCCCTGGTGCGCAACCTGCGCAACTTGCAGCAGGCCGGGGTTCCGACCGCCGAGGTGGCGGCCGCGATCGACGAGGCGCAGTTCGCGCGCATGTGGCCCTTCCAGTTCGTGGCCGCCTGGCAGCACGCGCCCGACTATGCGGTGCCGCTCGAGGCCGCGATGTTGCGTGCCCTGGCGGGCCTGCCTCGCCTGCTGGGCACCACCGCCGTGCTGGTCGATGTTTCGGGGTCGATGGTCGGCACCCCGGTGTCGGCCCGGTCCAAGATGGATCGGCTGCACGCGGCCGCGGGCGTGGCGATGGCGGCGCGCGAGCTCTGCGACCGGCCGCGGATCTTCGCGTTCGGGACCGGGGTGTCGGAGATCGAGCGGCCGCCCTCGGGATTCCAGCTGCTCAACGCCATCCGCCAGTCGCCGCACTACAACGGCGGCACCCGCCTCGGTGAGGCCGTGCGCACGGTGATGGAGACCGGCCCTCGCCGGCTGATCGTCATCAGCGACGAGCAGACGAGCGATCAGGTCACGCCGCCCGGGCGGGACTGCCTGGCCTGGATGATCAACGTGGCGCCCTACCAGCACGGGGTCAGCTACCGCGATGGCTGGAACCGGGTGGACAGCTGGTCGTCCCAGGTGCTGCGCTACATCGCGCAGAGCGAGGGCCTGGACGCTCGTGAGGGTGATGAGCAGGGGGACGGCGCATGAGGCGCCGGACCCTTCTCCTTGGTGTCGCGGCGGCTCCCCTGGTGGGGGTCGCCGCGACCGCGCTCCCGGAGCCGATCGTGATCCAGGTGAGGACGGTCGCGCCCATGATCACCGGAGCCGAGCTTATGGACGCCTTCGACGAGTGGATGGCCCGAAGCATCGTGGCTGCCTTCTCGCTTCCAATCATCCCGGATGCAGCGGAGGCCCGTCCGTGACCAAGCGCGTTCGTTTCCACGGCTACTCCGACGACAACTTCGCCTATGACGAATGGAAGGACGGTCGCTGGGGCGGCGGCGACGAGATCGGCCAGGAGACGGCCGCCTGGGTCATCGAGGATTTCGGCAACCAGGGCCTCCAGGTCTTCGGCACCTACGCGCCCAAGGAGATCGACGGCGGCGTCTGGGTCGTCGGGGTCGCGCCGCTCGACGAGGATGAGCAGTTTCCAGACTGGCCGATGAAATTCGAACTCCACGAGAACGGCTACTCGCTGGCCCTGGTGATCGACCTTCCCGACAGCGCGAAAATCCGCCCGAGCAAAGGAAGCAAACCCGACAGTGAGGACGGCGACTGATGCCATCGATCTACATTGATTTTGCAGCCGATGACGATCACTGGCGCGGCAATGCAGACGTCTCGGTGGTGGACAGTGACGCCCTGACGGGCAACCACCCGGCGCTGAGGGTCGGTGATCTCGAGATGGTGTTCACGATCCCGCAGTTGGTGACGCTCTCCGAAACTCTCGACGCCTGGCTGAACGGGATGCCCATGAAGGTCGTGGGGCGAACCGAGCGGATCGTGCTGCAGGCGATCAAGGACACAATCACCGACAGCCCCGAGAGTGTGCGCCGCGCGTACATGAAGAAAGAGCCCGAGCACCTGGCGCACGAACTCTACCTCAACATGAAGCTGCGGGGCCTGAAGTTCAGGCTTGGCTCGGACCAGGAAGACCAGGACGAAGGACCGCGTCAGGCGCGCATCCGGAGAGCGATGAACAAGCCAGAGGAACAGGGCGCATGAGCTTCGAGCGCCGTGCCGACCGCCACGAACAGCGTGCCCGTGAACTGGCCCAGGCCGCCGCGTCATGGGCCGCTTCCAGGCGAAGAAAACGCTCGACCGCGACGAGATGGAAACCTGGCTCGGGGCGCGCGGCGTGCTGTTGGTCGGCGGCGGCCTCGACGAGAGTCCCATGGCCTATCGCAGGCTCGACCAGGTGCTGGAGCACCACGCGGACAGCGTTCGGGTTCTGCACCGGCTGCGGCCCCTGGCGGTGCTGATGGCCGGCGCCAACGAGATCGACCCGTTCAAGGACTGAGCGCCGTGGGCGATCGAGATCTCTACACGGGGCCGCTGACGGTGGCGGCCAGGCTCCCAGATATCCAGACTGGCCAGCCCGGTGGCGTGATCATGCTCGGCTTGGCCTACCTCTCCGACAGGCCGATGGACAAGCTCACAAGGATCCGGATCGAGATGTCGGCCGAGGATGCATCGGATTTGTTGCGGCACCTGGTCCAGATGATCCACTCGGCGCGCGGCGAGTGACCGTGTCCGACTATCTGTACGAGGACAGCTACAATCAGGTGCTGCAACGCCTGACCCCCGAGGGCAAGCGCCTCGACTGGCTGGAGCTTGTCGATGAGCGCGGGAACGTCCTGGTCGAGCACTCGTGGTGGCGATTTCGGAGCGAGAGCAGGTCCGACGGTCTGTGTCGCGAGCTGCTGAAGGTCAAACTCGATCTCAGGTTCGCCCGCAGTCGCCTGGCGCTGGTCGAACGGTGGACCCTGTGGTTCGCCCTGATGTGGGCGCTCACGATGCTGCGCCTCGCACTCTGATGGTGCGCCGGGTCAAGAAAACGGTGCCGTTCGAAGCGTGCCGACACCGCGCTCTGGCGACCCTCGATACCATGAAGCCGACGGTGGCCTCGATGGTGGCCCAGGCCATCTGGCCTGAGGCGCGATTCTGCAACGCCCAGGGCGCGGGCTTCGCTGCCTCCGGGGTGCTGAAGCGCCTTGAGCGCGAGGGCCTGGTCCGCTGGACCAGCATCTACGACGACCGGCGCCGACATTTGGGATCGGGCTGGGTGAAACTGAAACAAGGAGGACCATCGTGAACGACCAACCGCACATGACCCTGGAACAGGCCCAGGCGACCGTGGCCGAGAAGGTTCACCCCAGGGTGACGCTCGAGAGCATGAAGGCCAAGATCGCCGAGGTCACCTACCTGCGGCACAAGCACCTGACGATCGCGGTGGTCGAGATGACCAACGGGTTCATGGTGCTGGGCAAGGCCGCCCCGGCCGACCCGCGCAACTACGATCCCCAGGTGGGCGAGCGCTATGCCTATGAGGACGCGATCAAGCAGCTCTGGCACCTCGAGGGCTATGCGCTCTGCGAGCGCCTGGCCGCCGCCTGATGGACTGGCCCGCGCGGATCGAAAACTACGACCGCGTCACCGGCTTTCCGCGCAGCCTGTTCGTCGCCGGCGACGGGCGCGTGGTCGGCACCTGGATCATGGGCAACGACTATCGCGTGAAGAGCGGCTACTACGGCGGCTATCCGGCCGGCTACCTGCGCCGCGTCGCCGCCCTGTTCCCCGACCGGCAGCGCGTTCTGCACCTGTTCAGCGGGCGGGTCGAAACCCAGGCCCTCGCCGGAGACACCCTGGATCTTCGCGCCGAGGTGGACCCGACCTTCGTGGCCGATGCGCATTCCATGCAGGGCGTGCCCCTGGCGGACTATGACCTGGTCCTGGCCGACCCGCCCTACTCGATCGAGGATGCCGAGCGCTACCAGACGTCGATGGTGAATCGGAACCTGGTGCTGCGCGCCCTGGCCCAGGGGTTGCGGCCGGGCGCGAGGGTCGTGTGGCTCGACCAGGTGCTGCCGATGTACCGCAAGGACCAGTGGGCGATCGAGGCGGTGATCGGCATGGTCCGCTCGACGAACCACCGCTTTCGCCTGATCACCGTGTTCGGGCGCCGCTAGTCCACCCACATTTCATTGTGCCACGCTCCTGGTCATGCACAGTGACCAGGGCATCAAGCTCGTTCGCCGCCGTCTCGCCGACGGCACCGAGCGCGCCTACCTCTATGACCGCGCAACCGGCCGACGCCTGCCCGATGACCCGGCGGCTCGGGCCACCGTGGTCGAGGATCTGCGCCGCCGAGAGCGCCTGGCCCGAGCGCCAGAGAGCGGCACCTTCGAAGACCTGATCAGGCGCTACTACGCCCACCCTGACTTCACCGCACGGCGACCGCGGACCCAGACGTTCTACCGCGAGCACATCGAACCCCTGAGAAAAGTGTATGGGGACCTGCCCGTGGTGCTGATGAGCACCCAGTGGCTGCGCGAGCTGCGCGACGAGATCGTTGACCAGGGCCATCTCCACAAGGCCCGCCACCGCCTGGTCGTCGTGCGGTTGCTGCTGCGATTCGCGATGCGCGAGATCGACCTCGAGATCCCGCGCGGCCTCTTCGAGGTACGGCTGCCCAGCATCGGCGCCCGCGATCAGGTGTGGACCATGGAGCAGGAGGAGCGCTTCCTTGCCGCCGCAGACGCACAGGGAGAGCCGCTGATGCGTCTGGCGCTGCTGCTGGGGGCATACACGGCCCAGCGGCTGTCGGACATCCTGGCGATGCGCCGGGAGCAGATGGTGCGCACCCGCGAGGAGGGCCGCACCATCTGGTGGATCCGGCTGCTCCAGGCGAAGACCGCGGCGCCGGTGGACGTGCCGGTCCACCAGCGGCTGCTCAAGGCCCTGGGCACCAAGGGGGCCGCCGCAGAGCTGCTGCTGCCCTCGCCCCGGGGTCTGCAGATGGATCGCTGGAGCTTCCACCGGGCCTGGGATCGGGTGTTTGACGCCGCGGGGCTGGCGAAGTCGGGTCTGCAGTTCCGGGATCTGCGGCGGACGGCCATGGTGCGGTTGGCCGAGGGCGGGGCCACGCCGATCCAGATTGCCGCGATCTCGGGACACACGATCGAGACGACGATGCGGATCCTCGAGGTCTACATCCCCCGAAATCGGCTGATGGCCCTGGCTGGGATGCGTCATCTGAAATAGCGGTTTGCGGGCGTTTTCCACCCTGGCTGGAAAACGGAACGAATTCCCGGGCAGGGTCGGGGCGTCGGTGTGCTTGCCGTGTGGTCGGCACAGCCGATTGTCACATAGTCTGCCGGCCCGGAAACTATCTGGAAAACGACTGGAAAACGAAGCACCAGAATTTCTGGAAAATGTCGGCAACTGATTGAAAGGATTGGCGCGCTCGAGAGGATTCGAACCTCTGACCCCCAGATTCGTAGTCTGGTGCTCTATCCAGCTGAGCTACGAGCGCAACGCCAAGCGACCATTCCGGAACGTGCCGCAGGCTTGGCGCGCCCGGAAGGATTTGAACCCTCAACCCCCAGATCCGAAGTCTGGTGCTCTATCCAGTTGAGCTACGGACGCACGAGGCAGGCGCGGGTGATAGCTGAACGTCCCGCTGGCTTCAAGCTGCCAACATTTCAGGCCTCACCCGCGACCGCCGCGCGCCTCTTCCTGCGCCACGGCGCGTCATACTCCCAGTCGCCGGCCATGATCGACCCGAAGGGCTCGACCTGGTCGATCATCTCCGCCAGCGCGTACTTGCCGATCTGTGCCCGCACCGCGGCCGCGTTCTTGTACGCCGACGGCAGTTCCGAAAGGTCCGGCCGACCGCAGAACGACCGGATGTCCAGGCCCCGCGCCGCCAGCCCCGCCAGCTCCTGCACCGGGTCGCCGGACTTCAGGTGCTGGGTGCGGCTCATGTTGCGGCCGGCGCCGTGCGGCGCAAAGCCCAGCGCCTCCTTCCGGTCGCGGTGCGTGGTGATCAGGATCGGCTCGCTCATGTTCAGCGGGATCAGCGTGCGGCCGTCATCGTCCTCGGAGAAACCCGGCCACGACGGCGTCGCACCCTTGCCGTGATAGAACAGGCCGTCGCTGCGCCGGAAGACGAAATTGTGCTCGTTCCAGAACCGGTCGGCGACGCGGTTGCCCACTGCGGCCGCGACCAGGTCGTGGATCGCGTAATGGTTCGCCCGCGTCCAGCGCCGCACCAGCTGCAGCGCCTGCCAATAGGCGCGCCCGTCGTCCGAGTTCGCGTCGATCCAGGCGCTGTGCTCCGGCACGCGGGGCGCTGCGATCGCGGTATGCTTTCGCGCCACCGCCATGCCGCGCTTGAACAGCTGCGCGCCAAACCCGCGCGAGCCGTGATGCGTCACCAGCGCCGGCTGGCCGGTGGAGCGCAGCTGGCCCACGTAGGCGAAGTGATTGCCATCGCCCTGCGAGCCGAAATGCCCGATTGCCAGGTTCTCCAGCCCGCGCAGGAACGGGTTTGTCGCAATTTCCGCCAACAGCGCGGCGGGCGGCTGCAGCACATGGGCGCGGCCGCCAGGTCCGAAATGCGTCGCCGCCTGCACGGCATCCAGCAGCTTCCCCGGCGCGTCCTGCCGGTTGAACACGCTGATCGCCATCGAGCAGCAGATGTCGGCGGAGTGGAAGCCCGGATGGATCGCATCGCGAGTCGCCACCGCCCCGCCCACCGGGATGGTGCCGATGGCGGTGCCGGAAGGGCAGGCATCGGGCATCACCGCGCCCCCCACGATCGTCGGCACGCGCATCAGCGCATCCATGTGCTGCTGCACGGCGGCTGCGTTGGCACGCTCCTGCTCGGTCTCCGCATCCAGGAACATGCCGTATTCCAGGCCGTTGGTGCGCAGCGTCGCCTCGACCGGCATCATCGCCTGCAGGGCAGCGAACAGCTGCTCGTCGTCGGAACCTTGCGCACGCAGGGTTTCAGCGCGAGCGATCGCGGCCTTGAACCAGCTGCCCGGCTTGAACCCCCAGGCGATCAGGGTCTCGCCCGTGACCGGGCCTCCCGCGATCCTGCTCAT